CGACCACGACCACGACCCCGACCCCGACCGCGACCACGACCGCGACCGCGACCACGACCCCGACCGCGACCACGACCGCGACCGCGACCACGACCACGACCGCGATCCCGACCACGACCACGACCCCGACCGCGACCACGACCGCGACCCCGACCGCGACCGCGACCCCGACCGCGACCGCGACCGCGACCGCGACCACGACCACGACCACGACCACGACCGCGACCGCGACCACGACCCCGACCCCGACCGCGACCACGACCGCGACCACGACCCGAGGACAGCCGTGCCGGTCACGACGACCGCGACCACGACCACGACCGCGACCGCGACCCCGACCACGACCACGACCGCCTCACTTCGATGCGGTGGGCAGCTCGTGGTGCCAGGGGATGATGTCCACGACTGCGCCGAGATTGACGCGCACGCCGTCGCCAAGCATCTCCACTTCGTTTAGCTCACTAGGGCCATGCTTGATCGTTTCTCCGAGCCGACCCGTGTCGGCGACCCACGAGGCGCCCTTCAGTTCAAGGAAACCATCCTCCACCGCCGCGACCTCGCCAAGCTGGAAATATGTGACGGTGCGCACTAGCACCCGCTGCCCTATGAGCTTATTCATTGATCTTCTCCTTTGAGGTTTGGCGCCACACGGGATCGTGTCTCGCCAGTTTCGATATGAGATTCTTGCGTCAATGCCTGATAAGGGCCCTTATGACAACCACGAGACGGCGCGCGATTGGCTCAAGCGCGGGCGTCACGACTGCCCACCACGCGGCGCGTAGATCAACCAGCGCGTAGTCCAGCTCGGCCTGGTCAGCCGCCCAGAGCCGCCGGTGGCCGACGCGCACGACTTCGCTGGAGATCCCCACGTCGCCGGCCTTGCAGCAGCCGTAGCGGCAGTCGTCCTCGCGCGGTGCCGGGAAGACATCGATCCTCACCGGAGCACCTCGAACTCGACGCGCCACACGAGCTTGCGCAGCGGCAGGGAGCCATTGATCGCCTGGAACGCGATGGCGAACTGCTCCACGCTCGGGAAGCCCTCCTTGCGGGCCTCGGCCTTGCTCATGTCGAGCATCTGTTCCTGCGTGCAGGACACCACGCGCGCGCGTCCGATCGACGGCTTGCCGCGTCCCGGCTGCACGGCGAACTCCTTCCCCTCGACGTAGATGCACCGCTCGCGCCACCACGACGACCGCGCGTTGTCGCTGACGAGCCGCCGCGTGACCGTCTTCTCGCCAGCCATCACCTTTGCTGCGAGCTCGGGGCGGAAGATCATCGGCCCCTCGGACGGCCGTGGCGACGCTTCTGTGGTCGATTGCGGCGAGCGCGGGCCTGTGCTCGTGCGCCTCGACGCAAGATAAGCCGAAGTCCGGGCGGCGTCCGATACTCCTGCGTCTTCGCCTCGTCATACACTAGCTCGCCCCGCTTCACGCTGGCTCCAGGGTGTCGAACAGCGAGGACTGGCCCGCATCCGCAAATTCGCGTCTGCGTGCGGCTGACTCCGACCTCACCTCAATAGATAGATTCTCGGGGTGCTCGGCCCACCAGGCGATGCGAGCTCGCGCGAGCGCTAGGTAGCCCTGGTCTCGCTCGATGCCGAGGAACCGGCGGCCCTCGAGCACCGCGGCGCAGCCCGTCGACCCGGAGCCGGCGAATGGGTCGAGCACGAGGGCGCCCGGCGGCAGTCGCAATTCGAGGATCCGCTTCGCGGCCACGCGCTCCTCCTCGGAGCCTCCAATCGCAAGCGATCTGACGGTCTCGTCGTCCAAGGCTGATATCTGGCGCTCCATCTCGGGTTGCGACCGCAGTGCTCCCTCCTCAGCCTCCCGCTCCGCGCGCCGCGCCTCCTCGCACGCGGCCCGGCGTTCCGCTTCGGCCCGCTCCTCGGCTACCCGGCGCTGCTCGTCAAGCCGAAACTGCTCCTCGGCGCGCAGGCGCTCCTGCTCTTGGTGGAAGGCGAGCAGCTTGCCGCGCACCAGCCCGTCCGCCTCGGTCAGCGGGAAGATGGCGCCTTTCATCCTCTCGTTGATCGCTTTAACGTGGGCATTCAACGGATCGACGAGAAAGCGACGGGCGCGCTCACTGCGGTCTCGCGCGGCCTTGATCTCAGCGAGGAACGCTGTTGCGTTCTGTGCTTGGTCGGATGTCTCGACCTCGATCTCCCTCGCCCGCGCCACCACTGCTGAGACCTTGGAGGAGACCTCCGCTAGCTTCTCCTGCTCGTCGGTGACGATGGCGCTCACTGAGCTTGCCATCCCTCTGACTCGTCGGCGACCGCGTTGAGGGCGGCGGCAATGTCACGGGCTTCGGCGGCCGTGATGGTGTAGCCGTCGCCGCCGTCCGGCACGAAGTGGATGCCATCGATGGGGGCACCCACGTCCGTTAGGTCCAGTTCGACCGTGATGCAGCGCTTCACGGTCGTTACAGCGAAGTCGCTCATGCTCGCGTCCCCGCCATATGCGCCGCCAATGCCTCTCTGAAAGCCGGCAGAGTGGCCTGGGTCAGTTCGTCGAGCCTGTCCACGCCGGCGGCTAGGCACAGCATCTGCATTGCGGTGTCGTCGAGGCCGTGGGTTGCGGCGGCGATGTCGGAGCGCTGCTCGTCGGTCAACGACATCGGTCCGCTGTAGATTACGCCGACGGCCGCACCTGCTCCGCCTCGGTTCGGGCCGGCGTCGGCGCGCGATTCGGCGTCCGCTTGCGCCATCTCGTCCACCGTGTATAGCCCGGAGAGGTCGTTGGGGAACGCGCGGCGCAGCGCCAGCGCCTCCGCGACCTTGGCGAGTTGGTTGGCCGGCATCTTCTGCCACATGAAATCTTCGGCGGGGACGTACTCGCGCCAGTGCGCGACCGCCGGCGAGTCCGAAACCTGACCGGCGAGAAGCTTGCGGACCGTGACCTTCGCCGCCGAGGGGTGGCCGTCGGTCAGCCAGACCTCTTTCCAGCGCCCGGATTTGCCGCACCACGCCGTGCTGACCGTCCCGAGGTAGCAGCCGGTGCGCTCCGCGATCAGGCGGAACCCGTCGATCGAGGTCTGCACCGTCATCACCTCGCGGCGCGCGCGGCGGTCGTAGCGGAAGATGGCGAATATTTGCTTCGAGAGTGGGTCCAGGCCCGTTCTCTTGGCTTGCCCGACGAATAGTGCCAACTCGTCGTTTGTCGCCTCCCGGTCCTTGGGGCGGCAGATGGTCCGCTTTATCAACGCGAGCTGCTCGGGTGTGAAATCCACGAGTGCGGGCGCGCTGCCGTTCGTTGTCGTTGCTGACGCGCTCATCGGACCGCCCGGCTCTCTTTGGCGTCGGCGCCGACCGTGCAGTCTACGCCGGGGTGAGACTCGCCCGAGGATGCCCGCAGCCCCGCCGGACACGGGAGCGACCCATGCACGGCCTCGTTTGGGTGTCCCCCTCGGTTATCCACCCCGTCGTCGGCCGGCTCGGGCCAGCCGTAGAAGTCGGCGTCGCCCCAGCCGTCGCGGAGCGCGTCGTCGAGGCTCACCGGGCCGTCGTGGTCGGCTAGGCACGACATCAGAAGTCCTGCACCTTGCCCGGCCCAAGGCGGTCGGGCGGGGCTGGCGGCACATCGTTCAAGCGTGCCGCGGCTCGTTGCGCTTTCGGGAGGTCGAGATACGGGCCGCCGACCGCTACGCCACTGACAGGATTGACGACGTGGTCGAACTGGCTGCGGGCGCTCACCCCTCAGCCCCGCCGGTCACACCCAACGCCGCCCGTGCGGCGTGCGCGATCGAGACAGAGAGGTTGGTCGCCTCTTCGAGGTCGAGCACGACCGCGAAGTCCACTACGCCGCATTTGATCGTGAGGCGCACGAGCCCCGCCGTCTCCAGTGCCTCTGCGTATGCCACGAGGAGAGAGCTCCACGCGGACGCCCGGTCCATCACGCGTCCTCCGGCGGCCACAGGCTCGTGACGCTCACACCCAACACCTTGGCGATCCTGCGCTGGGTGACGTACATGGGGATGCTGGCGCCTCGTCGCCAGCGTGAGACCTGCGAGACGTTGACGCCGAGCTCCTTGGCGAGCCACTGGCCGGTGCGCTCTGCGGCCCATAGGGCCTCGTCGAGCGGCGTGCGGACGGCGCGGCGGGTCACGCTGAGCACGTTACACGCCAGCTGCGTCATGTCAAGCGATTGACGCAAGTATTGGCCGGTGTTTGCGGGATTAGGCTTTCCCGAAGCCCCAACGGGGCGAGTAGCTTTAGACCAGATGCAAGCCAAGCCTAAAGCGCCCGACTTTCGCGAGGCTATTCGCCAAGCGGCTCTGCCTCATTTGACAGCCGACGGTGCGGTGATCGTCCGTCTCGTTGGGCTGACCGGCGGGAAGCGCGGACCCTACTGCGTCAGCCGGCTCTACGCCCGCGCCGACTACGGCAGCGGCTATGACGGCTCGTGTAAGTTGCGGGCCGTCGTCTGGGGTCGTGTGACGCGGATGTACAACGAGGACACCGTTGGCGCGAACTTCTACGTCGTCTATCGCTACAGCAGCGGCGCGACGGTCGTCTACCACGACCCCGACAGCATCCTGCTGCATGTAGCCGCGGCTCAAGCTGCTGTGTATGGCTACGAGGAACGCACGCTCTCCGCGAGTCACAGCTTGAAGCACTCCGCGCGGGGGAACTGCTCGTAGAACGCTCGTCTACTCAGGCTTCGGTCATGTCCTGCCTCTCTTCCAGGCGCGCCAGGCGCCTCTCGTGGTAATCGGCCATCGGTGCTCAGACTACAGCGAGCAGCTATGTTCGGGCGGCGGCAAAACATTGACAAGTTGCCGAACCCGGTGTAGTCTCAAGACCCAGAACAAGAAAGGCGCCCGCGCGAGTTGAGGTTCGCCGGGCGCCGGGCCACCACGAACAGGAGACGTGATGACAGCCAGCAGCCTACCGAGCGTGACCGTCGTCTCCGTTAAGTTGAGCCCGGACACGCTCTCGCACTGGCGCGAGGTGATCCGGCGATACCACGAGACCTACCCTCCGGCCTCACCCCAAGACCCTGACGACGACGCCAAGCTCGTGTTGCTGTGCGCCTTCCGTGGGGCAGCGGACTATGAGCTAGCAGCGACCGGCGGCCGGACATGAACGCCAGCGCAGCATCCGCCCGTCGGCGGGCGGTGATCCTCACCCGCAAGCTGGCGAGCGCCCTCGCCACGCTCACCGAGAACCTGCGCGCCCCGATCACGCTCGAACAGGTCAACCACACGCGGAAAACGCTCACCTACGCCAAGGTCCACAACGGACCGGGCCGAGGGCGCTACACGATCTCGACCGGCGGCCGTGCGCGGCGAATGGGGTCCTCGTGATGTCCGCCGGAGACCGGGCGGTCCGGGCATACATCGAGTGTCTGCGCGCGTCCGCCGACGACGAACGCGTCATCGAGCGCTACCGGCAGCCAGGCGATCAACTCGACCGCGTACGGGCGGCTAACCACTATGCCGCCATGCTAGACGAGGCCGAGCACGAGATCGAGGCAAGGGCAGACGCCTATGAACGGCACCTCGACGCCATCCAAGACGAGGAGATCATTCCACCGGAGAACGCGGCCATGCGCCGCGAGATTGACCGGGCGTTCGATGCTGTGCTCGGAGAGGGCCGACGCTAAATGCCGGTTTCACTCTTTCGTGGTCATAACATGGATTATCGAGCGCCGCAACAAGCGCTCGTTTACGGGGCTTTTCGGTGCTTGATTGACATAACCGTTACGAGCGCTCGTCGTGTGGCGTGAGTGGCTAGCGTCGCTCGATCCCGGCATCGCACCCTTTGTCGATGTACTGCACGCCCACGGGATCGGGACAACAGAATCTTGCCAGGGTGGGAAGGGGCATGCGTTCCCTGAGCCAACGGTCTGCTTTGACGGGGATCTCAGTGAGGGCTACCGGGCTGCTGCGATAGCCCTCACTCACAGCCTGCCGGTGTCCTCGATCCGCCGCTGCTGGCCGATCCACAGCTCCGGGGAGTTGACTGGGCCGGAATGGCAAATCGTGTTCTCACGGACAGCACGCGAGGGCGATGTAAACCCAGACTCGCTGCCGGATGAGATGGAGATGATGGCCCGTGGCTACCTGGACCGGCGTGCTAAGAGGACTGTTGAGCCGTCGTATCTAGATCATCGCAGCGTTTGCAGCGTATGCGTCCATTGCGGCCGGGCTCCCGATGACGCTGCTGAATGAGCTTCCCGTGGCCGCATTCGTCGCTGTCGTGGTAGCGACGCTTCTCGTCGGCCTCGTACTCGTCGGAGTTCGTGTGGAACGGCTGCACTTTGGTCATTGCGTGTCCTTCCGGTCGCGGATTCCTCGCAACGCTAAAGGACGGGGGAAGGCTGCGTCAGCCCGCGTTTTTGACCTACTGCTTGTCATAATCTGCATCATCGGGCGTAGGGGAGAAGCCCGCAAAGTTCCATGTAATCGACGCTTTCCCCAGTCGTGCTGTATGCTGCCGGCAGTAGAGCGCCCCCCGGCACGAGTGCACCGAACCGAGGGGCTACACCAAGGAGGCCAGTCCTTGATGTACCAGCATCCTATAACGTCCCGCGCGTCAAGTCCAGATAGCGGACTTTCCACGGACGCGCTTACGACCCCTGTTGTCGTGTCCGAAGCCCTGTCTAGCGTCTCGCGGCGCAGGCGTGGCGGAATTGGTAGACGCACCGGACCTTTAATCCGGCGGCAACACGTCAGAACCCTGAGACCAAGAATCAAGGGCGTCCTGACCGGCCATGTGGGTTCGACTCCCACCGCCTGTACGCAGGCTATTCGACTCTGCTCCTGCTTGTTCCTGCTTGTGCTCTCGCTGGTGCCCCAAACCGTCAGGGGCAACAGGTGAGGCATCCGAAGCCATGTCTAGTTTACGGGGTGCTTCTCGTTCGCGCGGGGAACGATGACCTTCGTAGTTCAGCGGATCGAGCGCTTTTGTCGCATCCGAAGCATACTCTAGCCTGCGGGGGCTTCCTTGACGGGGAGCGGTCAGCCTCCGTAGCTCAGTGGATAGAGCAGTCTTCTAGCGATGGACAGGTCCCGAGTTCGACTCTCGGCGGGGGCGTCAGGCCGGTATTCGGCACGCCACACGCCGCTTCCTGCATAGCTCGATTCCGACCTCTCGCTGCGGTACGCTTCTCAGTGCTAGAGGACTGCCCACCGGAGCTAGACCACGATCCCTTGTGGTTCGCTTCCGCTAAGGGCTTGAGGGGTCTGCTTCGGCAGGCCCCTCACTATGCTCGCACGCTTCTACTCGCCGTCTCCCTCTCGCTGGTGCTACCAGCTACAGCCCAGGTCTGTAAAGGATGAGGGGCTTCGGCAGTATCGAGCGCGCGCACGGAGTCGATGAGCCCGACTATGAGCCACCGGCACGCGCCGAGAGGATGGTTGAGACAGGCGACCGCTTGCAGTCGGCTGCCAGCCGGATGGCATCCTTCGGTGGCTCGCTCGTCCGTCTCGGCTGCTCGGGGTCTGTGCTACTCGCCATCGTTCTGATCGTCGCTGGAGCGTTCTCAAGCCACTCCGCGAACAGCAGCCCACCGGAATCCATAACGACAAGCGCCGAAGAACAGACCACGACTGCTGCGAGTACGCCAGCACCAGCCAAGACGGTCGCTAGCAAACTACAGGCCACGACCTCGTGCGGCAATGAAGGGCAGACCGACTTTGGCGTGTCTGTCAACGCGAACACGAGCTGCCCGTTTGCGATGGCCGTCCTCAAAGCCTACGTGCAGGCCGGGTGGGCACCTAGCACGCCGAAGGCCGCAACGGTCAGCGCGTGGAGTCCCACCACACACAAGTCCTACAGCATGTCGTGTGCCGCGCTCTCAAGCGAAGCCATCGGTTGCTCTGGCGCCAATCACGCGTATCTCACATTTCAGATAGCCGTCGGCAGCGCGATAGCCAGCCAGGAACTTGAAGCCCAACGCAGTTCCGAAGGCGGCGACCAAGTTGGTTCCCTGAGCCACGCCACGGATGAACAGTTCTGCGAAGAACATGAATGTATCGGTAGTTTCACCAGCGAGGAAGGCACCGTTGTTGAATGCGCTGACGGCACCTATAGCCATGCGGGCGGTATCTCGGGTGCTTGCTCGGACCATGGCGGGGAGCGAGAAGGGTGAAGCCACCGGTCGCCATCTGCGTCGCTGTCGTAGCACTCCTACTACCGGCTACATCTAGCGCTACGGTCCATGTAGCGGAAATGCGGTTTATCGCTCCGAGCGAACCACCGTCCCTCGAAGCACCGCTGCCAGCATGCGAGCCGTCTCACGAGCCGACCATCCAAGAACGTATTGAAGAACACGGAGCCAGCTCGGGAAGCAACTGTCGGCTTCTCAGTGAGGGCGATCACGTCGTCACAGCTACCTACGATGATGAACAAGGCAGCGTCACAATCGGGCTCGAAGTCTACAACCCCGGTTATTGGGGTCCAACACACGCCCAGGTAATGTTCGGCCTCGGCGCATCATGTCCTAACCCCGAACTCACTGGCAACGTGGTCGGCCAGTACCTACCACGAGGTGCTTCATACACCGAAAGCGAACAAGCCGATACGGTAGCCCTCCAAGGATATACAGGGTCCGTTGAAGGGCACGAAACTTTCTCGGGCACCACGTTTACATGGACGTTTCGGAGTTCGGCCTTCGCTAACCGTGACTGGCGCTGCTTTTCCTTTGACGGCGGTAGCCAGACTGCGGCGTTCAACGGCTACCCCGAACCGCTGCCACAGCTCGTGTGCTTCACGGGCCATTACTACGTGGGGCGCCTGCGTCCGCATAACTGCTTGATCGCTCGGCCGAACTCGAATAGCAACGAAGTCTTCGACCTGACGCATCTCCACTGGACGAGCTGGAGCGCCACACAAGCCACTGCGACCGGCTATGAGCTCGGCTCGCATCCGGGCATGACCGGCGCGAAACCCTACCGGGTGCGGCTCCTAGCCTCACGGCCCGGCACCGACCCCACAACTGGCGGACCGATGTTCACACGCATCACTGAGTACTCCAGTGCGCATCCTCACGGCCGAACGGTACGACCCTACTAATGCGACGCGCTCTCGGCATACTCGCAGTCAGCGCTTGTTGTCTAGCCCTGCTCCCGCTCCCCGCGCTAGCGTTCGGCGCCCACAACAAGGAGCAGCCATGTCCTATTACACGATCGAGGAGCATTTGCCGCACGTCTACCACACCTATGAGACGTGTCCCGCTGGTAAGGCAATCAAGTCAGCGAACCGGCGCGAGGGAGAGGGTAGCGGCCGACGCCTTTGCGACGACTGCGAATACATCACCAAGAAGCTCGCTAAGGAACAGCAGCAAGGGTAGGCGGCTCGACCCATCCTGGATCACGCGGCCCAAGGACCGTGCCGTCCTCGGCGCGCTGGAGCCTGCCGTCTCGGACCAGCCGATCAACGAAAGGCATCGACGGCTCATCTACGGCCCACTCGGGATTGCGTTCTCGTGCCTGTGGGTCGTTCGCTGCCCACCAGAAGGCAATCTCCCAATCTGGCACTCCAGCCCCTCCTTCATGCACCGGCCAGTAACGACGCAGCGCGCGCACCGGAAAGTGATGGTCGAGCGCCACGGCAAGAGCGCGAAACCCCTCTTCTTGGTCGCCACCGAAGCGCACGGTCGGCTCGGGATAACAGTGGCCCCGCTCCCTGCCACCTTCACACGACTCGAACGTCTCCACCCCAGCCTCACGCAACGCGTCCACATACGGAGCCACGCCAGGATCAAGCTCGGGGAGCATCCGCGCACGCCACGCCTCATGGTCAGGGTTCATCCCACCCTCCTTCTTTCGGCTAAACACCGGCCCGCTACGGCTATTGCACACCGGCACAAGCATCACTCACGTGCAGATAGTAAGGCTCTACTAATGCAACCGTCTAAACCGGAGGTCCGCCATGCGGAATAATAGCTCGTGGGTTCTGTTCCTGCGCTTCCTTGCTAGCGGAGCGATCCTGTTCGGCATAGGCGGTTGTGCAAACAGTTCCGCCCAGGTGTCATCAACCACTGTGGCGTCTACAGCACCCACGTATATCCAAGCCGAACATGCCGAGACCGCTTTCGAGACGCGCTTCCGCGCCGAATACATGGCGGGCAAGAACCAAGGCTATCTACGCTCTAGCACTGTCCGCTTTAGGACACCTTGCCATAGTGAGGGGAGCGGTAGGTGGACCTGCGAAGGCTGGGGAATGGAAGCTATGGCTGGGAGCGAAAACTGTGTTCTCGTGACTGCCACTGCGACCGCCAGCGGCGTTGAAGGCGAACTCCATGCCGAAACCGAGTCGCCACAGCAAGAAGGATTCAACGTCTGCCGCGAAGGAACCAAGGAAGGACAGCCGCTCGGAAACCTAAACGCCGAAGGAGGCACTGAATGATACGCCTACTACTAGCCCTAACCGCCGTCACCGTGCTCTGCATTTCGCCAGACGCGTACGCAGCTACCCATCACCACAAACACCATGCCGTGCATCGCGCCACAGTTCCAGTCGTCGCCCCAACCGAAACGCTCGATCTAGTCGAGGCGGCCTACGCCATCGAAACCCAGTCAGTCAAAAACTGGAATACGCCCGGTGTAGAAGCAGCCGTGAGCGAATGTCATTATCTCGCGCACCCCTGGGAAGTCCAGTGCGTCGTGGACTGGACAGACCCGTCCTGGGTATCGCCTATATGCGGACGCCTTGTGATATCCGGCCTCGATACCGCGATCCTCGAAGACGGTCACATCGATGTCTATGCTGCCTAAAACTACAGCAATAGCGTCTGATATTCGACGCTGACATTTTCCACAAGCGCCGCCTGCCATGTCTGACCCGGATTGACATCGAAGGGACCATAAGGGAGGATGAGATCATTGAGCGACGGAGCCTGGACCTGGAACATTTCGGGTAGTTCGACACCCCCTACGAAGACCCCCAGCCAGCCCTTCTGGTTTTCTTCCACCCGTACACGCAGCATCACCCGTGCCGGGCGCGTTTTACTGGGTTCGATTTTTTCGGCCGATTTTTCGTACGGTTTTCGCACCGACCATAGCTGTTCCCGCTTGGGTTCGCCGAACATGAGCCAGTTGACGCCATCGGGGTACAGGATCGCCCACTGATTCACCGCAAACTTGACTTCCGCTGCTTCGATTGGACCCCCCCGGATTTTTTCCCCGTGGGTAGCTTTCAAGCTCAACACACCCACCGTACAAAACACCGCCACCGGCAGGTTCGCCGTCGTCGCAGCAGGCAGATTCACAGTCGCCGTCGCTGTCGTCTCCACCAGTTCCCCGGCTTTCGCCGTCACTTCCACGGCAGTCGATTTGACCGTCAGGAAGCGTTGCCCGAAGATCACGTTCAAGCGTTCCGCGAGTTCTTTGAAATCCGCCGCGCCTAGTTTGACTTTGCCCGTCGGATCAGGATACGGAAGTGACCATGGAGTAGCGGTTTCGTGTTCCGGAATAGGTCATCACCTCCTTTTCGCAGCTAGTCGTGCATAGACCACGCTTCTCGTGTGATCTCGAAGAACTTCCCGCGCGCTGAGCCATACCACCGGACCTCATAGTCACCCGCATAATGGCCGTCCGGCTCTCCCGTCCACTGCACGAAAACTTCACCATCTCCGCGGCTATGAATCTGTCCGTCTGGATACGTCCGCACACCAGACGGACCCTTCACCACACACTCCATGACTCCGTGAATAGACGATGGCTCATGCGTCGCATCTTCCCTGCGCCTAAGAGCGAATTGAACGCCATTACCGGCGATATGTCCAGTAGCCCTCCAACGCTCATTCGACCGCGACCAGCGATAGCACCCCAGCTCGAATAGAAACAGACCACCTCGAACCACAACGAGCGCTCCAACACCCCCGACCACCGCCGCGAGCAGGATGTCTGACCACGAGGCAGACAGAAGCTCGTGGGTCCGCGTCTGCGCCTCATGCGTAGCCTGCCAGGTAGCTCCAACGAGTGCACCTAACAACGCAACAACGCCCTGCATAATGGAGCGGCCCATGCGCTCCTCGCTGGCCTGATATACCCGCCACAACACTCGCCCGCTCGGAAAGCCATCGTGCACGCAGTCATCATCCCGCAATGGCTAGGCGCCTGGTTTTGTGTCTGGGTTTCTCGGCTTCTGCTAAGCTCGCCGCGAGAGGATAGACCTAGGTTCCATAGCATGAATTATCGAGCGTAGAATAGCATACGCCCAACGTTCACGGGCTTTCCGCTCGACGCTAGGTTGCCATAACATCGCTCTTTGCGTCAGAATTCGCCCGGCAGCACGTTTTCCCAGGTCACGCCAGCGCCGACTCCTTCCCACGTCAATGCGCCTTCAATCCAGGCTCCTTCAACTTCCACGACCTCATAGAACAGTCCGGCCGGCTTGACCGAGTTGATGGCTTCGTACAACGCGTTGCTTGCTTTCCCCAGCGGTACGAGCACCACGAAGAAATAGGCGTCCGGTTCGCCGTTGGCGTTCGTCCGCTCCTCGATCGTGAACGGCTCCCCAACACCAAGCACCCGTTCAATCGCTGCTTCCATCAACGCCAACGTACCCCGCGCGAACCCGGAGTGTGCTTCCAGGATCGCGCGCGCTTCTGCTTCTGACGCACCAACCGGGATGACGGTCCCTACGAACATCCCGAGATACGCGAGTGCGTCAGCAGGGCATGTTTCGACGTTGAACAAGGTGCCGAACCCCGGCACGTAGCCCGGTAGGACCGTGACGCTATCGCCTTTTACACCGCTCCATTCATAGCCCGGCGAGTCACCATCTACGTATGGTTCGGATGTGGAAACGGCAGCAATCAGGATGTTGACTTTAGCCGCTTCGATAGTGCCTACGGAGAATGCTACCATGCCCGAAGCACTCGGTGTCAACGTGACTGAGTGTCGTGTCCATGTGCTGCCACTCTGTGTGATATCGACGCTAGCCGTACCACACGCTCCCGAGCCGAGCGATAGCCGCACTTTCACACCGGCCACCGCTTCATACAATGACACGTGAACCGTGATCGGTATGCCTTTCGTAACTGGCAGTATTTCTGCGGTGTGCGCGCCTTCCTGCGTAGTGCTACCGGCCGTACTGATATCAAGGTAGCTGTCTAGCCCGAAGATCGACGTGGCCTGCGAATACCCAGGGATGATATAGACTTTGTTCGTCGCCCCTTCGCCTATCAGCCAGCTCGCGTTGTTAGACCATCCCGCAGCAGCACCAAGATACGTGTCATGCGCAAAGCTCGGGTTCGGGATCAGGTTCGCCGTCGTGCTCGGAGTGCCGTCGCTGCCCTGTTCTTCCGCTAGTCCCAAGGCCGGCTGAAACATCGCGCCCAGCGCGTTTGTGAGTCTCGCCAAATCAGTCTTCCCGGCGATCTTCGGGCCGGTATCCCACGGGGCCAGACGTTCTAGCAGGCGTTCACCGAAGGTGGTACTCATGGTATCCTCCCATGTAAGCGGGCCAGCGACGAGTCACCGTCCTGGCCCATGGCCACACCTAAGCGAGAGGTGCAGTATGAGCAAGACTATCGAGATTCCTCTACTAGCCGACGGCTCGGTAGCGCTTATCGACGCGGCCGATGCCGTGCAGGCACGGTGGCGATGGACGCGACAAACTAACGGCTATGTTGTCCGCGCCACACCCACACGCAAAGCCATTCTCCTCCACCGCGAGATCCTTGGTATCAGCGATGCTGGCTTCTATGTGCAGGCCGACCACATCAACCGGAACAAGCTTGACAACCGCCGCGTGAATCTTCGCATCGTCACGATCGCACAGAACCGACAGAATCAGCCGGCTCGTGGGGGCACCTCGTCTTATCGTGGCGTCTCGTGGGCTAAGGACCGTAAGCGCTGGGTCGCGTACGGTGCTATCGACGAACATTTTTACCGCTTTGGCTCCTTTACTGACGAGCTTGCTGCGGCTCGTGCGGCCGAGGCGTTTCGGCGCGTGCATATGACCCACGCGGTCCCGGACCTCTCTCTCGACCCTCTGCCGCCATGTCCCTGTCGAGACTGTTCACCGCAAATACCACAGTCACCAACTACCTGCGATGTCGATGACTGTAAACGTCTGGCCGAGTCGCGCGGCTGGTGCGCGATGCACTATAAGCGCTGGCGGACACATGGTGATCCGCTCAAGATTGGTCGGTCGGGGCGCCCTAAACGGCAGTAATGATTATTTGCGCCGGTTCGACCAATGGGAGCGGTGCAGCACCCGGAAGGGTCAAATCAAGCGTTTCCGTTGGAGTGACAGAGAGCCCGATAGCCAATCCAGCACTGCCCGCAGGCACGTAGGCTACGCCCTGGACGGCGCCCATAACCTCGATAATCTGATTGTACCGTACGAGATTGAAGCCTTGGGTAGCGTTTAGCCAGACGTTAGACCCGGTGGTTGCACCCGTCGGATTGCCATAGGTTGCGGGGGACAGGTAGGATTCTACCGAGCTTTTCACATTCGCGGCCACGGTCGCAGCAACATAGCCGGGAAGTGCGTGTATCTCCCCTGTAACATACACTTTTGAGTATTTCGCTGATTCCACGTAAATCAAGAATCCCAGCTCGCGCAGCGTCTCCAGCCATTCCAGCAGCTTTTCGCGGGCTTCGGTCGTGAGCGCCAACCCTTGCGGGTTTGTGACGAACACTGTGACAGTGCGCTGGTTTTCATAAGATCCGGTAGCTGTGATTTCGGTTTCTTCGGTTTTCGTCGCGGCTTTGCTCAACACCAGCGTTTTCGCGCCTTCGTTCACAGACACCACTGTCGTACCCGCAACGATCCCGACCCCGGAGAGTTCGGAGCCAGGGTGTATCTGCGGTAGCGCTTTCGATTCCGGCGAGACACCCGTGAACGACGTAACAGCCGTGACGCTCGTTTTGCCGTTTTCGATTTTGGCTTTGAATTTGTGGGCTTCTGGGTTATATCCGTCAATCGCTGTGGCCCTGCCAACCACTACACCCGACGGGAGAATGCTCGCGGGAGCACCCAGCGCCATTTGCGCGAAGTTTGCTGCGGTGATCGGCCTCGGCGCCTGGAGTTCAAGCTGCGACGCGAGCCGGTTCATGTACGTCGCGTCGGTTTCCTGGTTCGCACCCCCAGTCGTTTCCCCCACCACAACGACTTCGCTGAGGAAGTTCAGGTTGTTGACTGGGGTTAGGCTCGTTACGCCGTTGCCTTCGGTGCCGCGTTCCGATGCGACCACAATGACCGTAGCTTCTTTTTCGCCTTTGGCTACTTTGACTTCTTTTTCGACGTAGAACGCCAAGCCGGAGCCTTCAAGCTGGAACCCGGCCGGGATCGTTCTTGCAGGGAATTCGCCGCCTTCTTCGAGAAGCTTGAATTTCGCCGTGACGGTGGCTGCTGCGCCTTCGTTGTAGAGCAGTTTCAGTAGCTTTGTCCCGAATTGCCGGAACGCCGCTTCCAACAACACGGACTCGATCAATGCGGCATTAGCGGCCATTGGTGCGATCACGTTGATAAGAATTACCTCGGGGTTCCCTTCGTTCGGCACCCAGCCAACGATCCCACGCGCTTCGAGTTCTTCCGCGTACTTGTCCAGCGCTGTGTCTACAAGCTGGCTGGCTTCGGTTGAGATGGCCACCCGCTGGAATTCACCCATAGTAATAGAGAATGCCGTCGAAGAACCAGCCTACTTCCGCCGCTAGACGCTTGATGCAATCCCAAGGGTCGCTCATGGCTATACCTCGATTGTGATCTGGCGTATCGCCGTGTTCAACGCTTCTTCCTGTTCGGAAAGCGTTAGGTCCGCCCGTGGCTCCCAGCGGGTGATCTGTTCGTTGAGGGCTTCCAGGTCCAATGGGATGTTCTGGAATGTCTGGTCCGCGATGCCGAATTCGGGGGAGTCTTCACGAAAGCCCTGTATGCAACTTGCAACGTTGAAGACGCAGTTCGCTATCTCCGCTTCGGAATCCTGTATTGCGGTTGCTGCGATGCCTTTAGCGTTGACTGCGTATGGGAAGGTCAGATGTGTAGGCTCCATTATGGCCCCCTACCCGTTTGCCGTCTTTACGAGCTCCGTGATGTTACCTTCGTTGGCGATCTTTATGAGTGCTGACCCTATGAAGGTGTTGCCGCTTATCAGAACACCCACGATACCCGCAGCAAGCCCGTTGATAGCGTTAGATGCTTCGGCGTTTGAGCCGCCAAAGTGATTGCCGAGGATCGCGACCCCACGTGTTCCGCCCGCCAACTGGATAAAGTTAGTTGGCTGTTTGGCTCCCGAGTCGAATAGGTTGCCCGTGACGGTCACGCCTGAGTATAGACCGCCTAGCGCGAAGCTCCCTGCTCCGGTGACATCGCCCCACCAGTTCCCGGAGATAACATTGGCTTCTTGTAGTACACCTGCCGCCACAGCACTCGCGTACGGCCCGGAAGCCACTTCGCCAGTGCGCGCAATCGGACATATAGCGCCAGACGCCAACGGCTCGAAGGTGTTGTTTTCGATCACGACCCCTTGCTGCATGTTCACAATCGCTGCGGTGCCCATTTCACTAAAGCCATTACCCCTAATGGCAATAACGTTAGTCGGTCCAATACCCGCGCTACCATCCCATCCAACGATACCATATTTCATGGTCTGAAACTGGTTGTTTTGGATCGACCCATTGATTAGCGAAGTGGCGTGAATTCCACAACTCGTCCCAACGCCCCCCGCAAACCAGTTGTTTTCAACGACCGCCAACGATGACACCCGCGCACTTTCGCCGGGGTTGAAGTCAATCATTGGTCCCGTGTATGTGGCCGATCCTGCTTCTATCTTTAGCCCCTTGAGTTCCAAGCCCTGGGTCAACTTGGCCGAAATGATTGGCCTACCGTCGGATGGGGTATACCTGATCGTCGGCATTGATCCTACGGCCGCGCTACCCGCTAGCCCTTGCAGGCCGACGCTTTTCAGTTTGTCTATCACCAGTGGGTTGGAAGTAATATATGCGCCGCTTGAGGGCGGGAATACAACCTTCTGACCGGTGGCGATTGCGCCCTGAATTGCTTCAGTGTCGTCGGTCACGCCGTCGCCCTTCGCGCCCCATTCCTTGACGTTGTTACCTTTTCCTTCCCACCACAGCACGCGAGGTATGTCGCCTTCACCGAACCCCACCTGCACTGCCGCTCCCCGTGCTGGTAGCGCCGTGCCGTGTATCGCGCCCCACTGGCACGGCCCCAACGGCACATGCGGATCCATTTCCGGCACCACTACCCACAGTAGATCCGTAAACGCTTTCGGTGCGGGCTTCACAGTCGAGACGTGGCCGTCAACGATCGTCCGCTGGGGCACTGCGTCAACATGGTTCGCCATGACAATCGCGGGATTAGGTATCTCTAGCCGCCTTCCACATAGGCTTTGAACGCGAGAGCTTCGGGGTCCGGTGGATTACCGCCCTTCCCCTCCTGCGTATTCCCGTATGCTTGGCCGTCCTTGTTTTGCGCAAACCCTGTCTCGATCCCCGGCGCTCGACCGCTGCCAGTGGCTTCCCCGATCTGTCTCCCCTTTTCGAGCTTACTACCCACCCCGAGACCACCGGATGGCGCAAAATCCTCGGCCGTATAGACGAACCGACCCTTCTGCTGTCCTGCCGTGAGTTCGTAGACCATCAGCGCACCTTCACCCGGCCAGCCCGAGTTCGTGCGCTGCAACCGAGTCACGACACCGCTGTCGAGCGCATACACGGGTGCTGGCCCACCAGTGAAGTCGAGGCCCTGGTCCGGCCCGGCATACGTGGCCTGCGGGCCGATGAGCCGACTATAGCCACCCCCTCCTTCCGGTGCCGTCATGCTCGGCACGGACGCGTGTTCTGCCGGGGTACCTTCTTCGTTTTCCGGTATCGGTGCCGTGGGCGGCTCAAGGAGAAACTGTGTGAACTTGTCTTTGATATACAGCCGCGTCGTGTCCGTGATGATCTGCCGACCATTCAACGGCCCCGAGTTGATGAAGAAGAACACCTCGCCGGCACGGTACGCGGTTGGTTCGCAGATGAGGTTTAGGCGTATCTCTGACGGACTCTGCGGCTTCGATGTGCGAGAGCGGCGTTGGGTGCGACCTTTGACCTTGTGGTCCTGCAGGTATTCCAGCGTAGTCTGATCGTATGTGGCGTTTGCCGGAATCTGGATAACCCCGGTTTCGACCACTCTATGGCCCTGTTTGTCTTCGCGGTAGACCGTGTTCGCGGGCACGTCAATGTAGAGGCTCGGCTTCTGCTGCGCGAGTTCCAGTCCGTTCATGTAGTAGAAGGTGTGACCGTTTGTGAACGCAAACCAGTTCACCGCGCCGGCTAGACGCTCGATGCAATCCCAGGAGTTCTCATCCGGGTTCGTCGTTGTCCCGCGAGCGACTTCGCCCTGCTTGCTCTGCGTCGGCGAACCCCCAGCAGTCGCTTTCACGCCACCATACGCCGTGATGATGGCCTGAGCCTCTTTCACCCACGGCCCGTAATTTGACGCGCCTTCGGATGATGCCCCAGCGCCGCTGGCCTGCTCTTCCTGGGCGATTTTCCAGGCTGGGTAAGTCGGGTGGGCTTTAGCGAGCGAGATCATGCCACCCTTACCCGACGCCCCCGGATCGTTCAACACGGCATCGACCTGCTGCCCGACATTCCCAGCTTCGACGTTCAAGCCTTTCGCGGTCGCTCCTTCAAACTGGAGCAGACCACCACCTTCGGCACCGGGCCGGAATTCGCTCTCCACGATACACGCCACGATCAATGCTTCCGTGGCGAGCTGCCCAGCCTTCAACCCGTTGGCGATCCCCATAACTTCGTTTATGGTGGCGAGCTGTTCGCTGTCGGCCTTCACGCCCTTGACCGTCACACCCGCACCAGCACTGATACCGCCAGTCTTGTTGGCGGTCGCCTTCGCTGCTGCTTCGCCTTCAGGCGTCAGGACCGTTGAGACGGCTTGGATTGCCGCCTGCGCCGCATCGAAGGCTTCTTCCCCCACTTTCAGTGCAAGGTGTATCGCAGTGATCTCCGCATCGAGTTTCGCCGCGGCGCCTGTCGCGGAGGGGCAGATAAACCGTATGGGCGCTTCTCCGAACAACGGGGGTTCCCCCACCAGTTCCTTAATGAAGTTGGCGCGAATGTTGAAGCCCGGCGCAGCGCGCTTACTGCCCCAGCGGTTCTTCAACTCCCTGACAATCTTGTCCTCAAACGTCAGCCGGAGATTCGGCTGCGCTAGATCATTAGTGACTTCGCAGGCACACAGTAGCCACAGCCACCCCGAATGTTCGGGAAATTCAACTTCGATCTCGGGCAGCAATCCTTCGGGGTTCAAATCTACGATCCCGGAGGTTGCGATCTCCCATTGCGGGTCACCCAAATGCACGATAATGAACGATGCGCCCTTGATCTGCGTGCGGACTTCGACCTCGCAGATAGCTTCCGCAAGTTCCTCGCGCCCCTTTTCATTTACCATGTGCTTCGCTAGGAAATGCGCGACCGTCGTCGCGGACGGACTAATCACGTTACCCATTGGTTAGATGATGCAACGCATTGTAGGGGATATAGACGCGTGTCCCGACCGGAAGTTCCTTTCTGGGGTCGCTACCGATCTTCTTGTTTCCTCGATTGTTTTGGAGGATTTCTTGGGCCGTTGCCGCCGTCTTTGTGTATCGAATCGCTATCCGGTTTATGGTATTCAATGCGCTTGTGGTGCTGACGATCATTCCACCGCCCTGATTGCGTGCCCGGAATCGCACGCTCGGCGAATCAAAGCTCGTGCCGGGACTTTCCACATGCTGCCGAACAAATACCACCGCAAGTTGCCGAACCCGCGCCCCTCCCGTATCACGTTTGCAGCCCGTTTCCGTTTTGTCATACTGAATGTTAGTGATGACCCATCGCAGGCTTTGGAACTGAATCGGCATCAATGCGACGTTCTTTGACCCATCCGTGGTGTGTATCTCAAGCAACGGCGAATCACCGAGAGCATCATGCCCCGGATGACCCGTAAACACGCCGCCCGCTACACCTCCTTTATGCCCTAGCGCGATGCGGCCCCTGCCCGCCATCCATTCAAGCTTCTGAATTTCGCGCTCCACATCCATACGCGGCGGTTTTTCCAACAGCGCCTCAAACCGGACCGGGATTTCCATTTCGATCGGTGGATACGTCTGTAGGGTCGTCAACCCCACGCGCTGCGCACGGGGGAGCGTCACCCATTCCGGCCAGCCCGCTATTGGTGTAGGAGCACCTTCACCCGCGAGGACCGTAACGGTTTGTTCTTCTGGCGGCTTTCCTTTCTTACCGTTTGTCAACGTGCCGACGAACACGATGAACTGCGCCTGGATCGTCATCGTCTTGCGGCCATCCGTGTTGTTTCGTGCGCGACCTCTTCCGACAGGCGTCGTCTCGCGTGGGGGTCTTGGGCAACCGCCTCGGCTAGCTGACGGCCATTCATCTCCACATGCACATGGATCGGCGGCCCCGGCAATGTTTCTCCCGGATGAACGCGTACCATATGATGAAGGAGCCGGTCAAATACTTCTACCTCACCGCTCCCTACAACTGCTTTTCCCCCGAGATGCGTTCCTCCCATTGCATTGATGCCCCATTCGCCCTTACGGCCCGGCTTGAGTTCACCATGTTCTACACGCATACCAGCCATGCTACCTCCACCAGCGATGGCCGCCGTAGATTCTGCTAGCGAATGCTGCTTCAGAAAGCCTGGGAAAACCGCTTCGATGGCTTCGTGAATGGCCTTGCCGAGCCCCAACACGAGTGCCGCCCCAAAGCCGACCGCGAGTGCCGCGCCAAGGTTCCCACCGGCGACCCCGAAGGCCGCCCTCTCGCCGCCAATCGCCGCCGCCGATCCCCCGACGACACCCGCTAGCCCACGAATCGCATTAGCGAATGCTGTAATCTTGCCGACTGCCCAGAACGCCGCGAGACCGCCCAGCACCAATTCTAGGGCTTTTACTGCGCCAATGTTCTTTTCCACCCATTGCCATACGCTTTTGAGACCGTAAAAGATGCCTTCCAAGTCTTTTGCTAGATGCCCCCATGTGCCGTGACCCTTCTCCACTTCCAGGATCAGCTTTGAGAACCAACCCGTGACTGCTGTCACCACGGGGATCAGCTTCATGCCAAGCGTGAACTCCAGCCCTTCCCATGCCATTTTGCCTTCATCCTGCTTTTCCTTCAATTCCTCCAGCGCCTTGACGCCTTCGCCTTTCAATGTCGGAAAGAACTTTTTCGCCATCTGATCAAAGTGGTTCAGGCTCAACGCGCCTTTGTCCAGCACTGGCAGCATTGCCGTCCCACCGCGCCCAAACAACTGCACCGCCAAACGCGTCTTCTGCGCCCCATCCGTCATCCCTTCAAACTTCTTGGTTATCAGTTCAAACTTGGCCTGTTCGTTTAGCTTCCCAAAGTCCTTGACGTTGATCCCGAGTTCCTTGAACGCATTCGCCTGCACGCCAAGCAACGAAGTGTAAACCTTGCCTTTTTCAGCCGCCTTCGCCTGACCCGTCGCAAACGTGTGTTCCTGCCGTTCCGCTAGCTGTATGTTCTTCGCTAGGAACTTGAACGCGTTCCCGCCAGCTTCCGCACCGATACCACGTGCCTTCAACGCCGCCGTATAATCGAGCGATGACTGAGCGCCTATCCCCGTGATCGCATGGAACTTCTCGGTTTCCGTGGCGACTTCCGAAGTCTTCGAGATGACGCTCTCAAGACCTAGCCCGATGCCGCTGATCCCGATAGCGCCCAGGCCCATCCCGATCATGCCTTTGAGACCGCCGAAGGATTTCCCCAAACCCTTAACACTGGAGTCGAGCTTCTTGAGCTTTCCTTCGGAGTGCTCCGACTCTTCCCCCGCACGGTGAAGGACTTTCACCGATCCGTGATCATCGATGATTAGGCTCACGCGGACTTGTCTGTCGGGCACCGTGACCTCCCTATGCTAAGCTATCTTGATGCCGGGGAAACCCGAATACAGCAGGGAGGGTCCATGTCGCGCACCGGCTTGCAAACGCTCGCGCCACGCCAAGGGTCTTTGCGTCGGGCATTACGAGCAAGCCAAGCGCGGTGTTCCGTTTGGTCCTATAGCCTCACGAGATGGCACGCGCCTGAATGTAATGAAGCCATGCCGCTTCCCACGCTGTGACCGTCTCCGTTTTGCCGGCGAACTATGCAACGGACACTATGCGCAGCAGCAAAAGGGACAAGTTCTGAAACCACTCAAACCGAAGGGCCGTAAGAAGGGCACCGGGAGCATAAAAGACGGCTACCATTACATCTCGGTGGGCTCCGGTGGCCGCCACAAAGTCTTTACGCACCGACGCGTCATGGAAGAACACCTCGGACGGACCCTTTCGCCCGATGAGAAGGTCCATCACATCAACGGCGTCAGGGACGATAACCGCATCGAGAATCTAGAGCTATGGCTCAGCAAGGGGGGACACAAACCTGGGGCGCGGGTCGAGGATCGTGTCCGGGACGCACTGGATATCCTGCGCCGCTATGCCCCTGATCACTTGACTCGCAAGATGCGCTAGCTCACCTCGAAGTCTCGTTCGCGGAACGCCTCCGCTACAGCCACCCCCTCAAGCCGCTCGATATTCCGCGCGTTCTTGACCACCGAGCGCCAGAGAAACGGATGACGAGGCTGCTCAACCCACACATCTGAGTTGAACACCGGGTGCCGGAAGGAGTCGGGCTTGCTACGCCCCTTGTTGCCCTCCTCGTACAGGCCCGCTATAGGCGTTTCGGCGTCACCAGCCCGTACCGTCAACCGGGTTTTCGTCACCCGCAGCTTGATCGTAGGAGGGATGCTTTTGGAGTGCTCCGAAGCCATTAGCTTCGCGTCATCGACAATCAGCCCACCGGCCACGCGGAGAGCTTTGTGGAGTTGCTTGTCGGGCTTCCATGCCTTGAAATCGCGGGTGAGCTTGCGAAGCTGCGTCGTGTCGATGCCGTCAGCCATGCGCACTCCGTTCCCGTTCGCGTAGCTCAATCCGGCGCCGTTGAACAGTGTCCGCGACCTCCTCAACGAACAACGCATAGGTCGGGTCAGGGTCATCGAACAGCCTGCCTAGGTCCATGCGAACGTCTTCCAAACAGCAAAAGGCGGCCAGCTCGACTAGCGAGTGGCCGCCCCTTAGTTTTCCGCTAGTTCACCGTCGATCTCGTCATCGGCCGCAAGCTGTAGGGCTGATAGCTGCTCCACATGCGCCATCAATGACAGTTGCGAAGGGAAGATCAGGAAGATAGCCTGCCGGTCTGTCTCGGCACCGTCCTGCCCGAGGTAGTCCGCTAGGGCCTTCCCGAGCTTCAACGGTGTCTCACCGTCCTTGACAGGCACCACCTGGCCGTCCACATGCGCGTCCACACCAACACAAGCCCGCACGAGCATGTCCGCTGCCGCGTCAAGTTCCCTCGCTGGGACGCTAGGCCCTTTGACGCCTAGCCCGATCTGCCGACGCTCCACATAATCCAGGTTGCGGTAGCGAGCAACAAGCTGACCGCCGTAGCCGGGGATTGGCAGTTCCTCGATGTGCTCGGCTTGTTTCGTTGCCCTCGCGGCACGCAGCCTATCGCGTAGCGAGCCCTCCAGCGGCATACCTTCGTCCATCGCTCCTCCTCCGATTTGCTAGTGATTCTCTACGCAATTTCGCCGTTTAGTCCCAAAATCAGAGACCATTTAGCCTCTTCTGATTTCCCAGCCTGATAGTTCGGCCGCGTCGAGGAAGTCACAATCCCCGTGTAAGAGATCACTGGCCCTATCGGTTCCTTGTTGGCGTTCGTGAGCTGGTAGGACACTTTGCCTTCAAGACTGCCGACTTTCGGGAAGACAGTCTTGTACGCCACGATCAGCAGGTCCGACCACGGCCGCGCCACTGTCAGAGGGCTTGGCTTCGCAAACCCCCCCAGCTCGGACACGGGCCTTGAGCCACCGGGAAACGCTTGCACTGATTCCGATACCGGGTCGCCGCCCTCTAGCATCGCCCACGGTTCGTGGTCGATCGGGACGCCCGTGAGTTCCACATAGATCAATGCTTGGTCGCTACGGAGAATAGGGATTGCTACTCACCTTCCCTTCGACTAGACGGGTTCTGCGACCGAGCTGGACACGATCGTCAAATTGATTGCTTCGGCGTATGGAGAGAGCCGTACGCGAAGTTCGGCGTTCAACTGACCTTCGGACTGCGTTGTCAGCGTATTGACGGGTTCCGCGAGATTTACGAGAAACGCTTCCTGCGCGGTTTCGCCAAACAGGGCTTTCAGGTTGTACTGCCTGAGGAGCATTGCCTGCAGGGCGTTCTGGAATGCGCTGAATAGCTGCTTGCGTCCGTCGATCGGGAGGAACAGGAAGCCCTCAGCGACTTCTTCCGCCGCCCACACTAGGTGCATTCGCTCACGTGATGCGGAGAACTGGCAGAAAATCTTGTCCGTCGTGCGCGGTAGCGCAGACACGAAGTCGTAGAGCACGAGTTTGGTCTGGCGTTCCGCGAACGGGTTGATCCCGTTTTCCGCCAACAGTTCCATGTTGGTCTTCGAGAAGGTGTTTGTAAAGCCCGTCACGACTCCCGCTAGCCCCTGTCCCGCACCTGTCCACTGCACGCCAGCGGGTGCCTGGTTGTCGTTTTCGGTCTTCGCTACCTGAGCGCACAATCCAGCGGCAATAACCGATGCCGGGATCGTGCGTGTCGTGCCGAGCGTCACGCCTGCGATGACACAGGAGCTTGAGAAGAACGCCATGTAGCCCGCAATCCCCGCCGCATACGTTTTCTTGTTGCCGATCAATGTTGCCGTGACTGCGGAGTCCGCGATATCGCAGAGCGCCACACGGTTCGTTTTCAGGCTGTGTTCACCCATGAGGATATGGACTTTTTCTTCCACGGGTTCACCGGCAGTGGCAGGAATGAGCACCTGTCCAGGACCGAGCGTTTTCGGCAGCAGTTCCAGGGCTTCTTTGACAAGCGCTTCCGTAATCGTTGCTGACGGGTTCACGCCACCTTCGAGTTTTTTCGCGGCGAGTTTTTCGAGTTTTTCCGTTTTGCCTTCCGCGTATTTCGTGCCTTCTTCGTAGATCACGTAAGGTGAGGTAAGGCCGATAAGCTGCTTGGCTTCTTTGAGTAGCCCTGTCGTTTCGAGCACTTCCGAGGCAGCGTTCAGAATGACGACTTCATATTCCGCGCCAGATTCCTTGACTTCGACCTGGAGTTTATTGCCGAGCGTACCCACATACTTCGCCACGACTTTGATCGCTTCGGCATGAGCCGCCGCTTTCAACTGGGCAGCGGGTTCCGCACGTTTCCCCGACGCTTCTTTACCCACCCGCAGAAAGTAGCACCGCGCGCCGTTCAGGTTGAAGAATGTGCTCACCGCATCAAACGACACGCTAGAGGTCGCAGTCCGTTCCCCATACAGGCTGACGTAGGCAGCTTCGCTCCCAATCAACTGTGGCGTCGATGGCCCCGAGTCAGTCAAGCCCAGGATGAACGCAGTGCCGGTCTGGATGGATACCCCAGCGGACCCGGCCGTCTCACTTGTCGCTACTGCTATGCCCAATTTGCCCATGCGATCCTCCTGGGTATGATGGTCCCGCTGGCTTAGAGCGGCGTGGTTACGGGTTCGCCCTTGACGGTCACAGTCTCAGTTTTCGCTTCGGGGTTATCCTTGAACGGTTCTTCCGGCCCGCCATAGCCGGGTGATTCCTTCGGCGTCGGTCCGCGCGGGCCACCGTTTTCGAGGACGATCCCAACAACCCACGCCTCAAAGCCCGTCACGACCTGTGCTATCGCGCGTCGGTCAGGGTCATAGAGGCTCGGGTCGGGTGCGGAGGTCATCCACAATCGCTCCGCTAGACCACCAAGCGTTGATTGATGCACAAGCAGCATTGAGGCAGCACCAAGATAGGAGGCGATGATCCGCGCGTCATCCTCTTGACGTTCGGCGAACAAGCCACCTGGGCCTATGCAGAGACATCCAACCTCGATGCTGTAGCCCTGTGTGTAACCCGTTGCTGGGTCAATCTCCGGTGAGCCAGTGGGTTTGACCACAACCATCACCTCGGGACTCTCCGAGCCTATCCATGAGTCAAAATCGAGCCCCCCGTGATAGCTCTCAGGCGTCGGGGGACGAGGGATTCTGCGGTGCTGAATGCCTGCTTTCCGCTCCTGCTCCGCCAAGTATTCTGGCATCCACAGGCGCAGAGTGCTGACCGTCGCCTGGGTAACGTCCTCCGGCGTGACGAGCGGCCCGAACTGGTTGAGACTCGGCATCGTACCCTCCCCCCGTCACTGCTTCTTCGACGACATCCTCCACCCCAATGATCGAGCCGAACGGGTCTATGGTCATGGCCCGACGGTGCCTTCTTCATACCCAGCCCCGCCTTCAACGGTAACCCCTTCGGGAATGTAGTAGCCCGCTGGCGGGTCGGGGAAGTGTTTGCCTTCTTCATTGACTTCTTTGAAGACATTCCACGTGGTGTTTTTCCATTTGGGCGCCCATTCGACCTGGTTATCGACGCCTTCCCATTGCTGACTGCTTTTGTCGGTCGCAACGTTATGGTTCCAGTGGACGAACACGGTGGGTTTTTCGCCGGTTCCGAATGGAGATGACGCGATGAGGTTGTGTTCGGTTGTCATTTCCGTGCCGGCCCCACGGCAAGCATTTTCCGATTTCAGACCGAGCCCAATGCCGAATCCCGCGCTTCCCATGAGTGGCATCGTGTTACGGGCGACCGTGAGACCTTCCACTTTCCAAATGTGCGATCCACCGCCTGCATAGGGCCCAAAGAGGTTGTCTTCGACATGTATGTTCTTAAGGGTCGCCGTACAGCTAATGGACCCTCCGCCATTCTCAAACTCAAGCGCGTCGTCCGACGCATATTCCGAGCCGTTTTTATACGGCCCCACGCCCGTCCCTTCGCCTTTGCCAATAACCACGTTGTGCTTGAAGTAAATGTTTTCGCCGCCCGTCTCCTGCCACACGTTCAGGTGAGCGCAGGGGAGGGCCCCAATGCCCATGAACAAGTTGTGTTCGACGTAGGCGCCTTCTTCACCACCGCCGTACTGCAGGTAGTGCCACTCAACTTCGTTGACCGTGTTATGGCTGAACGTGGTCCCCGTTACCAGTTCGCCAGCAGTAAAGGCCTGTCCGCTCGCTCCGGCTTTACATTTGGTGCCTTCGGCTTCGATCCCCGATTCGGGAAGGTCGATATTGTGAAAGTAGTTGTGTTCGATCGTGACACGTCGCATCATTCCTTCTTTTGTGGGTCCCTTCGCCACAACCCCATTAGTCCCTTCGAATTCATCGTAGTACACCTCATAGTCATGGCTCCCTTTGTACGGAATCGCGTCTATGAATTCGAGCCCTTCGCCTTTGAACTTTAGGTGCTCCCAACGCTCGAACGAGCTCTTGCGCGGCTCAACCCTGGTGAGCGTTACTTTCCCTTCCGCGCCCGCACAGGGCCGGAAGCTGACGTATTCGGTGCGGTTGCTTTCGCCTTCGCCGCCGCTCCACGTCAGAAACGGGTATTCGCCTTCCTTGAAACAGAGCGTCTGCCCGTTTTTGAGCGCCTTCGCGTCCGCCTCGATCGTGGCAGCAGGCGTGGCCGGTTCGACTTCAAACGTCGGGGTGAAGCCTCCACCGCCTTCCACGATCCCCGTCGCCGCGCTAGTTGCAGTCAACACGCCAAACCCATTCGTAGCGGTGACTGCCGAGCGTAGCCTATGGCCTTCATCAGCTATGACAACCATGTATTTCTTCATGGTCGCTTCCCCGATATTGACGCAGGCTTCGCCTGCCGTATTGCAGCGCTTCCATTGATATGTGAACGTAGGGTTGCCCGTCCAGCGGCCGTCGGTGGTCGTAAAGACCTCACCTATGGAGGGGGCTGCTACCGAGCCAAAGCGAATATTCTGATCGAAATGGCTGAACGCGAGGGGTCGCCCCCTCAGTGCTGGCCCTGAGCCACCGCATCCCGCGATAAGGGCGAGCAGCACAACCCACCATATAGCGCGCTCGTGATTATTCGACACGGCCGATGATGGTGTATACAGGTGATGTGCTCTGTTCAAGTTCGGCCTCGGTGAGTTTGGCGCCAGCGGCTCCGAATGAAGTCGCCCCATATTTGTGCTTGCCGATGATCTTTGGGAGACTTTCACCCGCGACGGGCAAAAAGTTCGGGGGCAACTGTGTTCCGGCCACGTTGATGGCGACGGTAGCCTGCGATTGCCCATAGGTCTGCGTGGCACCGCTATTCATCACAGCTGCGAGCAGTTCCTGGCCCGCCGTTACCGCCAATTCCGGTTTCTGTATAAGCCATGCGCCTGTGCCAGCTTCGACTTCGGCACCTTCCCACAACACCGTATACTGTTTTGCGGTGGTAGCGCCACAGTCGAAAATCGCGAGCCGCGTCGTTCCGTTGTGCGTTGCGGACCATACCGCCAGTTCCTTCAACGTGCCCGCCTTATATATCGGGTTCATGCGCATAAACACGGCAAGGTTACCTTCCCCGATTGCGCCGTTCAATATCGGCTCTGGTGACCCTTTAGCCGCTATGGGCATCCAGACCGGGAGTATGCCAGCGCGGCCTTCCCCAACTGCTTCGATCTTAGCCGTTTGGACGAAGGCTGTTGTAGCGAGTTGTTCGGTATTCGTTTTCGCAGTCGCCGTCGGGCCTTTTGGCGTGCCAGTCAATACAGGCGAAGCGCGTGGGGCCTTCAGCGCCTCCGCCGCTTCCGCGCGTTCTTTCTCCGTTTTGACTTCGGCTTTAGTTGCTTCTTCCGCTTCCGTCTTTGTGGTCTGCGCGAACGCCGTCGTAGCCAACTGTTCGGTATTCGTTTTCGCGGCAGCACTCGGGGCTTTCGGGGTTCCGGTCAGCATGGGGCTGGCCAACGGTGCCTTCAGCGCCTCCGCCGCTTCTGCGCGTTCTTTCTCCACATTGACGCCCGCCGCACTCGTCCCAGCCGGATCGGACGCTGCTTCTGCTTCCGTCTTGGTCGTCTGCGCGAACGCCGTCGTGGCGAGTTGTTCGGTATTCGTTTTTGCGGCAGCCGTGGGGGCTTTCGGCGTACCCGTTAGAACAGGACTGGCAAGAGGCGCCCTCAGTGCCTCGGCGGTTTCCGCCCGTTCTTTCTCAGTTTTGGTCGAGGCCGTCGCGATAGCTTCAGCTTCAGCTTTGCTGACTCCACCGGGGTTTTCGGCTACAGCGCCCGTTACGAACGCGGTGGTCGCCACCTGTTCCGTGTTGGTTTTAGCGGCGGCTGTTGGTGCCTTCGGAGTGCCTGTAAGCACCGGGCTCGCTAGGGGTAGAAGGGGTATGCTTGAAGCCTCCGGCCCCGACCCCGATCGGCTCGCTGCGAGCACTCCCCATGACGGGAAGGGTTCCGGGATGAGATCCCCGGACCAAAACAATGGCCGTGGTCCATTCGGCGGCTTCGCCAGCACCGCAACACCAGCAGTGAAGATTCCAGTGCCCCCTGTGCAGCCTTCGAGTTTTTTGCCCGTGATTTTCGCGTATTTGACCGACTGTGGTTTCGTACTGAACGGGTTGACGACGACTTCGCCTTCCGCGTTGAAGCCCGTCGCGCTTTCGATTTCCATCGTGGCCGCCGGCAGCGTCACTTCGGCGTTGAGTGCTGTCGCACCCCCTTGGAAGGTCGATGCGTTCGTCATCCCCCATGTGGCGAGCCCGGAACCAGTCAGTTCCGCTGCCTGCACCATCGCGGCTAGCGCTTCGCTTTGCTGCGCGAACGTACCGCCTTCTTTGATCTTAACGTCTAGCTCACTGATGCGCGTTTTGCAACCCAGCGCCTGAAATTCCCGCATATGCCGGGCGAGTTCCGCCGTGCTCGGATAGTTCACACCCGCCGCGCCCGTTTCGCGGTGGCACTCAAAGCCCACGTTTAGGACTGTGGTCGGGACACCGATTTCGGTGAACACTTCCTTGAGCACTTCAACGAATTGCAGCGCCGCGAGGCCCTTTTCTTTTCCCGCTTTCCCCGCTTCATACTGGCTGTCCAGTTCAAGGCTGGCATCGTTATAGTAAAGCGGTAGAGTGGGCGTGATTTCCCAGCACCACTTGAAGCATTCGGCGTAGAACCTCACGGCCGGGTTTGTCTTGACAATTTCGAGCGAGCCGCCGAAGTGTTCAGTCCAGAACGTTTCCCGCAGTTTGTTCGTCGCCGAGGTCAGGACCTCGTTTATCACATCTATCGAGACGATACGCGCTTTCGTTAGCGCTTCGGTAAGCGTTGACTGGATGTACACCTTCGCCGCGGCGCGTAGTGTTTCTTCCGTCCACGCCACAAGCGGGTTCGTCAACCATTCAGGGTTGTTGACATGCCAGATGAAGGTATGAAGATGTAGGGGAGTTGTCGTGCCGATGGCGGTGAGCATTTCCGCCATCAAGTGAAGGTCCGGCCCCGATGGTTTAGTGCGCCGTTCAGATTCAAGCGGCTTTGAGTTGTTCGAGAACGTCTTTTCGATCTTGCACTCGTTCTCGCACACCAACAGCTTCCAGAACTGCTGAAACAACGGCACGTAGCTCGTCCCGTGCTTGCCTTCAACGGTGCCCTGGTAGTTCAAGGCCGCCCCGAGAGCAATACCCCCCGTTGCTTCGCTAGCCGCCTTACCCACAAAGGCAGTCGTAGCGATCTGCGTCGTTTTCGTCCCAGGCGTAGCCGTAGGCGCTACTGGAGTTCCAGTCAGAGTCGGCGAGGCCAAGGGTGCCTTTAGGGCCTCGGCAGCTTCCGCTCTTTCTTTCTCGGCTTTCGCTTCGCCCGCTTTATCAGACGCAGTTTCCGCGTCTTCCCTTGCCTCATCCGCCGCGCGATCAGCGTACGCAGTCGTAGAGACCTTCATGGAATTATCGCCTTCCGCTGGTGTCGGAGCGGTAGGAGTCCCGGTTAGTGCTGGGGATGCTAGGGGTGCTCTTAGGGCCTCGGCAGCTTCGGCGCGTTCGCGCTCGCCGACCACGTTACCGGCCCCGGTGGCTTCCGCGTTAGCCTGCGCAGTATTGGCTTTCGCTGTGGCGGCAGTGATTGCTTTGCCTTCGGCTGTCGTTGCCGAACCGAGAGGATCAGACGCCGCTTCCGCCGCTATCCGCGCAGCCATAGCCTGTGCTTCGGCGTATTCCGCGATCTGCTGACGGTCCTTCTCCAGTTCAACCGGCGAGAGCCACGGTGCTTTGTTTTCTTTCCATCCAAAGGGGCTAATCGGGGACAACGACTTCCTCCTCATAATGCGCCGGCCGGGGGTTACTGCGCCCGGCCCCACCGCCCTTGACACCCATACCCGACGGTGCTAGACCGATTTTCGGTGCTAGACCCACTTTTGGGGCGAGCCCCGCGCTTCTCCGGGCGCTCGTGGGGTTCGACCGACCCGGTAGTCCAAGCGCGCCACGGAAGCGATGGAAGCCCTCCCGTATCCTCGAAGCTACCGACAGCACCGCTTGGCCTGATGCGCCCTTCCTACCCACGTTCGTAGTGATTAGCGCTGCCCGTATCTGCGCTTCACCCTGAGTGCTCCTGCCACCAGCAGCCCCGATGACCCTCGCTGTAGTCCGGATCACGGCGTTGCCTTTGAACACCGGTTCTTCGCTCGTTGCTTCAAGTTCAGTCGCCGCACGCAGGATCGCGGTGCCCGCAGCCGCCTTGACACCCGAAGCAGTCGATGACGCCGCTGCACGTAGACGGCCTACCCCACTCGCAAGCTTGACCCCAAGCGCCGTAGAGCGAGCGCCAAGATCTAGCGCAATCGTCCCTGCTGCCATCTTGCTACCGGATGCCGTATTCTTGGATGCCGAGTGGATTGTAGCTGTGCCTGTGGCGACCTTGCCGCCCACTGGCCGCAACCCTGCACCCGCGCGTAGGACAGCCGTCCCGGAGGCTTCCTTGGTCCCCGTCGCGGTCATCCTCACCGCAGCACTGACCATAGGGGCTTCTTCTTCGATTTCGGGTGGTTCAAGGATGCCAGGCGGTGGGTTCAGCCCAGCAGCTACTCGTAGCACACCGGACCCGATCCCGGTCTTCGAGCCGGTCGTTATGATCCGCGTCCCGCCACGAAGCGTCGCCGTGCCACCGAGTCCTTCCGTCCCAAGGCCAGCAATAGCCATCGGCCCGAAGCTCACCGGGGCGTTCCATGTCGCTTCGCTGACTTTCGTTATCGCCGCGTTGCTCGATTCGGCGTCCTTAGTGCCGCCTGCGCCGTGATCTTTGACATGGCAATTGCCCGCGATCGGCAGCAACGTCAGCCAGTAGAAGGTTCCTTTCACCACTTCCTGTGGCGTGATACTCACTTCGACTTCGATGCCCGGCAGTGCTTTTTCGCCTTCCGCGAGCACCGTCCCCGGTTTTTCCGCGTTATCGGCGAGCAGCGCAAGGACCAGATGCGTACCCAAGATCGAGACAAGTTTGACCTTGAGCGTTTCCACCGTCCCGGTCACAGCAGCTTCAAACCGGAACGCTACAGCCTTCCCGGCTTTGATTTCCGCAGAAGTGGACGGCCCTTCGGCTTCGCTGCCTACTAGCAGCGTCATCTCTACGGTGCCGGTGTACCTTCGGCAAGGTTCATGTCAGCCTCAGACGATTTCACTTCATAGGTGCCTTCCGCGCCGAACGCCTCTGGGGTCGTAAGCACACTGATCCCCAGCAGCTTTTTCCCGACACCCTGCCCGGTTTCCGTTTCCCAGTAACCCTCAGCGCTGATCGTTTTCCCGGCAGGGATTTTCAGCGAGTGCGCGGTTACGTCTTCTGTCTTGCCTTCCGCCGCCGCACCAAAGTTCGTTTCTTTACGCGCATACGCCCCACCGGACATCTCGGTCAGGACAATGTATTCGCTTGACGCTTTGAGTTCTGTGGTGAATTCGACGGCTGTGCCGCCTTCCGTTAGCGACACTTCAAAATGCGCGGCGTTTTCCCCAATCACATAGTAGGGCCGCAAAGCAACCAGACCCGCGCCCCCGGACAGAACGCTGAAATACACCACGTTCCCGTTTTTCAGCGACTGCGCCTTTTTGATCTGTTTCCCCGCCACGCTCGCTTCAACCGCAGTAGCAACCGAAGACGAGTACGCACCGATCCACCGGACGCTATTGTGCCACATGGCGTTCAGCCCAACGTTCTTCGCCTCACCAGTACACGGCATTACGCCACCTCCCCGTCCACGGTCGCAACACCCGTGATCACATGCGCCGCGAGCTGGCACCAGCCCAAATCAAGCACCACATCCCGTGCTTGCTCCACGCCACCCTCCCTGAACCGCACACTCATCACGCCCTCGACACGCGCCTGCTGCTGTTCACACGCAGTCTGACCCATCTCCGGAGACTCCAACGTAGGGTTTTCGCCTTCCTTTTGGATCACCAGCTTCGGCATTAGCAGCTCCTTTTCAAGCAATTGCGGGGTGAACGCGCTGAGGCGCAAGCATTTTCATGGCATGAGGAGGAATCGCGGTCATCGGCAGCGCCACTTCCGCGTCAGCGGCCGTCATAAGGCCTCGCCCGCTTGGCTGGGTGGTCTGCCACCACCAGCGCAACGTCTCGATAGCGGCCATTTGCACATTGCCGGGAATCACGGCCTGTGAGGATTCGTAGACCACATGCACAGCGTTCCGGCCGGGCATGAACGCGATCACGCCACCGCCCGCTGTCCTGCGTGTTAGCTCACCGAACTGCGGGTTGACTTCCACGCTATAGATCGAGCCGAACACAGGGTTAGCCACCAGGGAGAGAGGGTACTCTATGGGGCCACGGAACTCTGATGCACCAAGGATGTTTAGGACCGGACTCGTGCCATACCCAAACGTGGGTGGGTGTAGCAGGCTAATGATGTTTGAGCCACCGTCGAACTTTTCGTTGTAGATGCGTGGTGTGATCGGCCCAACCACATGTTCTATCAACGGACCGATAGCACTGATCCATTCCCGGAGTTTCGCGTCCTGCGTACGATCCTGCGCGGGTATCTGCAGACGATCCAAGACTTCTGGTAGACCGACGATCATCCCCGTCGAAGCAGTCGTTAGGTTCGGCTGCACTTCAAGCCACAGGTAACCCTCAGTCGGGAAGGTCTGTTCTTCCCCACCAGCGAACGTGACATGCCAGCTTGCCAGATAGTTCCCCGGCGCCGAGGTATCCGCTTTGCTTGGGGCGTAGTACAGCTTGCCTTCTGCCGCGTTGACCGTCACCACTTCGCCACTCAATGGCGCGGGTTCCCTTGCCGTGAGTGAGCGGAGGATGAACTTGACCGTCGCGCCTTCTAGGTTGACTACTTCCGAATTGGCGTATTCCAACTGGTCGTATAGTAGGGGCTCAGTATCTCCAGCGACTACCTTCCAATCGGCCATAGCTCCCCCTACACGCTCCGCCAGACGCCGTGCTCAATGAAGCCGTGGTAGCCCCCACAGCCGTGGACACCGTTGCAAAGCACGCTTGGACTGATCGTGAGCGGTTCCCAGCTCGCGACGGTCCACGTCGGGCCTGCCTTCTCGCTGTCCGGGTCGAAGTTGACATAGCCGCCGCACGCGCGACCATCCTGCGCGCGGTGCCAGAAGATGATGCCGACGCGCTCGCCGCTCGCGCTCCCGCGACTCCATTGGAAACAGCAGTCGGTCCCGATCCTCGTCAGCTTGACCTCTCGGTCGCGCAACAGGTCCTCGTATGTGTATGGGTCGTCGGCTGAGCTGATTGGGTTGCCCATCGCTCCTCAGATGAAGCGAATGGAGATAGGCGAGCTAGTCGGTGCCGACGAATGCACGATCAGCACCGTCGGCACCGTTTTCGCGAACGACAGCAACGTCGGGTTCGATTCGCCTATCAATAGACCCCCGTCCGCTTCGTTCACATTCGTACGCAGCTTCAATTCCGCCGACACGTTCACCGGAGGCATAATCAGGCACGCGGTCGCTTCCCCGTTCCCTGGCACCGTGAAACGGTTATCGCCCATCACAAGATTCGACACAAGGGTCTCGCCGATCACCACCTTGCCGATGATGCTCAACGGGCCAGTGTTGGTTTCCCCCAGGGGCTCCGTCTCCGAATGCCCCGTAATGTTCAGGGAGCCCGGCACGCTACACCAGGATCATCAACGGGGCTTTAGCGATAGCCGTCAGCGTCGTTTCGAGTTTAGCTTCGGGTTTAACGCCTTCTTCCGCCGCCGGTTTATTCGATGCGGCAATGAACAATGGAGTTTCCTTGCCCGCCACTTTCTCGCCTTCTTTAGCGATCACCGCGAGCTTTACTTCCGTCGGCGAAATCAGACAAGTACCAATCGTGCCCACAGCCACATAGTTGACGTAGATAAAGCCGTTGGGTGCGTTGGTTTCTGTGACCGTCAACGCGGCTTTCAACGTCCAGAAGAAGATTTCGTTGGCTTTCAGTTCCGTTGCCACACTCGTTGATTCCGCGAGCAACGCTGGTTTCGCACCTTTGCCTTCATACAACGCCGCCTGCGAAGCGGTCATTGTTGAGAACGCGGTTTCCCCGACAAACAACCCGATTTTCGAGATGACATCACCGGCCTTGACCGGGATCGGCACCGACACCCCGAATTTCGTGGCTGCCCCGGTCGCTTCATCTTTGCATCCAGACAAGCCCAGGTAGTCAAGATTCGACCGTCCCGGCCGTGACGTGTTCCCGACCTGTCGCTGGTTGCCGTACAACGCTGCGGCCTCACCGCCGGGCGATGTTTCCGCACCAGCGATGGGGGATACCGCCGCGGAAGGACCAGCCGACAGGTTCGCCAGCACCGATTCAACCATTGCCTGGCTGATACCGAGAATATCAGCGATTGTCGCCGTACCGTACTTTGCACCATACGCTAGATCAAAGATACGTTCGTTCTGCGTGATCGCCATTCGTGTCTCCTTTTATTCGGTCACAGCCTCGGGCGACGTGACGGCCGTAAGGGTCTCCTCCCGATTGCAAATCTCGCAGCGGTCCGCGATGGCTCCATGCTCGCAGCGCGGCATCGGCCTGCGACCCCTCCGGGGACGCTCAGCCATCGTGTTCTCCATCGGCTCCGGGGTCACGGTTTCCAACGGGCCAGCTGTCTCACCTACCCCTAGACGGCCAAGTTCGATCTTCATACACCGGACCATTGACGCATCGCCGCGCGAGCGGGCGCTAGCGAGAGCCTGTCGAAAACTGGCGATACGCGCTGCACTCATTTACTGCTCCTTATCCGGTGGAGGGCCGGCATAAGCACCGGCCCTCACTATCGAGTGGTTAGGTCAGGAAGACAAGCGGCACTTTTTCAGTCGCTTTACCTTCGATCGTGATTTCAGTTGCCGCTTCCCCGGCGCCTTTCTGTTCCAATTCGACAGCGAATGCTTCCGGCGCCCCCGTGAACCATTCATACTGCACGCCGGTTTTGCAGGCGAAACCAACCAGTGTCTCGATCGTGGTCGCTTCGACCGTCAACCCAGCCCATATGTAGCCGAACGGCGCGTTGGTGGTCGTGACAAGCACCGATTTTTCGAGTTCGACCGTCAGCGCTTTCGAGGCTACGATTTCCACTTTCGCCACTTTGCTCTGAGCAAGCAGCAAACCTTTGCCTTTGGGTTTCGAGGCGCCCCCGTATAGCGACACGAACGATTCGACACCCGTTTTGCCCGCCGTGGCACCAACGAGAACAGACACCTTCGAGATGATGTCGCCATATTCCACCGGGATCGGGACGAACACACCTTTTTTCGTCGCGGCTGTCGCCTGATCCGTCAACAGGTTCAGCGAGGTGTAGTAGAGGTTGCTCCGTGCCGGAATGTTGCTCTGCGTAGCGTTCGAGACACCCCCAAGGATGCGGTCCAGCGGGCTGTACTGTGGCCAGCGGCCACCCATAAGATCGGTCATTCTGCAGCTCCTTTGAGAGGCGACCCCTTGGGATCGCTGTTTCACCCTTGCGGTTGAGGGTCGCCTTACTAGTCGTAGGTTTGTTTTTCACGACGGGAGGGAGCCAGCCATTGCCGACCCCCTCCCTGCCTGATTAGATCGTCGGCGCGTACACCGATGATGTGAATTTGATCGTCGTGCCGATGCCAGCGCCGACAGGCGGGGCGAAGCCCGTCCCCGACGCAATTGCTAGCGACTGGCCGTAGCGCATCAAAAACGCGTAGTACGAAAAGACCTGGAAGCGAATCTCCAGTGTCCCGGACAGTACCTCGCTGAGTGCCCGCGTACGCAGCAGACCCTCAAACAGCCATGCGTCGTCGAACTTCGCGGCCAGCGCAATGTCGGCTGTACCGGCGCCTGGCACTCCTTCTTTGTCTTTCGTCGGGATGTTCGCGTCAACATAAACGTTGTGCGGGCCGAACGGCAGTGAAGCGACAAGCCCCTCTGCGGGATCTTCGCCAGCGCCGTACAGCGCGTCGATGTTGAACGGACCGAAGTCCGAACGGTTAGCCAGCACACGGCCAGCCTTCCCTTCCAGACCATCCAGCTGTGTCCCGAACCAGTACCAACGGCGCGGGTTCGTGACCACATGCACGTTCTGCACGCTGAACCGGGTTGTGGCGATCTGCGACACCATCGCCGCCATCGCCATGTTGAACGCCTGACCAACTGGGGCTGCTTCTTCCCAGTTGACTTCGTTTGCCTTCCAGTTCGACGCCGGGTACAGACCCTTAATCAAACCAGCGTTCAACGCACCAGTGTTCGTGCCCGGTGCTGTAAGAACTTCCCTGTCGAGCTGACGGTTGAAGTCAGCGATTAGATCCTCCATGATCGCCTCGTCCAGGTGGTACGGCGACTGCTCCAAAAGCTGGATAGCGATGTCGCTCTGGCCCGCCAACGTCTTCACGTTCGCGGTCACAGCTTCATCCGTCCAGTCCTTTTCTTCCACGGGCGCCGAGTCCGCTGTCTGCGGGCGAACCGCAGTCAGTTCCTTCAGCTTCGGCAGGTTGATGCTATCCGTGCCCTCCGGGAGTGCCATCCTACGACACAGGTCCGCAGTGATTCTACCGGCACGGAGACCCTTGACGAACTCTTTCATCCAAAGCGGCGGAACAAAGACGATGTGTTACCGCGCGAACCTGCTAGACTATTAGGGTGGCTCACCAACCGACTCCACTACAAGCCGCCTGGTTCGCCGGACTCTTTGAGGGCGAGGGTTGCATCTCTATCGAGAAGAATGGGGCCGTCGGCCTAACGGTCAAAATGACCGACCGGGATGTCATCGAGCGTGTCAACGCTCTCTTCCCCTGCAACAAGATCGGCGTAATCGATCCGAAGCCAATGCGACCTCACTACAAGCAGCCGAAGCGCGCTTATACTTGGCGCATACGTAAGCCGGATACGGTTCGGGACATACTCGAACTGATCCTGCCCTATCTCGGGGAGCGGCGCAGCACTAAAGCTATAGCCCTGCTAACTCACCTCGATACTCGGCCTGGTACCGGCGGCACCCACCGCGCGAGGACCCATTGCGCCAAGGGGCATGAATACAGCCCCGAGAACACCTATGTGAATCCCGCCAATGGCTACCGTAGCTGCCGCACTTGCCAACGAGCATCGGCAGCAGCCCACCATCGCGCGCACCGTGACGAGCTGAATGCCCGTCAGCGGATACCAGGTGGTCGCGGTCCCTACAAAAAACGCTCTGTTTCCTAGTCTGTGTTTTTCCTAGTCTGTGTTTCGCGTGGGCTAGGTCATTTCTGCCTAGCTCTTGCGGTTTACCATCCCGCAAGACCGGACTATATCTTCACCCTCAGATGTAGGGTGCAACGGTATCTAGTCTCTACGGCGCCCGCAGTACTTCGCGGTTCCCTCGGTATTAGCCGGTACTTCCCTTTTGGTGGCCTTCACCGATATCCCGTTGAGTTTGCCTGGCGCTTACGCGGCCAGGAGGGCCCTTGACCCGCCTTGTCCCGGCAACCGGTTAGGGTTGACGCGCTGCTCTTCCACTGCCTGGCGGACGAACGGATCGCCTTCCAGACCATGCGCACGGATACCCAACGGTCCTGACAGGTCACGGGTGATACCCCGCTCTGCCCGGTCCATCTCCTCAAGCGTGCGAACTTCCTGTCGCTTGACGATCTCGGGGATCTCCACCCGCATCTCCGTCGTGTGTTTGTCGATGCGCTCCTCGCACGACGGGTCATTCAGGGTCGCCCGAACTCCAGGGAGATCCCTTGCTGCGAGATCACGGAAGAACGAGTGCCCGTTACCGCGTTCGTACGTCAGTGGCTCTTTGACCACTTCGATACGCTCGCGTGCCTCCGGCCGTGAAGCCTCCTGCGCGTCTGCTTCCCTGCGCGCAAGCAGCTCCTCCTCGTCGATCCGGCGGTCTAGCGTTTTGATCTCCGCCATCCGCTGGTCGTGTGCTGCCTCGAACGCGCCTTCGTCAAGCGCGAACTGTGAACGCTCATCCTCCGTAACCTCGTCGGCCTTGCGGCCCTCGAAGGTCTCGCGCTCTTTACGACGAGCAGTCAACGCTACTGCTGCAGCATCGACTAGATCCTTGCGTTTGTCCTGCAACTGCTCAAGGATCGTACGCTCCTCGGTCACTACCTCCTCTGTATCAGCGTCCATAAGACGCCTCCTTTGTGTGATGCCCACTGAGGGCTTTTACTGGCCCCCAGGCGATGCTCGACCAGCGCGAAGGCTCACACCCGGCGATCAACGGGGTGTGAGGCAACGCTCGGGCAGAACGTCAACGCGGGTTTACTGCATGGCGGAGCTGTGACTCGAACACAGTCCCTCGGCTTATGAGGCCGAGATGGTAACCCTTCCACCACTCCGCTACGACACTACTGTCCTCCGAAAACCTGCGACCATTCCTCCGTACCTTCCGGAGCCACGGAGATGTATCCGTTCGGTGCAAGCTCAAACGGTTCGGTGACGCTCGACCGCCAAGACATCTGCGTCGGGTTCACCAACTGTGGGTACCCGAACCATGCGGGGAGCGCAAAGTCTGCAACCCACACATCACCGATCTGATACCCGCAGCCCTGCACGGGGTCGCCGACCTCCACGATGACCTTCTGTTTCTTCGCCGGGTTGATGACCGTACGCACCGATCTGGTCACATTGGGATCTACACACATCTCGCATGCCTCGTGGCTCAGCACTTCCCCTGGATGCTCATTGGCTTCCATCGTGGTCTTCACAAACACCTTCGCCAACGGTGTTTCGGGTGCGTCAGCCCTCAACCCACGCGAGGAGTGCATGGACGCTTTCTTCGGTCCAGCGGACTGCGCGTCGAATGCCCGGTCTTCGTGATAGCCCAAGGCTCCCTGCTGGTCACTCGTGTCCAGCAGTTCGATATGCCATGTGCCTGCCGGTAGCGGCTCACCCTTCGGGATGAACTCTGCACTCGCGGGGGCCGATAGGCCCTGCGTCACCCAGCATGACGCACCATATTCCGTGGTCAACTGTGTGTTCAACGCTGCTACCACTATGGCTGCGCGCTCATCGGTCATCACGGTTGAGAGGTTCTGCACGGTGATCTTTACGGGTTCCATTGAGTCCTCCAGTTATGAGACGCGTGGCGCCAGAAGTTCGAGTGTACGCCATGGCTGTTCCCACAGCACACCCATCGTGCCATTGAGTTCCCCGGTGAACACTGTGAGCGTCGGGTCAGTCCACGCTTCCCGGAGCACCGTAGCGAGCGCTTTTTCGCCGGGTTCTTCACCGAACACGTACTTTTTGAAGTAGCTGCTGCCATTCAGCGGGTTGATGCCGCCACCCTGACCGCCAGTAATATCGTAGGGAGTGAACAGTGTGCGGGGGTCGGCCATGTTGAAGTTCACGCCGCCGCCCTGATCGGTCACGACATAGCCGTATTCGCGGCCCGCTTCATAGATCGCTGCTGCCAACCGGCCAGTGATACCCTGTTCGGACGCAGTTGATGTTTTGGGCCACGCGAACCACGAACCCTCCGGCACACCGTCAAACGAGCCTTTCCCTTCTGGCCCTTCAGTCGTGTACGCCGGGTTTGGCGTCACTTCATCTTCAAGGGTTTCGTGCGTGTTCTTTTTCGGGCTACTGTCGTTATGTGTGGCGGGTGCAACATGTTCGTTTAGCGTAACCTCGATGCTGAGGTTCAGCGCGTGTTCGATTTTCCCGCCGCGCGCCACCTTCACAAGGTCCAGCATCGTGATCGCACCTGAGACGTAAGAGAGATGCGACGCCGACACCTGACCCGTTTCCGCAGGACAGATGCCATTCCATTTCGAGGCTTCGGGGATGTGAACGCCGTAGCCGAACTTCCATTCGCCTTTGTGGGCACCAGCTAGGAACGTGCCGAGCCGGTGCATTTCCCAAAGCTCATCCGTCGCCGGACACCAGATGACCGCCACACCATCGCTGCCGAGCGCCTGTATGCGCCCCTTTGGGACCGCCGACAACGTTGGCAGCGGGACCGCATTGAAGCCTTCCTGGATGTGTTCGTTGAATTCGCCCGTCCTGAGCGTTTCTTCCGCCCCGCCTTCTTCGACGAGCCATATCTTCACGCGCGGCTGCTGGTAGGGGACGACCCATATCGGGACCGAGAAGTTCTTCCCGTTGATGAACGGGTAGGCGCCTTCGGCCGCGCCGCCGTAGCCGAGCCCCGCGTAGCCGTAGAACGTGCCAGCCTTGGCCGCGCGGTTGTAATACATCTGGTTGGCGAGCTTCCCCACGCGTTCTTCGGAGACTGCTTTTTCGGCGCGGGCGAGGACTGTCGCGTTCGCCCGGAAGATACTGGACGCACTGACCAAGCTCTGCCGCCTCGGCAACACAAGGCCGGATGCGGCAATGCCCAGCATCTATGTCCACCCAACCGACATCGGAAGTACGATTGTCGTGGTACCTAGAACGCCAGCTTCCGCTAGTTCTTTTGGACCCCCCGCTTCTTTGAACGCCGCTTCACTGAACGTTTTCGCGCCATTGAGCGCCAGTTTCGTTAGGCCCGACGCCCCGTTATAGAGAGCACTCGGCACAGCGCCATATGTTGCTTTCTGGAGCGCGGTCGAGTTGCAGAATTTGATCGTCGCATTATCCGCCCCGATACCAACGAGGATTAGTTCACCGGGTTCCCATTCTTTGGCATCTTTGCGTTCCAGAGTAGCGACCAGCTCGGGGAATTCTTTTTCTTTTGGTTCATACAATTCGGTGCCACTTGACACCGCGAGACATGTGTAAACGGCGGCTTTGGCGACCCCGCAGTCATACGCCCAGGTCCGCACATGGCCGCTCACTGATTCAAAGACCATGTAGACCCGCAGTTTTTTCGCTTTCACCGGCACGACAAACAGCTCGTAATACACCTGCCACTGGGTGGGAGCGAACGCGCCTATGACCTTTGCGTTACCCGTGATCTCTGGATAACAATGGCGGGTCATCGCCTCGATGCTCGACGGGCCGACTTCTCCCGTGGTCCCTTTCGGCCCTTCCGGGCCAGTAGCGCCCGTTTCGCCCTTCCCGACAACCGCGAGGAATTTGCCTGCTTCCTTGGCGATGATCGTAACGATATATTCCTTTTCGCTGCCCGTCGCAAACGTCGGTTCCGTGCCGATCCAGGACAACCCTTCAAACGTCAGCGCATAGCCAGCAGCCCCCGTGTTGACGACCACCTGTGCGATATATGGATAGCCTGGCGCATTTTCCGGGGCTGTGAACGTCAGCGCGCCAGTAGCTTTCGCCGTAAAGAAGTTGCCTTCGGCCAGGTTCAACGCGTGCGAACCCGAGACATTCCCCAATGCCTTGAGACTCCGTTTTTCCACCGACACCGGCAGTTCGATCGGATTGCGGACAGCCACCCTAGCCTCCCGCACGCGCTTCGGCGCACGCCTCATCAACGAGCTGCGCCACCCGGCCAAAGTTCGCTCGGTAAATCGCCACGTCCCCCATAGGCTCCTCGCTGACTATCTCACCCTCCGGGTTACGGCGCACGCCGATGAGCTGGCCCACGATCTTGAACGGCTCAAGCGGCATCTCCGCGACCGGGCTCTTAGCCTTGCGGGGCGACCGGGCGTTCGGCCTGCCCGTATGCGGCTGGCTCATTCTGTTATTCCGATCCCTCTACTGTCGTTTATCAACGAATTGATGAGCTTTTTCAGCTCGTTGACCGCTTTGTTCGTCTTGTTCAGTTCAGTGTCGAGTTCTGTCACGAGGGCGACTGTGATCGTCGTCGAAAGTTCCGGTTCGGCATGGGTGCGGGCGGCCGTGGCGTACGTCTGTGTGTATTTCGCCGCACGTTCGACAGGTGCCACGCCAAACAGGCCGATGGCTTTTTCGCTAATCCTGAAAATGCTCGTCTTAGTCTGCGCTCCGATGTGGAAGGTCTGGCCGGGCGTGAAGTTGAAGCCCGTGTCGCCTTTGACGGTGCCTGTGAGGAAGCCGCCCGTGGAGTTCGAGACGAACCACTTGGCGTTACCGGTCACGTTGTGGATCTGCGCACTGAAGGCGCTGCTTTCCGCTGACCCGACCAGGAGGATCGGGTCGAGGTTGCGGACGCCGCCGAACAGTTCGAGCAGCGGCGTGACGGAGACCGGTGTTGCAGCCCCGATCACGACCTGTTGTTCCGTAGCTGGCGCTAGCCCCACGGCCTTTTCTGAGAGCCGCACGAGGGAGGTCTTAGTTTGCGCGCCGAAGTGGAACGTCTTCCCGGGCGTGAAGTTGATGCCCGTATCGCCCTGGACGGTCCCAACCAGGTATTGGTTGGCCGCGTTGCACACAAACAGCTTGAACTGGCCGCTCGCGTTACGCCAACGCGAAGAGTGCGAGGTCGAGGTGCCCGAGCCAACATCAAGGATCGGATCGATCGTCGAGGTCCCCGAGTAGACGACGAATAGCGGGCCCGCTTCTGGCGCTTCGAGCGCGCCGATCACGACCTGTCCCGCCCCCTGCGCGACGGCGAGCGACGCCGTCGAGTGCGTCCCGTTGACCTGTATCGAGGTCAGCGCTTCGGAGTCGTCACGAAAGCTCTGGCCGGTCACCGCTTCCTTATTGACGCCGATCCCGACCGCCCAGTGCGCAGCGGCGGTAGTATGGCCGATCTGTAGCCCGCAGCCAGAATCAGCTGTCCCGACCGGGTGCAGCCAGATACCACGGGTGCTAGACGCACCTTCTTTGTTGTAGATGCCGGCTGTTTCCGTCTCGTTGTCGCAGACCGTCTCGTTACCCACCGCGACACCTTCCGCAGATTCACGACGGCCGCTTGCGAAGATGCCCTGCCCCGACCGCGTGGATACCGCCGAGGATCGGCCGATGAAATAGCCACCAATCCCGTCAGCGTGTGACGCCGCCCCAACATACGTGCCATCCGTGGACGCGCCTCCAAACACGCCGATCGCCTGTGCTTGCGAGCCAGCTACCGCATGAGTGACCCCCGCGAGGGCCGCCAAACCATCGGCACCGTCCCCCGTAAACGCAGATTCTAGGATTTTGGTGGTACGCGACGCCTTTGCCGCCGTCCCGAAAGCTTCATCAGGAGCCGCCGCTTTACCCAAGCTGATCGACAGATTGCGCTTAGGCGAAGCCTGGAAGATATGCACTTCTTCGCCCGTTTCAAGCTGACCACTAGTTATCACCGATGATGGCAGTTCAGCCGGGTTGCGCACCGCCACCCTAAACCTCCCTGACCGTCAACACGCTATTCGCCGCCGTAGCAATCGCGTTTACTGAGCCCGTCCACACCATCGGCCCCACCATCCCATTCCACGAGCCACCACCCGACGCCAAGAAAATCCCCTGTTTCAACACAGCCGCCCCACCAAGTTCCAGGTAGATCGACGCTGTAGACGCGTTCACGAGTTCCAGACCCTCACGAGCCAGGTTTTCAGCCACGACCGCCGTCGATGCTCCTTCCACTTCGACTTTCGGCCCCGCACTCGTCAGAATGTTGGCTTTGTTACCCGTGTCAGGCATGACTAGTATTCCGCACTCACTTCTAGTCCACTGCCTTCCATATAGGCAAGGCCCGTCGGATAACGATGCAACGCTGCCGCATAGCCATGAAGCTGGAACCGTGCCTGCAACGTCCCGGACAGAACCTCCTTGAACACGCTCGTATGCTTCGGCGACTCGAACAACACACTGTCGGTCGGACGTGCGCACACAATCACGTCGCGGTTTTTCCCTGCCCCAAGAGTCGCAGGAATCGCATCTGACAAAAATGTCGGCCAGCCAAGGATCGGGGGAGCGACAGCAGGCCGCGAGTCATCGAACGTGTACGCCACGGGAGGGAGCGCTTGATGCCCAGGAACCGCGAGAGGGAGGTTCTGCAAATCCTCAGCACCCCCGAGATAGCACCAGCGAGCGGTCCGCATCAACCACACCTCCGGCGGACAGTTCCGTGCATCCCCCAGCTTTGCCGCGACCTGCGACAGCGCAGCGAACATTTCATAGCCCTGTTTACCCGTGTACTGCACTACCGACACGCCACCCGCACCGGTAGTGAGATTCAGCACACCCGCGATTCGCTGGTTCGCTTTCCCCGTGCCAGTAAACAGCGACTCCTCAAGCCTGCGGTCATAGGACTCCAACAGGTCCTTCAACACCACTACATCCAAGGCGGCAGTAGCCGGTGATTGTTCAAGCTGCTGCATCGAACAATCCGCCTGCCCCGCGAACGTCTCACACCACGATTCAACCGCCGCATCCGTGAAGTCCCGTTCCGGCGCAGGCGTGACATCAGATACTCCCGGCGCGTGAGTGCCTTCCACGATACGCGGCAGGTTCACTTCAACCACGCCCGTCGGCAAATCGAAAGTAGGGATCATGCTCGCGTAAACCCGCTTGGCCCTCGCGGCAGTGGCAAAATACTCATTGGCCCACCACGGCACCCCAAAAAACTCGCCACCAGTGACACGGCTAGGGTTCACACGAAACTCCGCGCCCTCAAGCCTCCGCTGCTGCAACCTTTCACTCTCAACAGCAATCTCTTTGGCGTGACGCTCCAACCGTGCTCTCGCCCGCTGATCATTGCTGATCTGCGCACGCGCCACGTCCGCGAAGTAGCTTGCCTGCTCCTCGCGTGGAAGATGACCCTGAAAGCGTTCATACACCATCGGCTCACGACGTATCTCAACGCGCGGTGAAAGCCGCTGTAGCTCAGCATGGTACGCACGAGCGCTAACAACCGCTTCCGCCTCGATACGTGCCCGGACTTCGGCCGGGATCGCAGCGCCACGGTCCTCCTCGACAGTCTCGTCAAGCTCTAGCGTGTCGCTCATCGCGCCAACCTCAACATGTCCAGTTCCTGCTCAGCACGACGCGTCAGATCAACCACAACAGCCGAGCGACCGTTCGTCTCCTCACTGTCATCAGCACCCTGAGCCTCATCAGCCTTACCGAGCGCGGTAGCAGCCGCTTCCAAAGCCTTCGTGACCTTCTCGTCGGACGGACTGTCCATATCACCGGTCTGTTCGGCTAGCGCCTTAGCAACAGCCTCTTTCGCCTCGTCGATCGAGTCAGACACACCCTCGTCAGCATCGTCTCTGGCCTCAGCCTCATACTCGGCGCGTAGCTCACGCACGCGCTCCGTGTACTCCTCGCCCTTCGCCGCTGCCTTCGCTTCCAGGCCCTCCCAGAACGATGCAGGCTCAGACTCCGACGGCAGTAGACCCGAAAGCTCGTCTCCGGCCTCCGCGAGCTTATCCACCAAGCCCTGAATCAACTGTTCCTTCGCAGACGACAACGCTTTACCCGCACGGAACTCATACTCGCCATCCGTTGAGCGAATACTTGTCGTGCTACCCGTTGACGGTGATGCGCCGAATGTGACGGCACTCACATCTCCGCCGTGCAAGGTCACACCCTTCACTTTGCGGTCAGTTAGCTCATCATTCCAGTCATCATCGGTGCAGCGAAACGCGAAACTCATCTGATCCACGAGCCCGCGCTCCATCTTCAGCTTTAGCCTCTGTGCATCCACGTCCCGCGGGTCAAAGGTCGCGTTCACGAGCAGCCCCTTGGATGTTTCCTCCAGCCTCAACGTGCCCGGAATGTCCGAGTCCTTACGTTCCGTTCGTGCAAGCGGCAAGCCTTCGTGTTCCACTCGAAACACGCAATCCGGTTCCTCTTTCAATGTGCGGCGAAAACTGCCACGGGAAATAGTCTCCGTGAAGCCACCAACCGAATATGGCACATCAAAAAGTGACGCATATCCTTCAAAATGGAACATGCCATCATCGTCTTCGCTGCCGTCCCGGAACTCACATTCACGCACCGAGAACTGCCGGTGCTCCAAGCCCTTCGCGTTACGCAGATTTTCGACCCGCCGCTTACGCAGCTCAAACTGTGCGGCGCTACGCGAATCCTTCTCGATTTCGCCCGTGCCATCACAATCCGGGCACTCCTTACCCTTCACCTTGCCACTACCATCACACGTCGGGCACGTTTCCATGTCCTCAGTGTCGTTTTCCACCGCACGCCGACCATTCGCCTCCGGCGCATATGTGGTGACACGCCGCACCTTCTTAGGCGTCCCCAACGTCACATTATCATCGGCGTCCACCATGTACGTCACCTGCCACAACACGTCTTCGCGTTCATACACCGCCCACTCGTCAGTCATGTCCGAGATGTAGACGTAGGAATATTCGCCCTTTTTAGGCTTCGGGAGCGATTCGACTATCGCCTGCTGCACCATCTGGCGACGGTCATTGTAGGTTTCGCGCTCCTCAAGCGTTGACCACACCGACTTTTCTTCTTTCAGCGATCCATCACTAGACCAATTGTCGGGTATGAGCGAACTGAGTTTCAGCGCCTTGGCACGCTTAATGATGTGCGCACGGATTGAGTCATGGCTCGCATCTCCACGTCCGACCGCTTTGATCGCTTTTTTTAGGTCGTCTTCGTCCCCGATCGGGTACGAGCCATCGGCCATTGCTTCGCCTTTTTTTGCCATTTCGTCACGGTCGGCCTTCTTGTACTTCGCGCGCCACTCCCGCTCAAGTGACCGTTCGACCGTCACGATGTCAGTCTCGACCGGCTCAGTCTCAACACCCATGCGGACCTCCTTCGGAAACGAAAAGCCCGCAATTTGCGGGAAGTGAGCACAACGCACCTGTTAGCGTGTGCTAACGTCTGCGCGAATGTGAAACAAACTGGGCTTCGACTAGAAGATGATCTACTTGCGCGGGTAGAAGCTGCTCGTGGTGACGTGCCACGTGAAGTGTTCCTTCGTCGCGCAATCGAACTTATGCTCAACACTAAACGAGAGGACTCCGATGGCAGCACGACCCGCACTGGTTCCTGAATCCGGCCCGTATGAGATTCTGCAAGGACTCATAGCCGAGGTGCTAGCCAACGGTGACTTTGTACCTGCGGAGGAAGCCCTGCGTATCGACAGGCTCATGCGCGAGAAGCATCCAAGACAACATGCTGCGTTTTTGGAGGCCCAGTCCTATCGCCTTTACTACGAGATACTGCAAGGTGCCTACCAAAGCCAGCGGCAGCGTTCGCGTCACCACGCTCCCGCTAGTGAATTCGGCCGACGTGCTACCGGCAAGCACGATGATGTCTCAGTGTTTATAACGTGGCGCTGCAAGGTAGACGATGCCAACACTCAGCGAACGATCGGCGACATGACCGGAGCCGATCATCTCTATGTCGCCGACAGCTATCGCGGCGATAAGCAACGCGCAGCGATGCTAGAGGCATTTCACCGTGCAGTCGCAAAGAAGGCTGGTAGGCGCAAAACAAGCGAGGTCTTTTCAGAGGACCAGTTCCTCGCACTCTACGAAAGCATCGCTAAATAGCACGACGGCCCTTGTTGACTGGCCCAGCCGTTGCACCTCCCCGCTGCCTTTCCGACTCCGCTGCCCACACTGCTCCTGCCCCGCCCCACGCTCCCGACTCGTCATCACAGCTCCCAGCCGAACAGGCCTGCCCAATCCTCCCGACCTCCTGAACTATTACTAACCAAAACACGAAAGGCCAACATGACCAGCATATTCGAGCCATACCGGCGCAAGAATTATCCGTATGTATTCGTCGCCTCGATCCACCTGCACACGATCGCGGGCGGCGTGCCCCTAAACGAGACAATTCTTGAGGGACACCTCAAGCGCAAGACCGCCGCACCCGATGACCTAATTCGCTCCGAGGTCGCCTCAATCATGGTCGAGGAGGGACTAAGTGCCGATGAGGCCATTGAGCGTGCCGCGAAACGCAAGGGCCTTGTGGGCTTTGCGAAGGACAGCAACGGCCTTTATGTGCGCGGCTTTCAAGTCAAGGCGATGCTTGTAGAATCGGCGTGCATCGCTGCCGCCGAGGGACGCATCCCGAAGAAATGGGGCCAAATGTCCGAGCAAGGAAAGGCACTCAAGAGTTGGTTTCCCGAGCATGTGTTTGTTCTCGATGACCGGATTCACCTCGGCGTGGACGAGCCCACCGAAATTCCACAGTCGTTTATACACAAGGTAGGCCCGAAGGGGCCGATGAGCGCTATCCAGTACACGGAGCTCGTCCGCGATGCCGACGTATCCTTCGCGGTCGAGACAGACCACGACTTTCCCGAGGATGTTTGGGCCGCGATTTGGCTCACAGCCGAGCGTAACGGCCTTGGCGCATCACGCAAGCTCGGCTATGGCACTTTTGAGAGCCGCAAATGGCAGAAAATGTCATCCCGTACCCGTAAACTTAAGGCCGCATAATCTCTCGACACCGCCCGCTCGAAACACCGCACGAACCTGTCAGCCCATCCGACCAGTCAAACCAATCCGTCGCGCCTCGATACTATGCGCCGCACCCGACATTCCTCCTCGTCGATACCCCTCGGCCCCGCCTATCTCCCCATCCCTTCCGACAGCCCCCCGTCGCCCTCGCCCTCACAGTACGCCCCCTCTCTCTCGACACCCCTGCCGCGACACTCCGCACCCCTCCGCTTCCGACTAACCGAAAGGACCACCGATGACCGATGAGCCGAGTCGAAGCGACGAGATCAAGCACGTAGAAGGAGAGCTAAAGTCCCTTGCGAACCAAGTGGGCGTTGCGATAGGGCGTCTCCGTGCATTGCTCGGGGACGAGTTCGTCAAGAAGGTCCATGCCGCCGTGACTGGACGAGTTGCCTTTGACGAGGCGCAGCCGCTCACAGATGCGGATGCACGGGCATGGAGCGAGGCGAACCCCGGCAAGCAGGTACGTTTTACGGTGGAGTCCGAGGTCAAGCCCACAGGCGCCCGAAAGTTGGATGACTGGCTGGACGTGAAGGCACCCAAGGGCACCGTCGAGATCCGCAGCAATGAGATCAAGGAACTGGAGAAACAGCTAAAGGCGATCCCCGGTAAACTCACCGTTGCGGAGCTAGGCTGGATTCACAATCGTCTTGGCGAACTCTATAGGATGCCGGTGAAGGGCAACGCGGCACAGCAATCCTTTGCGCAAGCCTTCGGTATGGCACCATCGGAAATACATACGATCGAGGACGCGATTGTTGAGCTAGCCGACAAGCTCGGCGAGATGCGCACGGACATTACATCGCTCCGTCAGACCGTGGGCGAGCTGCAAACCCCGTTTGAGCCATACGAGCCGCCAGTGCTCGCCAAGATACTTCGTCCGCATCTGCTCGCGCTAGACGATCACGGTGAGGACGAGTGGGCTGAGGGATCGTTCGGCTGGGGTGAGTGTTTGTGGGTGCCCGGCAAGGTGGGCATTGATGTGACGGAGATCAAGGTTGAGGCGCTGGCCGCCGGGACGGACAATATACACGGCGCGCAAGTGAAAACCTACGCCACCTATCGTGAAGACCACCACGATACCACACAGCGCGAACTTGTTGAGTGCATCGCGCGGGAGGCAGCTAAGCGGAACGCAACTGTTGTGTATCTCAGTAAGCCGGCGCATCGCCATATCCACGGCGACTATCCTGGCGACACGCCGCGTTTCCTACAGCACTGGTGTTATGCGGCGTTTTTGAGTGCGGCCCGCGCCGCCGGAGACGAGCAGTGAGTGACGACTTCGGCAAACTGCACCAAGCCGACAACTCCGCCAGCCTCAACGGTGTGACACTCCGCGACCTTACCGAGGCTTTCGACGCCGAGTTTGAGAATCGCCTCATCGCAGGCATCTATCATCTACGCGAAGGAGACACCATGACCACAACCCCGAACCCCTTGAAGCTGAAAGGTATGCGCCAAATCGGTCCGCGACGCGGACTATGCCTTATCCCTCGCCACAACGGCGTAGGCGCCCTGCTCGGCGCAGACATAGAAATCACTACTACCGAACCATGAACCTGAGCATGTTAGCCGTGCCGTCTATGAACTCGTGTGCGATTCGCTACTCGACAGACGGATAGATAATCCACACGACCCCGCTCAGCGCAAGGTATGGGTGCGCTGCATGACCGAGGAGCACGAGCAGGAAAGCAATCGTCTCGCCGGGTTCTGAGGGGCCTACTTAGCTGGCGTCAACACCTTCCCGTCACCGTTCGATGACGGCACAGCCGGCTCCGGTGCATACTTCGCTTCGATGGCCTGTTCCGCTTCCGCCATCACTTTTTCAAGTAGCGTCGTGTTAATCGGCGAGTTCAGTTTATCGCCGTCCGGCAACGCCGGCAGGTCGAACAGTGCTCGTGCGTCGTTCGGCGTGAAGTAGCCTCCGAGCGTCCCGAGCGAGCCAGCGTTCGCGCGCTCAAGGGTATCCCCGCGCAGACGGTGGCTCATGTCGATCGCCACGAACTGCCCTGGCGGGTGGATCGCGGTCATCGCGGCTTCGTAACGGCCCGTATAGTCCTGCAACGTGTTTTTCGTAAAGCCTAGCTCCTGCTGCTCGATCCCCCGATAATCGACCCCACGAGTTGTGAACAACCACGCCTTCGGCTAGGAAGGAGTGATTACCCGCAACCGCGAGGTCATAGACTGGCACCTCAACTTTCGAGCGGTCGATTTTGATTACACGCTGCAAGATAACGTCGTCGTACTCCCAACCGTAGCTCGGGCTCTGCCGGCGACCATCCCAGCCGCCAACGTTGCCGCCCGTCCATCCCTCGTCATAGCGCCCTAGTCGTATTGCTGGTCGAGTGACGAGTCGCGCCCGCTTACGCGCGCTATTGGCACCGATACGACTATTGAAGAACACAGTCGAGAGAGCAAGTTGATACTTCTGGCCCGACCGCACACGACGGCCAGCAATCACCGCGTCACACGGCGGTCGTCCCAGGTGGACTCGTCCAGCCGGAACACCCACTTGGATGCACAAGTGGCGGATATCCTCTAGCAGGAGTCGGTTACACGATGCGAAGCTAATCGCCCCTGCCTTGTTGACACTCCCGTCTGCGTCGAGATATCCGCGCAGGAATGCTAGCTGTAGCTCCGGCTTGAGTTCGTACACCCAACCCGGCACTCGCTTTGTATGCGCGTCGCCCGTGAACCCGCAGTCGTCAAGCAGTTCGCGTGCGTCGGCCGACGAGAAGCGCGTCCTCGTGCCTGTGCGTATCCCCCGATTGGGTGCGTTGTCTGTGTAGGGTTCTACGCCGAACTCATCGCGTACGACCTGGCAGTAGTGCTCCATGTGATCGGGCTTGCTCTCGTGGGCGAGCTCGAAACGGTTTTTGTCCTGTGAGCCATCGCCCGTGTAGAGTCCACAAAGCTCCATCGCGCCGACCGTAAGCTGGCGCCCATTGGGCGCATACTCATCACCCTGGTCCCCGAAGCCATGAGGCACGAGCAGGTAATCCTTGATCGTAACCTCATCGGCGCGAACCCAAACCGTTTCCCAGGCGCAGTCGCCACTCGCACGGCCCTCTGGCCGTCCAAAGTATCGGCGCACTGGCAAAACATGGTTTGCCGTCAACTTGACAGTGCGAGCCGATGTCTGGATGCTCAGGAGAGGCTTGTGGCCGGTTAGTTGCCGCGAGACGACCGTTGCAGGCTCGATCCCGCGCTCACCGAGCGACCAAACCTCCTCGCCAGCCTGAATCTCGCAGATTGGCCGTGGTCCCTGCGTCGTGAACACCTGCGCTTCGGCGGGCAGACACGAAACTCGTTCAGTCAGTCCGATCATGTGCGGGGGGCACCGAAAGATCGTGGATGCGATCTCTGATGCCGACCATTGAAGCGATTCTAGGAATTGGGAGTCCTGCGGGGATATCGTGATCGGCTTGATTTCCGTGTCACCCGTCACGACGGCTGGAAGATGCGAGCTATTCAAGCCCTGGTGCGCCGCCATAAACGAGCGAACCATTTTCTTTGTCTGGTCCGGCGACAGGTCACCCTTGACCTGGATCACGATCGACGGGTTCGCGCTATTGCGGAAGTACTGTAGCCCATAGGTGGACTGCGAAAGCGACTTGCTAAACGCCAAGCGCTGCGCCTCAATTGGGTTAATGCCTTCCAACATTCCCGGAAGCCAGAGGAGCTTGACGTGAAATACATCTTGCCTTGGCACAACTTTATTGAAGAACCGATACTGGAGTTCTCCTTTACGCAGCCGTTCGACATGCGCACTGTCGGCCGGTATGGGCTTGATCTGCGTCGGGTAGAGCTGCTTGTCGCGGCTGATGATCTGGCCGAAGAAGTTGCCACGAATGGCGAGGGACGCGACGAACTGGACGATCCAGTCGAAAAGCCCAATCTCGCAGTATGGTTCGGTGAGGAGGGGAGAGGGTTTTAGCTCTTTCGCCTTTCGTAGTACCCTGTTGTTGAGCAGCAGAACGGGGGAGTTCGCTACCGAGCTAGAAAGAAGGTTAGCGCATGAGTAGACGGTCGCTATCGAGAGCGCCGCCTCTTGGCTTACACCCATGCCTCCAGACCCACCGAATCCCCCGATTTCTGAGTTCGTAGGCTACGGGGGAACGCTGTTGCCCCATTCGGTGCCCGGCCGCGCCGCGCGTGCGTCCATTGTCTGTGACAGCGCGCGAAGGATCAACGACATTCCCCTAAACCACCTCCCCCACTAATGCTATAATGGGTTTATGACCAAACCAAAGGATGACCAACGCTGTCCGCGATGCCTTATCCGCCCCAAGATACCTGGGGTCGGCCGCCGTGTTACGGCACTTGCCGCACATGTGGCAAGCCGGCGCCAAAAGAGGGTAAGTACTACCGAACCTACTGCCGTAGCTGCGAGCCTAAGCGCGAAAACTGCTCGCAATGTGGCAAGCCACGCGATGGCTCACATGCTTCATATTGCGTCGCGTGCTTCAAAGAATATGAGCGAGACTGGGCGAAGGCGAATCCCGAGAAAGTCCGCCTCAAGGAAAGGGGATGGCGCAGCCGTAACGTAGAAGCACTTCAGCGCAAGGAACGCCGTCGGACTCTAGCCAAACATGATCTCACAACCGATGAGTTCGCCACGATGCTCGCCGCTCAAGACAGCCGATGTGCCATCTGTCACCGAACGGCCGCAGAAGCTGGGCGGCCGTGGGACCCGTCTCCACGTCGATCATTGCCATGCGACGGGCGCGATTCGCGCATTGCTCTGCAATCATTGCAATATCGGGCTCGGGTGTGCTGGCGATAGTCCCGAGCGTCTGCGTGCCATGGCTGACTACCTCGAACGGCACTCTAAGAAGCCTGTCGAGTCCGTCGCGCCTGACGTTCTACCCGTTTCAGCTTGATCTTCGCACGCAGGTCATGCTGCGCGGTCATAGCCAGCTTGATTGGATTCAGTCCCTCAACCGCTATGCCCACGATCACAAGCAGGAAGGCGGCGGCGATAAGCGCCCAGCCTCGGCCCGCAAGTTCGTAGATGCCGAGCGTAAAGGCGGCGATGGCTATGGCGTCGATGAGATTTGAGAGCATCAGCACGCGCCTGTGTACTCGTGGCGTGTTCTTCCCGCGAAGCGGCACTCGATGCTGGGGCCGTCCTTCAAGTGCATACGGACCTTCTTGTGCTGCTTGTTTAGGCCCAACATCATGCACTGACAACCTTGAACGGGCCATGCACATAAGGCGTTAGCTCCTCTACCGCACCGAGAGCAGTAAGGAGCTTTGCTTCCGGCGTCTGTTTGGTATCCCGCAACGCATAGAGCGCGTCCGTTGCTTCCTGCCGAGTCGCCGCCAACGTAGACCTTGCCATCGTGCTCGATGCCCGCAATACAGGTCATCGCTGCACCGTCTCTCGAGGCGCGAAGTCCCATACCGACTTGCCGATGACCGGCCCCATTACCTCATGGTGCCCTGTCTCCTGCGTCTCCGTCAAATACAACATGACGGTTTTCCAGCCCCGATCATCGTTCCATGTACGGTAGATGACGTTGCCTGCATCGTCGGTGACTTGTTGCCGAGGTCGCTCATCCGCGCACTTCTTTGGCTTTCGCCGGAGCGAATGGCTGATCGGGGGATTGCGCAAGCCGATGTTTGTCAGCCTTCGGCAGACGAGCGAACCATGCTCGCATCACCTTCACTTCGTCGTTGCTCATAGTCCCACCAACCAACACGCCAGTCGGCGCCGCGTCAGGACCAAAGAAGCTCGTAGGGTACAACTCCGTGAGTACCTGGAGCTTGTCCACCGCAACGCCGAGGGCGACGGCTATGTCCTTGACTTCGCCGCTCTTGTATGGTCGCCCGGTCGATTCGTGGACGACCGCTAGTTGCAGCGAGTGAACCACGGCCTCCTGTGCTGCGACTAGTTGCTCACGCCAGTCCTCGTCCCAGCCATAGTCCTTAGCCGCAGTCTTCCGCACGTGCGTTGTTTTACTGCCGCCTTCCAGTGTCACCTTTACAGCGCTTGTTTCGTGGCTTGCCATCTCGTCCTTTCCTGCCCAAACGGGCGATTGTGTAACACCGTCTCGCTATCTAGCGCGTTCACAAGACTGCAACTGAAGTTTTACCCTATCGGTCATTGTCCGCTAGTCCTCCTCCACTCGCTGTTATTTCTCGGTCAGCGAGAACCGTACTAATGAGTAAATGCGCCAGATGGGACTCGAACCCACATCCGCCTCCTTGAAAGAGAGGTGCTGGGGACCGGGTTACGGTCTCTACCAATTCAGCTACTGACGCAAGATGAGTAGGGCGGCTAAGAGCGAGTGGCCCTCACCGCGCCCGAAGAGAAGCGTTACTGCGAAGGGATGGCCGGGACTCCCGATTCGCATGCTTACCTATTGATCGTTCGTTGCACCACACCCCCAATGCTACACCAGTGGCGTATGCTTTACCTTATAGCAGCGACCAAGCCACATCCACCACCTGGAGAACATCGGCGTCCACTCAGTCTCAGGCTCCTCGCGGGTCTCATAGCCCGTGGCGAACTTAATGGGAATGAGCTGGCGAATACGACGAATGCATTGCATGGTTTCTCCTCCGGTCTAGAATAGTCCGGCTCGACCAGCCATTATCGAGGTACGCTCTAAGCTGGCCCATTTTACAAGCCTGATGCGATCAAGTCACGCTCGATCGCCGCCCGGCGAGTGTTCGCCCGATTCTTCGGATAATAATACTTGTCCCAATGACACAGCATGCAACGTGCGTTGCCACAGCTATGAGGGGTGCGCTTGCGCATGAACCCCATACCGAGATAACAGTGACAGGAATCCTCATCCGCTGTTGGTGGTACTGGCGCGAGTGCGCAGTAAGAGTAGGCGCCGTCGAATGCCTCGTGCTTGGCGATCTCTTCCCGCCATCTACGGAGCATCAAGTCCCGCTCTGCGTGCCAGCGCTGCATACCATCCTCACCTTAGAAACGCGCCCCGCTGCTTGCCTACCGGCTGCGATCCGGCTTCAGCGACTACCGGCTCGTAGGCTGGTCCTCTTTTTGCTCACCGCCTCACGACGGATCAATGCTTGGCGTCTGAGGTAGGGCCGCAACCCCCATGCTACCAGACCTGTTCGTACAGCGCAATCTCGCTTGACCGAACCGTGAACGTCTTCTCATCCAGCCCCGTCAGCTCGACGGCTTCGTCCTTCTCGAAGGCCACAACGACTGGCCTGATGTCCCGGACTTCACGGGCGAGCCCGCAGTGGAGCATGATGCGACCCGAGACGGGCTCCAGGGGTTCCGGTGCTGGTTCGGGAGCCGGGCTTGGCGTCGGTTCGCCTACGGGTTCCGGCGTCGGAGTCGATTCTGGGATAGGAGCAGGGCTCGGTTCCAGGGCTGGTTCCGTGGCCTCAGCGACCGGCTCCGCGAGTGCGGTTGATGCCTCCATTGACAGCCTTCCTTTCATCGAGTAACGTATGTAAGTACATGGTCGAGCCGACCGTAGGACAACTCATGGGTATTGGTAGACGTGACCGGGAAGCCCGAATGGTAGTGTCTCAGTTTGGGATTCGTCCCCACGGGACAGGTTGCGGGGTCTAGTGTCGCTGGCAACCAATCCAGCGGCCCCGGCGCGGACGGTAATCCAACGCCGGGGCCTTGACACCGGGAGGTCCCCCGATGCCCGACGAGAACCCTACCCCCGACGAGCCTGCGCGCGACTTCGGCAACCTCGAACGCGACGCGCTGTATCTGTTGACCGATCCCGGCCGTCTGCCGCCGCTCTGGGCGGTCCCGGACATGGGACGGGAGCTGAACTACTTCGACCCGGACTGCGTGATCGAACCCCTGCTCCGCGCCGGGTTGATCTACCGGACCTCGGATGGGTTCGTGTTCGCCACACCCGCCGCGTACCATCTGGTCGCGTTGACCGGCCACGTGATCTGACGGATGCCTGCCAAGAAATCGGCGGCGATCCAGGCCGTCGGCGAGGCGATCCGGTCGGCTCGGCGAGAGCGCGGGTACGCACAAGAGGCGTTCGCGGCTCGCGTGGGGTTGGATCGCAGCTATCTCGGGGCGGTCGAGCGTGGCGAGTTCAACATCACCATCGACACGCTCTTGAAGATCACGGACGGCCTCGGCGTGTCCGCGAGCATGCTGCTTCGCCGAGCACGGCTCTGAGCATCCCAGGGGCGCCATGCCGCAGGGCCGGGCGTGGCGCCGTACCGCTGGACATCACAGTACCTCGGAGTTCTAACAGATGGGCGTAGGCTGTGCCGCTTGCGATCAGCGAGCAAGGAGAAGCCAAATGGCGCTGCTGTTTGACGAGTTTGGGACGAGGCGGATCGAGCTGGATGTCTTGATGTGGCCTGGATTCGACCATGGATTCAAGGAAGGCGAGCTGTCCGGTCTGTACGGAGCGCTCAACACCGATGATCTCTTCGAGTCCTGTGAGCTGCGCGCCAACATCGGAGCGGAGTTCGAGAGCGAGCATTGGCGGTACGACATCTCCACGACTCGCATCCACGTGTCGAGTAAAGCCTTCCAGGACTTCAACCAGCTCGACAAGCGCGTTTTGGTCCTTCTTGAGGAAACGAAGCGCTTTCTAACGCCAGCTCGGCTCCCATTCTTGACGGCGAATCGCGCTCTTGTGGCGGGTGTCATCCCCGAGGGAGACCCGGAGAAGGACGTGGCGGAGCGTGTCCGGGCGAAGCTCCTTTCACGACGTATCACGCAGGGAGCCGACGGGGAGCGCGCCATAGATGCCCTTCCTGGCGAGCTGGCCGGAGTTGGCCTAACGCTTGTCGGAGATACTGAGACCTATCACTGGCACGCCAACATCGGTCCAGTTCATTCTCCGACCTCAGACCTTACGATCAGCGCGGATCTGTATTTTCCACCGCCAGATGAGCGTCCAGAGGAGGCCATGATCTCCGACAGGCTACGAACTGCCTACGACTTCCTCAGAACAAACCTATTGGAATTTGCCGAGAAGAGCCTAAGCTAGTCATCAGGAGCCGAACAATGCCCGAACATCTCCGCAACGACGACCATCCCAGTGGCGAAAGCTCCCGCGTTGCTCGTGCCCGCCGACGTGACGCTCGCAGGCATCATTGCGACGTTGCAGAGCCCGACCGAGCGACCGAGTTCGAGCGCTTCAAGACGCTCGCCGGACGCCGCACCGAAGCCCTGGAATCAGAGGAAGACGAGCCAAGCACAGACAGCTAGGGATCAGCGATGAGCTGCCTTGCTCCACCGCGCCTTCGCGGCGCGTTTGGCGGACTCGCTTCGCTCCTCGGCTGTCAAGGTTGCCGCGCGGGCCTTCCCGCCCTTCTGACCGCCCTTGCGCCCGCGTGCGATGGCTTTGGGGTCCTTCCCGGCATTCGGGTCGGGGTCCTCGACCTGCCCCGTGGCGATGTCCACGATGAGCTTTCCGAGCTGGTTCGGGTCGCGCGGCCGTCGTGGATGCGTGGTCATACCGAGCATCGTAGCGCTGCTGTTGGAGGGAGTTTTTCCGTCCGACGTATCACGCATAATGTTCAGTATGAACAGGTTGTCCACCGAGAAGCGCGCCGCGATCCTCGGAATGATGGTTGAGGGCAACAGCCTTCGCGCGACGACCCGCATGGCAGGCTGCTCGATCAACACCGTCTCGAAGCTGCTGCTGGACATTGGTGAGGCATGCGCCTCCTACCAGGACGAGCATCTACGGGACCTGCCATGCAAGACGATCGAGGCAGACGAGATTTGGTCGTTCGTCGCCTACAAGGAGCGAAACAAGCCAGCCGAGATGAAGGGCACGTTCGGCACCGGCGATGTCTGGACATGGACGGCGCTCGACGCCGACTCCAAGCTCATCGTGTGCTGGTACGTGGGCGACCGGAAATACGAGGACGCCGCCGCGTTCATGCTGGACCTCAAGGACCGTCTACGCGACCGCATCCAGCTCACGACGGACGGGCACGCCGCCTACCCGAATGCGGTCGGCCTGGCGTTCCGCCACAACATCGACTTTGCGCAGCTCATCAAGCAGTACGCAGCGGACCCACGCACCGGACAGGCTCGCTACAGCCCGCCAGTCTGCACAGGAGCGCGCGTCCGTGTCGATCGCGGCAACCCGGACCCCGCGAAGATCAGCACGTCCTACGTCGAGCGCCAGAACCTCACGATGCGGATGGGTATGCGCCGCTTCACACGGCTGACCAACGGCTTCTCGAAGAAGCTCGACAACCACATGGCCTCCATCGCCCTGCACTTCATGCACTACAACTTCGGCCGTCCGCACACCAGCCTCAAGAACCCCTACCCGCGCACGCCAGCGATGGCCGCAGGCGTCGCCGACCACATCTGGACCCTGCAAGAGATCGCGGGGCTACTCGATTGAAACTGAGGCACTACCGCCCGAATACGCGGTGATCTTCTGCGCCGGCATGATGAGGAGGCCAAAGAGCTTCGGATCGTTGAAGGCTAAGGATCTAAACGAGCGCAAGCTAATCTTCGGATGCGATTGTGGTTGTCGTGGCGACTGGTCACTCGATGATGCGGGGCTATATGAGCGTCCGGCCCTCGACTCGCTGCTGGGGAAAGCGACGTGAGACGCAACCTAAGCATCAGCTTCGAGGAAGCCTTTATCGAACGCCTAGACTTGGAACGTGGCACTATCTCGCGGGGCCGCTGGATCGAAGGCGAGCGAGCAATCGCGCCAAATACTACCGCTGCCGAGATTGGCTCAATGGCCGCCAATGCCTTCGGTGCCATGGTTGCCGCCGAGAACGATAACCTCCGGGCAGCACGCGCTCAACCATCACCGCTCGCCCATCCCGTCGAGACCCTTGGCGAGATCGATGAGCACGTCACCGTGGAAACCCGCAAGCCCTCCTCGGTATCCCCTAAGCTGAGCGCAGACATCAAACCCTAACCGAAGCAAACCAAACCCAAAACACGGAGACAAACACCATGAGGCAGCTACAACGACAGGGCGACGTACTTCTAATCCCTATCGACAGCATCCCCGCGAACGCAACAGCCGTCGCCCGGGACGCCCGCGGGCGAATTGTGCTCGCTGAGGGTGAGCGCACTGGGCACGCGCACTGTGTTCTCGACGATGCCGCGACACTATTTCGCCAGGATGATCTCGACGAGATGGCCGACCGTTTCCTACATGTGCAGGCCGAGTGCGGACTTATCGACGCTTGGCGGTGCCGTGACCGGCGGCGAGACATCGTATGCTGGATGCCCGCATACCAAAACACGGACCGCATCGAAGCGGCCGACTATGCAATTCTCGCCCGCGAAGACATACCTGGCGTCATTGTCGAGCACGAGGAGCACCTACATTTCGTCGTGCTGCCCGGGGACCACATCATCCGGCCGAAGCGTGAATACCAGCCAGAGGCCCCACGTCAGGTGATGGACTGATGGCGGCTCTAATTGGTGACAGGATGCTTCGCTGATGGGCAAGCTCACGAAACTAACCCCAAGCCAAACCAAGCATCTCGCGGCGAGTTATGAGGAATGGCTATCCGTCGGCCGCTGCACCGAACCAGCCGATCGGCCAGCAATGGAGACAGCGGTCCGCGCGATGTACGCCGAGATTGGCCAGCCTCCACCAGCAGTCGTCTGGCTGGACTCTCCGTTGGCTGGCGTGTGTGGCTCCTGGTTCCTATCAAACCTGTTGAAGACGTTGCGCAACGACGCAAACCAGCTCGGGGACCAGCTCAGGGACCAGCTCAGGGACCAGCTCGGGGGCCAGCTCAGGGGCCAGCTTGGGGACCAGCTCAGGGGCCAGCTCGGGGACCAGCTCTGGGACCAGCTCTGGGGCCAGCTTGGGGGCCAGCTTGGGGACCAGCTCAGGGACCAGCTCAGGGGCCAGCTCAGGGACCAGCTCAGGGACCAGCTCTGGGGCCAGCTCGGGGGCCAGCTCAGGGGCCAGCTTGGGGACCAGCTCAGGGACCAGCTCTGGGGCCAGCTTGGGGACCAGCTCAGGGGCCAGCTCGGGGGCCAGCTCAGGGGCCAGCTCGGGGGCCAGCTCAGGGGCCAGCTCGGGGGCCAGCTCAGGGACCAGCTCAGGGGCCAGCTCGGGGACCAGCTCTGGGACCAGCTCTGGGGCCAGCTTGGGGGCCAGCTTGGGGACCAGCTCAGGGACCAGCTCGCACAATGCTGGTGGGCACAGCATGAAGCCGCGTGGATCGCATTTTACTTGTGGCCCGAGACGAACCTAGCCGTCAACTACAAGGAACAGGTAAGTCGGCGTCTCGCCCTTTGGGAGACAACCGCGCGGTCTAGCTCATGGTGGTGGCCGATGATCGGCTTGGTTGTCCTTACGGAGCGACCATCCAACGTGTCCGTAGATGGTGAGGGCCGGCTACATGACGAGCGAGGTCCAGCGCTCGGCTACCGGGATGGGTGGGGCGTATGGTCGATCCACGGTGTACGAGTGACACCAAAGATTGTCGAGCACCCAGAGAGCCTAACGGTGCAAGAGATCCGGGACGAGCCGAACGTGGAGGTTCGACGGGTGATGCTCGAACGGTTCGGTGCGGACCGCTTCATGGCGGAAAGCAACGCTGAGCTTATCGGCGAGGATGATTGGGGGAAGCTGTGGCGGATACCCGACGCGCCAGATGAGCCAGACGGTAAGCCGCTGGTGCTCGTTGAGATGCTGAACTCAACCCCGGAGCCAGACGGCTCGGTACGCACATACTATGAGCGTGCTCACCCTGACGTGCAGACACCTTTGGCGGCGTTGGCTTGGCAGGCGAACATGAGCGAGAGCGAGTACATGCAGATGGGGGCGCAAACGTGAACCGCATCCTGAATGCGCCGGATGACTCGTTCGCTGGTGTAAGTGCGATGATACCCGCAGAGCTTGGCCGTGTCGGCTACTCTTTCAACTCCGATATCCCCGTGCCGGCCGGCAGCACAGTCATCGGGGATTATCCCCTTGACACAGGGTCGGATATCAGCTAGAGTCCTTCTTAGTGGACTCTTTTGCCTTTGGTTTCCGGGCTTTTTGGGCCTCTGCGCGCACCGCTTCCCGTGCTTGCTTGGGGAACATTCGCTGCGCGACCTGCTCGTTTGTGAGGTCGTGGGCCTTGGGCTTCGCTCGTGGCATGGTGGCTCTCTGATGGAGTCTACGACGCTTGTGGGCCTGATCGAGGAGTTCGGCAGCGAGGAGAAGTGCCGCGCCTATCTTGAGGATCTGCGTTGGCCCGCTGGCCCCGAGTGCCCGCGCTGCGACGAGCCGACCACCGTTTCGCGGATCGCCTCGCGCAACCAGTTCGAGTGCGACAAGTGCCGCTACCAGTTCTCGGTCACGGCTGGGACGCTGTTCCACGACTCGCACCTGCCGTTGTGGAAGTGGTTCCTCGCGGTCTACCTGATGTGCGAGAGCAAGAAGGGCATCAGCGCCAAGCAGCTACACCGGATGCTCGGCGGCTCGTATAAGACGAGTTGGTATCTCTGCCACCGCGTCAGAGCGGCAATGGGCGAGGACGAACAGCCGCTACTGACCGGCACGGTGGAGGTTGACGAGACCTACGTCGGCGGCAAACGCAAAGGCTACGGCGCCGGATATCGCGGGAACAAGGTCATCGTGGCCGGTGCGATCGAGCGCGGCGGCGACATACGCCTACGGCTCGTCCCGAACACCCGCCGCCACAACCTGGAGCAGTTCATCGACTCCACCGTCTCAGACGACACGGAGGCGGTCTACACGGACGAGTTGAAGTCCTATGACGGCATCGCGGGCGAGAACCACCAGACCGTCGAGCACAAAGCCGAAGAATGGGTGCGGGGCGAGGTTCACACGAACAGCGTCGAGTCTGCCTGGAGCCTGCTCAAGCGCTCGATCGTGGGGACCTACCACCATATGAGCGTCAAGCACCTGCCCGCGTATCTGGCGGAGATGGAATGGCGCTTCAACCGCCGCGAGAACCCCTACCTATTCAGAGACACGCTGCTGGTGCTCCTCCACGGAGACGCGCTGCCCTACAGCGTTCTGATCGAACGCGACGACCCCGGCGAGCGCCAGCGCGAGAACGACGCACTCATGCGGCGAGAGGCGAAGCGTCAGGCACGCCAGCAGCGCCCGTGCTAGCGGCCTTCGCCGCGCTCGATCTCGGCCGCAAGGTCTGCGAGGGTCGCTCCGTAGCACCGTAGAAGGGCCATCATGGTCGGGTAGGCGATGCCTGCGCCATGCTCAACCGTGGATATGTGCCGTCCGCTGACGCTCACGGCTTCGGCCGCCTGCTCCTGCGTCTTGCCAGCCTTGCGTCTGATCGCCGCGAGCGCCCCGCCGAGAGCGAGGTAATCATCAGCGGCGCCCGTCATGCGCAGCGCAGCGTATCTAGCCGCGTTCGACCTCGGCGGCCAGCTCCGCGAGACTCGCCCGGTAGAACCTCAGCAGCGCCATCATCGTCGGGAAGGCGATCCCGGTCCGGCCCTTCTCGACCGTCGAGATATGACGGGCGCCAACATTGACGGCCGCGCCCGCTTCGGCCTGGGTGCGGCCTGCTCGGCGACGTAGCGCCGCGAGCGCTCTACCGAGCCGCACATAGTCGTCTGCGGGATCGATCATCTATCTGGACTCAATGTGAGACATCAAATCTGCTACCGTTTGGCCGCTTGTACAAACGGCGGGACCGTTGGGAGGTTACCCCGACGGCCCCGCCTACATCGACAGAGAGCTTGCTCTGCCAATGCCGAAGCAGGATACCGATGGGCTTGATTTTGACGCCGAGCGCGCGATAGTCGCGCGGCTCTTGGAGGACACGTCAAAGCTCGTTGCACGCGACCGGCTCTACGCGACCGCTCCGAGCATCACACCCGAGCGACTGGACGCCGCCGTTGCGTCGCTGGCACGAGCGCGTGTCCTGTTGATCCAGCGCGACGGGCTGCGCGCTACCGGAACGCTCAAACGCTTGGCTGCTCTGCGCATGGTCGTCTTCTGATGCACCGTCTCGAACTCAACGTGACCGCTGACGAGTTCCGCGAGCGCCTGGCCGCCGCCAAGCGCCAGAACCTCAGCATCAGCGACCACCTCCGCATCGCACTCGGGATGCAACCGTTCGGCGACCAGCCGCTATACGAGGTGGACCGCGAACCTCGCGGACGCCTGCAGCTCGTGCATAGCGAGCGGCAGGCACAGCGGCAGGCACAGCGGCGATAACATCGGCGATCGATTCACGCCACGGAGACGATCTTACGATTCGCCGAGGATCGCCTTCAGCACCTCCACGCGCTGCTCGATGTAACCCGCGAGTCGGTCAAAGTCGCCCTGCGTGGGGTCGGGATGTGCGGGCGGAGGCTTGCCGTCGAACGCGTCCGACTTCAATGGCAATTCAGCGATCAGTCGGTGTTGCACCTTCACGGACCATGCCGCCGCCCGTTCGGTGAGGCGCCTGAGCATCGCAGTCGGATCGGGGGTAAACATCGACAACGAGTCGAGGATAAACGAGGATTCGCCTGCGAGCCGCCGCTTCTGCTTATTGATTGAGATCCCGAACTCCGTCCCCCGCTCGCGCTCATGGGAAAGCCACGCCCGAAGCTCGGGGCTAAGCTGCTCGGCGCGTAGCTCGCCCGTCGCCTCATGCTTGCTCTGCTCGCGCTGCGCACCGGGAATGACCCGCGCGGGTATTTCGCGCGCAGGTCGATGCGACGGTGCGGAGACGGGGCGCTTGGGCGCCGCAGAAGGCGCGGGCGGTTGGCCGCGAGCAATAGCAGACCAGTGTTTGACGCGCTCCGGCCCAAGCGCCACCAAGCCCACGATGATCGTGGCGGTAGCCGCCAACACCACCCCAAGCGTATGGGACTGTGTGATCCCAGCGTCCCTCAGCCATTTGACCGCACCCGGAGCGCCCTGAGCCGTCTCGATCAACCCAAGAACGAAGGTCAACGCCAACAGTCCTCGGAACGAGAGCCAGGAGATACGCAGGGCACGTGCCACGATCGGCCCGACTCTAGCATGTGACCCTGCATCAACGGGATAGTCCCCCAGTCATCTACATTGAATGTGCTAACTGCGTCCTTGGCAAGCACGGACTTGCAAGTCACGTTTCGCCTCAGTGCGACTGCAACTGTCACTCGTAAGGCGAGGATACGTCTTCACCATTATCCAGCATTTCCTGATAGATCGCGTTTAGGTCGTATACTTCCGGGCTACTCGGCCGATAGGCCGCTGCGCGCTCAAAGGCCATAACAGACGCGACGGCAAGGTCGATCCGGCGCGGACTGTATTTCGCATCCTTAGAAAGCTGCGAGCCGGCCGATGTAACCTTCAAGACCGCGTTCTCGACATGCCTAGCTAGGTCAGGGTTAGCCGAGTGCGTCAGACCACCGTTCGTGATTGCCTCGCCGAATCGTGTGGTAGCAGGGATCATGCGCGCTGGCCGCTGGGGAAAGTCGAGGACCGGCAGACCCTCCTTCTCAAGGATTTCGAGGCTCCGCGCCCATCGGTAAGAATCCGCGACGATCTCACGCACCTGCCAGCGTTTACATGCCTCCCTGATTTCGTCCTCTACATCCTCGATCGGCACCTGCCAATCCGGCGGACTCATCGGTGTAGGCTCCCATGATTTCACTACGTCGAGATGCGCGGTCTCACCGAGCGCGACAACTACTAGGGCGGTCGCATCAAAGTTAAACGACCCGTCGAAGCCGAGAACCACCTCCGCGTGATCCTCGATCAGCCGGTCACTCTCGGACGCTTTCCATCGTTCCGCAGATATCCACCGCTCTGCACCGGCGGCAACGACTTCGTTTAGATAGTAGCGACGAGATTCCCACTCAGGAGTCGTTGGATCGGCGATCTCGTCAAGCAGCCGCTCAACATCAAGCCACGTCGAATCGCCGCGCACAATCAGCAACGCCTCGCGGATCGCAGACCTGTCGGTGATGTCCTTGACTGCCGTCGCCTCGCGGCTATCGTAGTAAATGTCCTTGAGTTTGCCGGTACGCCACGCCTCAAAGGTTTCCTCAGCCGCCGACCCCTCACCGGGAAGGTGTGCGTTGGTAATTTCCATCGCCCGCGCTTCGCCATCACGCGCCTTCGCAAGGTTGCGTTTGATGACTTTCGACATCTCGATACCGTCATTGTTTGTCAGCCACAGATGCGAATTGTGGGTGACATGGCCGCCCTCGCCTACGAGAAACAGATGATCCGACGCGTCCACCGCTACACAGCGGACTGGTACGGATTCAACTGCTTCAATCGCGCTGACAGTCACCCAGTCAGGCCCTCGACGATGTTGGTTGACGCGAGCGACCTTCCGGGGAAGGCTAAACGGCACGAGCCCTCCGCGCGGAGTAAAGGAAACACGATGAGAGCCACCCGTACGGCTCCGCGAGTCGGGCGCAAAGCTATGGCTAGCCACCTGCCCGAGAGTGCGGAGCAGGTATAGCACATCGCTAGCCAACTGATTAGTGCCGACAAAGATGCAGCCGCCATCTTTCGTTACGCACCCATCACTGTCCATCAGTCCACGTAGAAGCTCGCTCCGCTGCTCGATCGAACCTTCGAAGTAGCAGGTTGGCACATGCTTGTCGTAGAAACACGGCAGCGCGCGGAGTGCTTCCCCGAACTCTGTTCCCTTATGAAAACCCGCGCGTCCTGACAGTGCTATCCGACAGGCGCGCCGTCGTTGAGGCACGCTCCGCGCCGCGACATCACGAGCAGCAAGTTGGGCCACGATCTCAGGGGCGTCATCATCGCTCGCCGTGAGATACGGCTGCCCCCTGTTACCGTCGCCGAGCCACAGTCCTAGCGCATACGGATCAACGAGGAACGTGGAAGGCGGGCGGTCCCAAGCACTAGGAGCCGGGATACGAAACTTACGGCCGTCAGCGACCATCTCGGCTGCGGATCGGACCCGAGGCTTAGCGCCCGATCCCGCCAACCTTGTCGCCCATAGATGACCGTCGCTGGCTACAACGCTCGTCCCATCCTCAAAGCAAACCCGGAAGCAGGCGCGATCATACTGGACCGGCGTTGCCTTCAAGACCACAGTCGCTCGACCATTCCTACCGAGCAACTGGTCGCCCGGCTGAACATCGCCCATCGTCGTCCAGCCGCCGGGAGTCGGTAGCGGTGTATCGAGTGCCAGCGCCTCATTGGCGATCACGAATGTGGCCCTGTTGCCCTCCAGGGCCGTCGGACTCGATGTTACAGCCTGTATCTGCCCGACGCCGCGAGCGTAAATCTTCTCCTTGCCGACATCGATCGAGAACTCTTTGATCGCGTCTTTGCTGAACATGCCCGGAAACAGCAGCATCGTGTTCCGAGTCTGCTCAAGCGTCACGGCCGCGACCTGAATCCACGGCGCAGGGTGCTGAATCGCAATCGGCGAACCGTCCGATGCCCATCCACCGAACCTGCAAGGTCCGCATAGCTCAACAGCAGCGAGGGAGGCGAGGAATGGATCCTTCCCCCATCCCTTCATCCGCCGGAGAACACCACGACGATGAATGAGACGGCCCCTAGCGTCGATCTCATACCAGCGCAGGACCACCCGCGCCTGTTCATCGGTGTAAGCCCACAGTTGGCCCGCATCGGGACCGTCCGGTTGCTGGAGATATTCAGCAGTCCATTGCAAGACGGCCCAGCCGAGAGTGCGGTTATCGGCTGGTGTCTTGTCGGGTAGCGACTGGATCGCCACAAGGGAGTGTGCCGGATGCGCTCGCCGCCAGTTCGTGTCTCCACAGCGCTTGGGCTTGGCACAGTAGCGCGCCCGAGCGGGACGGCCCTCGATCGACTCATTACAATGCAAACAGCGACGATCAGGCAACCCTAGCGCCCTTCCCCGAGTTGCAGCCCCGATGCGCCGCCGCAAGCTCATTCTTGTTCGCTTCGCGCATCTGGTGCTGACCGAAGCGCGGGATTAGGTGATCTGCGGTATCGGCACCCGGTAGACCGCAGATATGGCAGATCCCGTGGTCGCGTTCGATCACTTCACGGCTGATCCGGCCCCAGTTCGGCCCAAACCGCTGCTTAGTGGTCCCCCGCTGGTTCTGTGGGTCACACCGCGAGCAGTAAGACCCCGAGCGAATCGGACCGCCGCAACCCAAACAAGGCCGGCGCAGACGGCTCACCGCTTAGCGGCCTTCCTGTACTTCGCCATTAGCGCAACCGCTGGCGGCTCCTCCGCTGCGTCGCTGTGCTCCAAGATCAACCGGGCACGCCGACGATCACCCTCCGTCGCCAGCAGACAGCTCATCATGTTCATAACGACCGCAATAGCGTTCGCGTTGAGCTTATCGCCATTCAACTGACGCGACAGCAACTCGCACGCCACGCCAGCCATCTCACGGTCCGAAGGCTCGTAGAACACCGCCTGGCCCGACATCATTAGCGAGTCATACAGCGCTTTCGCGCGCGGATGCCAGCTATCGTCGGCCGGTGGAGCTAGCTCCGCGTCGGGCGCACGAGGGATCTCAACCACCTGCGGAATCGACTCTTTGTTGCGTCTACGTCGTTCAGACGGCCGCTTGGGAATTGGTCCATCGCCCGGCATTTTACCTCCAAAGCCGGGACCCGTACCGACCCCCGCGCGACTGCGGGCGGGTCAGGTAGGACACGCCACACCTTTCCGACCCGGCGTGTGAGGAATAGGCAGAGGACCACGACTCCGACTCTCAGCCTCCAGCGCGGCCGGGATCGCATAGCTTCGCCGCTCAATCAGGACCGGACGGTCTGCTTCCATCGCTGCTGCTCCCTTCGCCTCTCAGGCTGCTGCTCGTTTCGCTGGCCGAACCTGCCACGGCTGAGCCATCCTAGAAGCACGTTTAGGCTCAGCGGAGTTCGGACCACAACCACAGACGCAGCCGTTCTGATACCCGTGACAGACGATCGCTCGGCGTAGTTCGCCGTCGATAGCCACTAGGCGAGCAGGCTGGAAACCTGCATGCGCTAGGCCGCGAGCGATCAACGCCTCATCCGCGGGTCCGTGGGGTTGGCCTTCGCTACATCGCTTGCATGAGCAGCCGAGACTCGGTGACATTGGCCTCCTACCATAGGAGCAGTAGATTGACGACCGCGAGCGAGTAGCAGGCTAGCTATTCCTTGCCGCGACGGGGCCCGTCAAGGATGGCTATACCGAGCAAAGCAACCGTGAGGCAGCCGAGAAACGCGTACTTCAACGGCTCTTTGCGTCGCCCAAGACGCGGGCAGCCTCATTGACCGGCTTGAATGCCCCCAAACCCGTCGAGAACACGTCCTCGCCCACGATCCACAATGGCCCGTCGTTGACCGGATACTCGATTGCGGCCTGCCTGAGCAGCTTCTCGTCTTCGAGCATCGCCGTCAATTCCTCGACCTTGCCGTGAAGCTGCTGTGCTCGTTTAGCCCACACTGCGGCTATAGCTATTGCGCTCATCGCCGCTCCAGCAAGTCCAGAATCCAGTCCACATCCTCAGACGCAAAGCCGCACAACCGGCGTACATCGCTCCTTGAGAGCTTGCCTTCGTTGAGGGCAGCGAGAACGCGATCCTGCCGAGAAACGAAGGTCGCTAGCATCTCCTGGGCCTCGTCTTCGACCTCGCGCCCGTATTCGGGGTCGGTCGGGCGCCGTTTCTGAACCGGCATCATAGCAAAGCCTCTCGGACAGATCGCCGGCGATACTGATTGCCGTCACCGCCACCCGCGAATCGGGAGTTGAAGCCAGCCGCCTCAATCCCCGCGTTCCAGGTGCCAAACTCCGCCACGACAGTGGTCGCGTAGGGCCATCGGTCATCGTTTTCCCAGCGGATAGCCCGCTCATCGTCATTGTTTGCCCGAGCGCGCGCTGGAGCCCAATCGGGGAAGGCTGGCGGCTCATCATGAAGCGCAGCCCATCGACGAATCGCATCAACCAGTGCTTCGCGAGTCCATACCTTGCGTTCCGCGCCATTGTGTCTCGCTGAACAAACCACGCAGCGAATCGGCGCGTTTGGACCACGGCCATCGGAGCCATTCAGCGAAGCGCCACAGTCAACGCAAGGGATCGAATAGAGAGTCCGCTTCCGACAGCGGTCTGAGCACCACTTCGGAGCCCTGCCACGCCTTTGTACTCGCTCGAAAGACGCGCCGCAGCCAGCGCAACGAAACAAACGCACGCCAGTCATCGCCCGCGCACCCCATAGGTGTTTCGGCCGAGAAGACGCCTAACAACACCCTGGCTCAAGCCCGTCGAGAAGCAGATTTGGCGCTCAGTCAAGTGTTTCCCGGCCAACTCCGAGACCCGTGCTCGCTGCTCGTCAGTGCCCTCGTCGTCCGATCCGTTTACACGCTCCTTGGCAGCAGCAACGATCGCGTTCGTCTCGACTTTCCGGCAGAACCGCGGTGTTGTCCGGAGCGCCTTAGCGACCTCATCAACCGTCCAGCCCTTCTTCAACTCGGCTACAACGCGTTTTTCAAGCTGCTCGGCGGTCTCTTCGGTGATCTCGACCATCGGGCGCTTGCGCCAATGTTCTAGATCCGCCTCAGCCGCGTCCTTCACGGCCTTCCTGCCACCGAGCCCCACTTTGCGGTTCCCCCGAGCACACAAAACACACGACTCAGGCTCCCGTGGGATATGGAACGTGTGATTCCATCGTTCCTGCCAAAACTCGTGGGGAAGCTGCTCTGAAGCACCATCCAGGCGCACTCCTGGGGGCATCTTCGAGTCTGGTGGAGCAGCACCGCCGGACGAGTTGAACTGCGATGTGGTGCCCCACGGCAGGAGATACTTCATCTCGAAGAGGATGCGCTGCATCTCGCTCGCTAGCTTCTCGGGATCGTCGGTCATGCCCTCGGCTCACAGACATAGACCTTGACCGCGGCGGGATGCTCGCGCTCGCAGAACTTCCAGGCGGGGTCATCCTCATCGGCTTCCCAATCAGCGGGCGGCCGCTTTGGTGGCTCAAATTCATCTAGCTTTGCTTTAGGATGCGCCTCGATCTGCTCACCGGTCCACGCATCTGCCCCCCAGTCTTCCCATTGCTCCTGCCGACGTACTTGCAGTCGCAGGTGGTAGACCAGTCGAACACCGAGTAGGAGCAGAGTTTGATGCCGATCCGCTGGACCGCCTGCATCATCTGTTCGCGCTCGCTCATGCGGTTGCCTGCGTAGGTTCAACGCCAATCCGTATACGCTCCGCGCGCAAAGAGCCGTAGTGCTTGGACGCGCACTCAAAGCAGCGATCTGCATGGCGAAGCCGGTCATCATGCCCGCAACCTCCGCTGCTCGCAATGCTCAGCCGCTTCCTCCGATGTCTCCTCATGCTCAAAGGATACATCCGGCCTGCCATCGCCGTCAATCGTGATCTCCACACGGTAGTTCCCAACACGCATCCACCAGTGCCGCTCGCTCATCTGCTCGATATGCAGCCAGTGATCGACTACAAGCTCATCGAACTCAACCGGCGCAACATACTGCTCTGACGATATGGCGATAGGGTGCGGCACATCCTGCCGGTGTGCGAGGAACCGCCACTGGTAGCCGGGCTTGAACCGTCCTTTGCGCCAACGCGCACTCATCGGACGAGCCCGCGACCATAACATGCCTTGCACGTTTCAGTGCCGCCAGACGAGCTAAAGACTTTAACCTGCGTGCTGAGATAGAAGCCCTGCATAACAAGCCCACGGCCGACACAGACGGGACAGGTCTGGAGTACGCCGTGGATCAACTCGACTTCGGGCTTGCCGCTTTCCTCCTTGAAGCTCATGCTGCAAACCTATCCAGTTCGGCGTTCAAGTCCTCGCAGATAACCCCTGCAACCAAGCCCAGCGATGACGCATGTTCGACAAGCTGCCGTGCGATATCAACGAAGGCCCATTTGTCCCCTCGCCAAGCGACCACACGCCCATACTCATAGCCTATCGGCTGGTCGGGTTCTCTAAACTCCTCCAGTATGTCGGCTCGCTTCTCGTAGAACTCCAGACGGTCGCAGGTGATCTTACCGTCCTTGCGGGCTTTGGCGAGTGCGATACGGAGATCCACAGCTCGACTCACGGGCCGACCAGCCGCGCAATCCAGTACGACTCGATGGTATGCGCCTTCGTCGGGTTGCCGTCAAGTGCTGCTTGTGAGGCTTCGTCCTGCCAGTCCTCGATCAAGCGCACATGATCTTCGAGCGCCATCGCCATATGCGCTGGGGGTTCGACCGTAAGATCGGGACGTAGACGGCTTGCCGCGCCACGTGTCCGGTGCAGCAGATGCCAGCTAGCGGTCGGCACGCGGCCGCTCCACGGGAGAGTTAGCGCCTGCTGCTTGCTCAAGCCTCCGCCCCCACCGCGCGAGTGACCTCAGCCTCAGCCTGCACACCCTCGCCTACATGCTCCCCGTCACACAACACCCTGAGTGTGGCTGACTGGCCTCCATCCGCATGCACCGTGATACCGGGCCAAAGCGTCTCGCCCTCATCGAAGCCCAAGCGTTGCATGTCGAAGTGCGATAGGCCAATGCCGTACGCTTTGTGGGTCGGGTTCAGTTCGTCATGGCGGTAGACGGCCTCACGAAAGCGTCGCAGGTTCTTTCCGATGGCACTCATTAGAACACCGTCTAATCACGGCAGCGATGGGCAGAGTCAGGACAGTTGCCGAGCGGGTCCGAGCCTTTATCGCATATGCCGTCGCCGCCGCAGTGCGTGCAGTCGCGCTCGGGGTCCCATTCCTCCTCGTGCTCGGCAAAGTCCCCGAAGACAGCGTTGCTCACTTCGCCGCCGCCTTTTCAAGGCGCTTACGCCGCTTACGCAACGCCAACAACGTACGTTCAATCTGCCGATGCTTCGGTGAGTGCGCGTCCACTTCGCCCAGCATATCTTCCGCTCGCGTCTCCTGTGAACGCAAACGCTCAACCTCGCGGTTGCCCGAGCGGCGTTTCGCTGAGGCTACAACATCGCCCTTGCGACGACCTGCTGTGCCGGCAATTGGTTTGGGCGTCCAGCCAGTCACGACGGCCTGTCTCCACGGGACTCTTCAAGCAGATAGTCGTGGACTTCCACCTGCCAATCCGGCGGTGCACCCGGCAGATTGCGCATCTTCTGCTCTTGATCCGGCTGACGAGCCAACGTAACGCCGGCCACCGCCGTCTTTGGTTCATCTCGGATGATCACGCCATCGCCTCAGCCAACTCGACATACTCCTCAACGGACCGTGCCAACTCCACCAACGGAGCTATCCTCGCCTGCCTACGATCCTCCAACCGATCCATGATGTTGACCTGGTCCTTCCCCAACCGACACAAACGCGACAAGCGTTCTGCTGGATTCATCTGCGGGATAGGACACGACAAGCAATCCTGACCCCCATCCTTCAACTCGCACACAAGGCCGCGGTCGAACAGTTGACTCTCGACCCTCAAAGTCGCTTTCAACGCGGCTTCCAGCTCATGCTCATCGCCCGTCAAGTCAATCACCAAGCCAGAACTATAGACCACCGTGTCGAACGGGTCGTCTTGTGCATCCATGAAGTCCTGAAGATGCCACACGGCGCGGACGGTCATTGCGCCCCCGTTTGTATCGCGTCGGGAGAAGTGGCGAGCGCAACACGGGCGAGCTTCCATGCCTCCGTTTTCAAGCGTGCCAGCGTCTCGGGTGGCGGCCCAAGATGTGGTGCGACACGCCCGTCGCTCATCTCGTCCTTTAGCTTCTTAGCGTGCACCAACGCTTCCAGTGCGTCACGTAGAACCTGCTCGCGCTGATGGCGATGCGTGATCTCCTCCTGATACATGCGTCTTTCGCGGTCCGACTGCTCGCGCAGTCGCTCGACTTCCCCATCGCTTGGCGTGTCGGGACGGTAGAACACGCGGGCCGCAAACCAGCCGTCAAAATAGTCTGGGCGAGCGCCAGAGTGATTCTCGGGCAGCTCATCGAGTCCTCGCTGCATCGCCTCTCGCTCCTCTTCGCTCCAGCATCTTCCAGCAACGCTCGCAACAACCACCGCGTCGCCTTCTCCGGTAGATCGGTCACCGCAGCGCCTCATCCGGGATCTCTGCTCGACGCACTTCCTCCGCTCTGCGCTCAAGCTCGGCTCGGATGACTGCTCCGGCTCATACACGGCCGCGACTGCTACGCCTAGGCCCGGGAGCTGCTTGTCAAGCGCCGCCTGGACACACATTGCATGAGCATCGAGTGCCTGGCGTGATGGAGCGCCCGTCTCCACGGTGAGATAGCCAGCGCTCATGCCATTGCCCGATCTATAAGCTCAAGCGCCCCTACCGTCGAATGCCCCACATAGCCACAGCCGAGACAGCGATGCACGCCGACACTTTGGAAGTGACCTCGGCCATGCTCCCTACCGCAGTCGCAACGCCAGCGGCGCGGTGGATAGCCAGCGGCCAGGTCTGCTGCCTCGGACTCTTGTTCCTCGGCTCGGACCTCGCTATCGACGGTCCCGGTTGGTTGTGTATGCAACGACCTCATCGTCTCCTCCGGCCAGCATGGACACCTCATATCGCGCTTCGAGGACCAGAGATTCTAGGCGTTCCCGGTCCTTAACCCCGCACCAAAGGGTATCACGAACCCGGCCTCGAAGGCAAGCATCCAGACGCAATCTTTGCGCTAGATCCGAGGATACGACGAGCGTCCAGCCCCCGGCTAGCTCGAAGCGGAAACGCCCCTCAAAGCAGTACATCGTCTCTGGGGTGTTAAGCAGCGAGCCGACGAACCGCAGCGTCTCCGCCAGCTCGCGGATGCTCATTGCCCGACCGGGCGCGGCGAGCGTTTGATTGCGCATACAACGTCATCTTACACATACGCATGACGGAAGTTACGCGCGCTCCGTCGCCTTGGCGTAATCGATGCTCAGTGACGACTCGGCATCGAGGGCTTTGACGAGTTTGTCGAAGCGCATGGGGACCGGAGCCACCAGCAGATCGCGAGCCATGCCGGGCGCACATCGAGGCCAGCGGCGATTCGCTCCACAATGGCGATGCTCAGATTCGTGTCGTCATGCTCCGCGCGCACCAAATATGCCTTGGTCACGCCACACCGCTTAGACAATGCAGCGAGGCTAAGTTCTTTGGCCTCGCGCGCCAATAGTAGGCGTGCCCTGAGGCTCATCGCGCGGCCTTTTCGACGCCCATGATTGCCACGACATCTGTGTTCCACACATCCCGCCCGTCATGGTCCTCGGCTTCGGCCTTGCGCTTAGCCTGCGCCTCCGAGCGAGCCTCGACTTCATATGTCGCCTGGGTGCTCTCCATCACATGCACCAAGTATCTCATTGACTCTCCCTCCTAAGCATGAGCCTTCTCGTCTCATAGAACACGAACACATTAGCCCCCTCAAAGAAGAACCACCGCCCACACTCGCAGCGCACCATCGCCAACGCCTCACACACCACATCTCCACGACACTGGCAAGCTACTTCAGCGCACGGAAACCCATCCCCGATGACGCTCAAGCTCCAGAAGTTTGACGGCACCTCCTTATAGCCTACGCCCCATTCGCTCGCGCTCACCGCGTAACGCAATGCGCCCATCCGACGGAGTTCCGGTCTACCCAAACGATCTAGCGCCGGAAGCGTGTCCGCATATTCGGGTCTAAGGTCCGCTGTCCTTACTAGCCGTCTTGACTCGACGCGGTTGATATACGCCAGCACGGCTTGTGGATTGTCGTGGCCTTCCAGGCGTTCGCGCCAGCCCTCGCGGTCTGGGTCGTCGGTCATGCGGGCATCTCGGCGGTTCCAAGGCTCTCGTCGCCCCACGAATCCCATCCAAGCCGCGCGGTACGCGCGAACAACTCGACACGCGGAGCTGGCGAGACGCGCTGAACAAGGTCCATGAACGCTCCGGGCTTCTCGGAATGTTTACCGCGGGGCGCCGTTATCACGTTGGACTGGCGCAGCGTGGCGGGGATGCCCAGCCCGCCACGCGTGCCAAACAACACGTGCTCGGTCATCCCCCGGAAGTAGAAGCCGAGCCCAGGTGCGCCCGTCTTGACCCAGGTGAGCATCGTCTTGTATTCAAACCCCCAGCTGCGCATAATGTCAAAGGCGCTTACCGGCTCAGCTTTGTAGCCCTGGAACAGGCGTGGGTTCGTCACCCAGAGATAGAGATGCGCCTCCTCTGCTGCCATCTTGCCCACGGGAAGCTCCCGAATCGCAGCGCTCGTCATCGTGTCATAGCGGGCCTCTGCCGGTGCGCCACGCCGATCATCCTGCTCAGCCTCGGCATTGTGAGCGAGCCGGGAGCCGGTATACTTCCATGGCGGGTCGCAAACAATCGTACGGTATTTCTTTGGGCTACTCGACGGCGAAGGGGGACTCGTAGTCATCGAGATGCCTCCCCGTGAGCGCTCGACGACTGCCCGTGTTCACGTAGGCTCGTCCACGGCTGTCGTGTGCCGACATCACACCGGGATAGAAGTCCGCTCACCCGGCTTCACCGCGCACCCAGACAGCATGGCCTTTACATGACCCCGCGCATCTATGGCAGCCAGCAATGCGAGCGATGATCCACCAGCCGCTCATGGCTTCTTCCTCGTCCGGTCACGAGCCGCGTTCCGGCGTCGTGCTTCCTGCTCACGCGCAAGAAAGCCCTTCGCTGTCGTGATACGTGCCCCGAGCTCCCGGTGTAGCTCCACCGCATGCTTCACGTCCATTCTCACGAAAACCTCGCCACCACCTCCCGACGGCCACGGATACACGGACACACGCATGTCGATAAAGCCGTCCTCGTCGCCGACGCTCGTCCGTTTCGTTACTTCCTGCGTCCGCGATGTGGTGCTCGATTGCACAGCGCGGCCCTTCATGGGAGTACCCTAAACTCGACGCGCCACACGAGCTTGCCCAGCGGCAGGGAGCCATTGATCGCCTGGAACGCGATGGCGAACTGCTCCACGCTCGGGAAGCCCTCCTTGCGGGCCTCGGCCTTGCTCATGTCGAGCATCTGTTCCTGCGTGCAGGACACCACGCGCGCGCGTCCGATCGACGGCTTGCCGCGTCCCGGCTGCACGGCGAACTCCTTACCCTTGATGTAAATGCAGCGCTCGCACCACCATGGCGAGCGCTCATTAGCGGAGCACAGACGACGCGTGACAGTCTTTTCACCCGCGACCACCTTCGCTGCTAGCTCCGGCCGGAAGATCACGCCAGCCGCTCCAGCGCAAGCAGCCGGTCAAGGTCACGTTCGGCTTCCTCGCGCGTGATCTCGCGGCCTTCATACTTCCACGCGTACCATCCTGCTGCGTAGGGCTTCATCCACTCGCTGTGCTCAAAGATAAACGCGCGCTCCATCTGCACCTTCCCCTGAATGGCGAGATGACATACCTGACAAAGCGCTGCCAAGTTCCACCATCGCATATCACGCTTAGCCTCGGTTGTGTTTCCCCAGCAGCCCGTTAGATGGTGAACTGTGAGCATGCGCCAGCGAGCTTCGACCTTGACACCGCGATCCAGCCGGTAGTCTTGCGGACCTACCTCACCTTCCTCGATCTCTGTCGAATCGCCCGCTACCTCGATTCGGATTGGCGTAAAGTGAACGCACCGCGCATCACATGGACTCCACTCGCCCCTCGCGCTGATCCGCTTGTCCCCAGCCCGATAGGGATGCAGACAGCGTACGCAACGATAGTCCGCCATTGCTCGCACCACATCCTTGACACCCCGCTCGCCCTTCCCGCCGCACGCTGGACATCGTAGCTCTCGAACCTCAGTGCTCCCCTTCTCGACGGCATCCGCTGCGCCGAGTCCGTGGCAAAGATCGCAGGGGAAGCGATGCCAGACGATCGGATAGCCGTCCTTGCCGCACTCGTCAGGCTCATATAGACGAAACAGCGTTAGGTCCGTCACCGCAAACTCCCCACGAACAGCGCGGCGGCGACCAAGTCACCTGCAACCCGCGCCCACCGTGGCTGCCGAGAACGCAACAAACGTGCGGCCCACCGCTCATCGCACCCTTGCGGGAAGGGTAGCTCTCGGCCCTTGCACCAGACAGTGCCGGTGATCGATTTGCCGAGCTGACGGTACGCCTCAAAATCCGCGTTGAACGCTATCCACGCCAGATGCACGGATGTTAGACGACGCGGCGAACGCTCCAGAACATAGTCGCAGAGCGCTTCGAGCTTTGGGGGGAGCACCCGCCCATTATACGCCCCTCAGCCCATCGAGGCAAGCCTGCTAGCCCGCTGTTTGCGAAGGTTTGCGCCCGACCCGAAGCACATCGAGAAGCATCCGCCGGGCGCCACTGGAGCCTTACACGTCGAGCGGACGGCTAGCGCCCAACGCTTCATAGTACGCTCGATGAAGGAATGGCAGCGCGAAAGGGTCACGCCCAAGCTGCAGCATATGCCAAGCCCACAGGACTCGGCCCGAACGGCCATTGCCATCTCGGAATGGATGCAGTCGCTCATAGCGATAGTGGATATCCCACGGTGTGGCATTCAGGTTCCCGTCCACTGCTTCGTCCAGCGCAGTAAGAAGCTCCCGTAGCTCCGAGACGATCGCTCGGCCACCAAGCACCTTGGCGTCTGTCAAGCACCTTCGCAATTTTTATGTTGCTCTAGCTCGACCCGTCGCAGCAACCCAGCAACCAAACCCTCCAATCCAGACACGCGCTCAAGCAATCCATCCTTGGCGTAGAGCATGAACGAGCGGCCATGCTCCCGGCTCACATGCTCGCGTACGGTCACGTCAACCATTTGGCCGACGGGCAATGAGGAGAAACAGCGCAGCTTCTCGTTGACTCGCTCGCCGGTCTCCTTCTCCGCTTGTATATCGTAAATCGTATAGCGCCGGTCCTTGTCCTGGTATGCAGGGACGCAGGCGAGGATACGCAGGCGGGTATCCCAAGCGTCGGCCACCGAACGCGTGAACGCTTAGGACTCTGCGGGCGCGGGACCAGGCGGCTTAACGAAGGTAGTCGGCTCAATGTCGAGTCCTAGCTTCAGGTCACTGGCGAGTACGGCGTCCGCACCAACATTCTCCGCTTCCATCTCCAAGCCGTTCGGCTGGACAGTACCGAACATGCGAGCACGCGCAAGATAGTGACGCCGACGCTCGGCTTGGACTGCCTCGACTTTCGCTACTGCGTCTGCCTGCCAGTCGCCAAAATAGATGGCCTCCGGGTCATGGCGATAATCCCAGCAGCCCGAGAATCGCACGGAGCCGGGTGGTGCAAGCTCGTTTGTTACCGCCTCCGCAAGGATCGTAAATACGGCGTCTGCGTCTGCGCCGATTCCGGCCGCGCCTGCCTTCGCAAGTGCCGCGTAAATCCGTTTACGAAGCGGCGTGTCACCACCCTCATCGACGCTTGTTAGCTCCAGCGCCAAGCCGTGAGGATGGAAGAACTGGCGATTACACTCCTGCAAATAGCCTAGCTCTTTGAACTCCTTCGCGTCCATATACTTTATATCTGCCATGTTCCCTCCATAGTGAGTTACCAGTCTGCTCGCTTGCGTGCTCGGACCGTCATCGTAGCCGGCTCGAAATAAAATGGGGATACACCCTCAGTGCCATAACGGCTCTTGACAAAAAGTAGCTCGGCGTCCGTCTCCCGCACCTCGCTTGATTCGTCCGGTCCCGCATGCTTCGACGGCCGATACATCATCGCGACAAAATCTGCGTGGGCCGCTATCTGCCCCGAACCCCGAAGGTCCGACAGTCTAGGCCGACGATCCGTCTCACCACGCCCGACCTTGATCGTATGCGCCAAGCACATCACCGCAACATTCAAGTCCTGTGCAATATCCTCCTTCAAGAACCTGACCTTAGCCTCGTCCGCGTCCAACCCGTTGGCGTAATGTTTGTCCGGGTCTATCTGCCTGAAATGGTCGATGAGCACAAAGCCGACGTTATGCTTACGGATTGCCTCCACGATCAACGCGCGCATCTGCGACAGGCGGAAGTTCGACGCGAAGTTGAACATTATCGGCAAGTGCTCGTTGGTCTTCCAATCTGCGAGGATAAGCTCCCACTCTCGGCTGTTAATGTTCCCCGAACGCAATCGCATTCCGTCGATGTGCGTTGATGCTTGCACAAGCCTTCCAGTAGACGCGAGCAGGCCCATCTCCAACGAGAGAACTAGCGTCGCCATGCGCTGATCCTCCGGCCTCGTTAGCTGCCTCGTGCCGAAGCCCTTCACCGCCCCGAAACCAAGTGCCGTCTTCCCAACTCCGGGATCTCCGCCGAGGATAAACAACTCCTGCGGCAATATGCCCATCGTCCACTGGTCGATAAACGACAGCCCCGTATAGACGCCTAGCTCGATGCCTTGTTCATAGGCCGCTCGCTGTCGCCGCAAATGCTTCGCGTACTCAGCCCCTATATCCATCCATGACAGCAACTCTGACCGCCGAATGGTTTCGCTCGTGACTTTCAACGCCTCCGCGCTCATGCGGTCGCCGATCTCCTGCGGACTGAGCTTCCCGGCGTTGATCTCACCCTCCGCCCGCTGCGCAATCCGAAGCAACTGCCGGGACACCGAGAGCCGCTTCACGATCTGCGCATGCTCCAACACATTCTCCACATATCCCGCTTGTGCCATACGCTTCACGAGCATTCCATGCACATCCTCCGTGTACCACAGCTTTACTAGCTGGGCTTTACACCGCTCCGCGAGGATGATTGGGTCCACACGCACATCCGAGTAGAACAACTCACTCGCTGATTCATAGAGCAGTGAGGTGTCTGAGCCTGCGAAGTCCCCCGGCTCCAGTTGCACGCCAGCCATCTCGGGAATGCACGCTGGCTTATCGAGCATGGCACTGATTACTGCCCATTCGGCCGGTGGACTGGCTGGCGTCACTTGGCGTCCTCGCCGAGCTTTAGTTGCCCTGCGTCAGCCCTTGCGGTTGACTCGCGTTCAGCTTCGAGCCGATCGCGCAAACCCAAGCCCTCCGGGTGTTCGGCCCACCATACAGTCCTCGCTTTAGCGATCTCGACATACTCTGCCTCACGCTCGATGCCGATGAATCCGAAGCCCTCCAGCACCGCTGCGCAACCCGTGGTACCCGAGCCGCAGAACGGATCTAGGACCATTCCGCCCGGCGGTGTTATGAGTCGCACAAGCCACCGCATCAATGCCAGCGGCTTGACCGTGGGGTGAATGTTCGCTCGCGGAGTCGAGTGCGAGCCGGGGATATCCCATTGGCGCCCGTCCGTGTGTCCAGTGTCTCGGTCCGGGCGCTTGGCGCCAAAGCTATCGAGTCCAGCGTTACGCTCCGCTCGGCTTGGCTTAGCACAGTAGAAAAAGCGAGAAGCGCCTCCAGTGTCACCATAATAGCCTTTCTCCGCCTCCGCTCCCTCGAAGGTGCCATAAGCGTTGCGAAACGTGTCAGCATTACGACGAAAGGGCGTCCCGCTGCCACTCGTCAAACTGCCGCTTTGCGCATCTAGCTCGGCGACCGGACATCCGGCAACGCATTCCCATGCTGCCACGGTCTCGGTGCCCGCTTCACCATAATGTGCTGCGCTAGCCTTCCGCGCGAGATATGTCGCCCCTTCGCCGGTCCCATGCTCAACGCCGCTCTTGTTGCTATCCGCCTTCGCGCCCGTTCCTACGCGGCGCACCCGTTGCTCGCCTATGTATATGCAGTCTTCGGTATGACTCAGTGCAACGTTCGCAGGCCAGCGACCCTCCGTCGTCACGCCGGCCCCGCGCGAGCCGTTGTGCCCTACCCCGTAGGTTGCGCCATCGTCGCCCAATCCTTTATTGACTCGCGCTGGCCGCCCCGCACTCGCGTTGATCCTGCATCCGTCGATGTTCAGCGCGCCCGTACCATGCTCCAGCACATTCTCAGCAACAGTATGGCCGCCCAGCGGCTTGCGAGCGAGGAACCAGAACTCGGCCGCTGGCTTGAGCGCCGTTCCCAAGCCCGGCTTAACATTATGAGACTTCGGAAAGCCCGAACCAAAGAGATGTGTTACGACATCGCGTACTTCCCAGCCCGCACGCTGCAACGCTAGTCCCGTCCAGTGCGAAGTCCGAGGCAGCGCCCACACCAACGCATGGGCACCCGGCTTGGCGACCCTCAATCCCTCCGCTAGAACTTCCGCGAGCCAGTCTACCCACGCCCCCATACCACCCCTATCGCCATCCCAGGACTTGGCCATGAACGAGATCCCCGCCGGAGGATCAGTCACAATCGCGTCCACAATCGCGTCCGACATCTCGGCCATCACCTCAACGCAGTCGCCCGAGATGATCCGATACCCGTTCATTTCGCCATCGCCGTAATAACAAGCTCCGCGCGCAACATGCGTCGCTCACCGCAACGTCGCTTCAACGCTCGACCAATCGCTCGGCCTCCAGACGAACACTTCGACGTGCTCATTGCCCAGTGCGACCCGTAGCAATGCTTCCTGCCATGCTTGCTGCGCCTCGGTGAGCTTTCTGCGCCCAGTCTTCAACTCCGCAAAGATGAGTCGGTCGCCTCTCGCCATTGTCAAATCCGGGAAGCCAGCCGAATCCTTGTCCCCAATAATGAGACGGTGGCCGCTTTTCCGCACCACTTCTCGGCGACTATCGTGGAAATGGGCAACCTTCCAACCCCTGTGATGAGCGTACTCAACCACCGCCATCTGGAATTGTTTCTCTGACTGCTCTAGCTTGTGTGGGAAGGCTGGCGCACCAGTCATGCCGGAAACTCCGTGTGATCCTCGCCACAACCTGAGCACATTACGCCCGGTCCGGATGTACGCGCGCCAACCGGCGACGTAGAGCTGGCGTGGTGCTTCAAGTGCCGTAAGCGCCTATTACATGAGTGGACGATCCTTCGGGATGGTGAACTGGGCTGGGACGTGTAGCGCACCTTGCCGCAGAACACCCGCTCAGGGCTCTCGCGTCTCGCACGCTTGCGCTCGCGTGCCTCAGCGATACGCACTGCTTTGCGCTCCTGCTTACGCTGCTCCGAGGCAATGAGTTGGTCATGGGCTCTCGCAAGCCTTGGTGCTACCTCGGCGAACGTGGACGGACGATGCCTGGGGCACCAGCAAGTCACGACGGCCACAGTTGCGGTTGTGTGTCAGCAGGAATATACAGCGGGTGGCGAGGGGCACCGTCTTTTGTCTCACCAAGGCAATAGAGCGTCTGCGGATGAACCACCCCGGCAATTATTGACGGCCGCAACTCATATGGCTTGACCTTCGTCCCCCAGCTACCCCATGCGGCGATGATGATGACGGCATCGCTTGAACACCTCAGCAGCCAGTCATTGTTGGCTGGGCCGATTGGATCGGCCGCCGTCAGCAAGCCCTTTGGGTCTGTCGAGCGAAACGCGTACAGGTTCGTCATCAACAGGCCACCGCAACCCCAATCCCGTGCGAAACGAATGCAGCGCCTAATGGTCGGGTCGTCCTGCGTCTCATCCGCTGTTGAGGGATTGAGCCCAATGAACATCGCCGGGGGTCGGTCGTCCCATATCCGGCGCAGGACATAGCGCCAAGTGCGGCACGGCGAGAACTCGGCCGAACGGTCCATGTCGAGCTGTAGTTGGCCCGTCATCGACGCTCCCGCAACACAACTCGCAGAAGGCGTTCTAGCGGCGGTCCCACGGCCGCCCAGAATGCGGCGCGTAGGTCCGCTAGCGCATAAGGCATGCCCACCGTGAACGCGATATATCGCCCAGTACGGTAGGAGCCGCGTTTCAGGACCACGCCACAAGCCCTTCGTCCTGACACCTTAGCGCTACTGGAAGCTCTCCAAGTCTAAAGCAGCGGTAACGGCTCCGTATCGAGCCCTGCGTCCCTCCGAGGGCCTTGGACATGCCTGGGCTCACGTTGAGCCCTCAATTCGTCTTAGCGCGTCTCCCTGGCCCTCCAGGAGCTCAACCTTGAACCGCGCCCTCAACTCCAGCACGCTCTGTTCTCCTGTGGACCGTAGGGTTGGGTGCTCGGGCTTCTCGCGCATGCGGTTGATGGCGTTCACGTGGTTCCAGACGGTTTCTCGGGTCAACGGGGTCATGTTGGCTACGAAGTCCTGCACCGACATTGAGCCCGACGGAGAGCCTTGGCGTGGCGCTTTCTCGGCCATTTTGTCAATTCGCTCATCGTCGCCTTCCTTACCGATACCCGACAATGCGTATCGGATATCCAAGTACTTTTTGCGACGATCGTTCTGGCCGTTGTGATGCGGCGATGACGCGAGTCCGTCAATAGCTTCGCAGCACTGCTGCTCTGAGCGAGCGGCCAGCGCTTTGCTGATGATCCGCCTGCGCTTCGCTTCAAGCGTCCTGGCATGAGCACCAGGGATTACGCGCTGGTAGTGGTCCCAGACTCGTGATACCTCGGGCATAATCGCGCGCGTACGCGCATGTGCGCGCGGTGTTGTCCCTGATCGCTTTTCTAGTGGAGACTCTATGCCTTGCTCTGAGTTAAGCGCATCAGCTACAAGCGATTGCTGTCTCTCGCTCATACTCCCTTCCGCCCGCCCCCACGCTATCACGTGGAGAGCAAAAGTCAAGGACTTAATTCTGCCGACTACGTTTCCCCTGCTATCGAGCAGATTTCCGTGGTCGTCTAGCGTGAGCGTCACTAGCTCGCTCGTATGGATCATGCCCCCATCCTACTCGCTCAGCCACCCTGAATCTACCCCCCGCAACCCGCAAACTCCGGGTGTTTTCAGCCCACCGTCCACTTCTCGCAGCACTCCACGACGGTCGATAACGAACATGGCATCTCCGAAGTCCACGACTGGGCCTCTCCGGTGCTCGTCCCAAGCTACGATTCGGGCGTCATGGTGCTCGTCGGCGAGCTTGTCGAGCTTTGAGTGCTGTCGCGCGGTAAGGGCATTGTGCGGGTCAGGATGCCATGAGGACCGGATATCCCCAGTGCTCCACCCCGGAATCTGCGGTCTTTTCGTAGCCGGGCACTAGACGCCAGTACTGGGAGTTGGGTAGACTGAAGTGATGGCTCGACCCAAAGTCAAACACGCCGCGAGGACCCTACACGCTGATTCAAGCATCGGAGAGAGAACTCACGCCAACGACAGGAGACTAGATGGCCGCTAAAAAAGCAGACGACTTCGACGACCGCTTCCAAGTGCGCTCGGGCTTCGACGGGACCGTGATGCTTCACCACTGGTTCCGGGCAAAGGACGGGCAGCAGTATGACGTTCTCGCCGGCAACATACGAGTCCTCGCAGCTAACGTGGTCGTCGGGTTTGATCTTCTTACCGACAAAAACGCGAACTGGGTCGCACTGATCGTGGGGGAGACTGATCAAATCACTATAGCGGGTTGTCAGGTGATGGGGGTCACAGCGTGCGACCTATCCAGCATCACATATGAAGCTAGCCGTACGATCTATCGGGTGCCGTGATGCAGCTCAAACCCTTGGGTGACCGGCTGATCGTGCAAGCCATTCACGAGTCCGCTGTGCGCGCGAGTGGGCTCATTGTGCCCGCTACGGCACAGGAGAGACCGCAGAACGGACGCATGCTCGCTATCGGTGATGGAAGGATCAGCGACAAGGGCCTCCGTGTCCCACCGGATGTGAAAGAGGGTGACGAAGTGCTGTACAGCAAGTACGGTGCGACAGAGATCAAACTCAACGGTGAGGACTTGCTGATACTGCGGGAGTCAGACGTGCTCGCTATCGTCACCTAAGCTTCACGCACAAGCCGAGACCGTCGGCGCAGCCGGCAATCATCACACGGGCTTAAGCACTGCGGCTTGCCGCGTCCAGCGGTCACGTTTGCACACTTCAACCCTGGATCAACCCACCACTCGAAAGCGCCCTCAACGCCATCTAGCGTTCGGTGCTCGCTGTAGTAGCGGTTACAAAACGCCTGCCACACGTGCTCTTTAGCGGGCGTGTTCACGTGTCAACACCGAACATCGCGCAAGTCCACTGGTGGCGTCCAACCTATCGGCATAACCCACACGTGCCGTAGATTGCAGTTGTCCACAACTGCAACGAGGGGCGGGAACACCTCGATAGCCCAGCGCTGCGCACCATCCGGCGCGATCCGGTCCTTGATGCGCAGGAGATCATGCCACGGGATTTCTGTTCCCTCGTCGTGCCGGCGCACGCAAAGATGGTCAATGCCGGGATGCGTGGGGTGCTGAAATAGCTGCACGCTGTAGGTCTCGTTGAGCCATCCGCCGACTGCTGCCGGGTTCGGGTGCCTCGCTTGGACTAGCATGGAGCGATTCTCCCACGGGCCTTCCGCTCCCGTCCCGAGCTTCACTCGCGCTCCTTCACCACAACCTTGACCCGTCGGCTCGGTGTCGCTGTCACCTTAGCGCGATCCAACGCCGCAGTAGTTCCGCTCACCTTGCGGAGCGCCACTATCCCCGCCTTCACCGCGCTAGCCGTATAATTCACCTTCACCACCGGCAACACGTTCTCCCCCAACGATAGCACTATCCGCTTCAACCCCTCGGCCGTCTCTTTCAATGACAGGTTCAACGGAACATCCAACACGAGTGTTATCTGCCGCTTCAATGCTTTACCAGCAGCATCGGGGGTGATAGTGCCACGCTCGATTAGTGCGCGTAGCTCGGTTTCCAGTGCATCGGGTGGGTAGCTGTCGGTGCCTGCTGTTGGGGATGGCGCGGAAAGCTCGTACTGGAGTGTCTGCGGGTCGCCCACACGGACCGTCCAAACGGCGCCCCGGTCCAATCTCTCAAGCAGGGCGCTATTTACGATGGCTTCGGCGTCTGCGAGTTCGCCGCGCAACTGCTGCTGGTGAACCATGAACGCTGCGAGTGTTTCCGTGTCGGCGTCACGGACTGCCAGCCGCTCGCCGGTCACACGGTCGAGAACGCTCAGCGTAATTGGTTGAAGGTCTATATGCTCAGCCATGTCTCGCTCCGAATGTTGTGGGTCGCTCCTGCGGCGGCAAGGCATCCAAGAACGCCGCCCGCTTACTCCAATCGAGCAGCACATCCAATCCACGCCGATCCGCCGTGTGCCTCCAGATTGATTGTGCCGCGGCATCCCGCAACCCTTCGGCGACATCCCGCTCATACCGTAGAGTCGCCACATGCTTGTCGCCTCGCGCGAGATCCTGAGCGACACTGATCGCGACCCCCTCAGCCTTCAAGCGAGTGATTGCCTGCGCGAGCGCTTCCCTATAGGCTCTCTCCGCGTCAGCGTAATGACGCCCCTTTTGTGCGTACCACCGCTCAGCGTTCTGTTGTGCTTCGGAGGCCGCGCGATTCGCAGCAACGGCGGCAGCAAAATCAAACGGCTCGCTCTGCGTTACCATCAGAAAGGCACATCATCGACCGGACTCTCGGCATCCACAAGCGACGATCGGTCGGGCTCCTGCACCGTTGCTGCAGGGTCTCCATCGGCCGACGGTTCGCTCGCCGCTGTTTTCGCCTGTGCCTCGGCTGCCTGCTCACGTTCCCGTGCCTGCTCATCACGCATTTCTTTGAGCGTCTTAGCGAACAAGCCGATACACCGCGTCAACACGTAGGGATAGTAGTCGGGTTTCACTTGGCAGCAAACATCGACCGCCTTGCGTGCGCGCTCATCACCGGCCGGTAGGTTGAGCATGAACGCCATCGCGCGGTAGGCTTGCCCCAACTGCTCGGCGGACGCGGCAACACCATACTCCAACGCGGGCTGGGCGGGCATCTCTTCGGCTGGTGTAGGGTTGTATCCTGCAATAGCGACTATCCAACCCAACGCCGCACGGAAGGCGCGAGAGGCAGCTCGCGTTTCGGCCTGACTTCTGAGCATCGGGTCGGGCTTTGGCATCCACTGGTGCTCCGCCCGAGAACACATCCCCGAGGCTCGTCCGATAACCACGCCGCCAGCAGTCTTGACCTCCACGGTTGCTTCCCAATCCTGGCCCTCAACGTCATACTCGATTTCCTTCTCAAGCACCCGGCTGCCCTTCGGCCCCGAGTACTTCTTCTCAAGCACATGGTAGGTGGTCTTCTCGCCTACGGGTTTGACGCTGCCGGGGATTGTCTCCGCATGCAACGCCTCGCCACCCAATGCTCCTGTCAAAGCGCCAAGAGCCTGCCATGCGCCGATTTCAAGGTGTGGCTTGCGGCCACCCATCGCCACCGCGAAGCCTTGGGCTTTCACGAGTCGGTCGAGCGAGTTCGCTATTTCCGTCGCGTGTGCGATCACCTCATCGGCAGTAGCGCCAGTCACAACACGACCACTCACTAGTGCGCCGTGTGAGTGGACCTCTAGCTCGGTGCTTGGCTCGTCGGGATCGGGCACGACCTCGGCGTCCTGAATCGGCGGCTCGGTGTCGGTCATGCGAACAGCACTTGCTCGCCGCAGTCAGGACACTCGCGCACCTGCACGATAAGCGGAAGCCCCGTCTCCTGGTGCGCCCGGTACGCTGGAGCGCCTTCTGGCGGGTACATAACGTAGTGCGCCTCATGTGCGTCTATCGCCGCGATAACGTCGGCTGCTGTTTCTCGCACATCGTCAGCGAGTTTGACCTGCGTGTGGTGCAGTAGCTCGGGGTTAGCTGAGCATGGCTCCCGGTGCGTTGCGTAGATGCGCTTCTCCGGTACCCTCATGCGCTGGCGCCCTGCGCAGCCCTATGCAGTCGCCTTAGCGCTTCTACATAGCTCGCTTGCCGTGCTGGATTCCAATGCTCCGGTGGCCTGTTCCCGTACTCCTCGCCGAGTGCGTCAAGCAGCGCCAAGGCGTGCTCGGGGTCCAGGGGCACGTAATGGATGCCAGCTATACGTACGGGATCGCCGTACTCGACAATCTCGACGCTCACGCCGCCGCCCTGTCTACATGCGGCCCGGCGTTATGCCGCTCAATGATCGCAGCCTTGAGTGCTTCGCCCGGAGGGATAACGATGTGTGTCGGTGGCTCGTGCTCCCGTGATATACACCGGATGTTACCGGAACCACCCGTGTCTGTCAAGAGCCCCGGAACAAAAGAACGGGACGCCCCGAAGGACGCCCCGTGACCACAAGCGATTGCAAACCACAACGCCCCAGGATGGGACGCGCCGCGAAGCCTACCACAAAAAAGCTCGCCGTGAGATTGGTGGTAGTGGGTCAGTTTCAATCGAGTAGCCCCGCGATCTCGCACTTCACGATCTTTTATGCCCGACCGCTTCTAACGAAAACCCCCTGCAATTCTAAGGGTTAAAATCCGTCATCCGGCGGGTAGGCTAGCTTTCCACGTAGATAGGGCCTGGTCCGACGGAGGCAGGAATCCTGACTTCTGCGCCAAGCGTTCGGTCCACACCAAAGCTAGACCCTTCGGTGTGGTGGGACTTTCTTCCCGCTGGGACCTACCGCCACTTCTGCACGCCTACCGGGCTGAGCCTATAGGCTAGAGGCCCGACAGGCGGAAGTTTCGTCTTTAGCACAATTTCCCCTGCAAAGCCCCGACTAACCGTCCAGCAATGCGGCGATCTCGCGCAGGCTCCAAATGTGATCTGCGACGCCAGCAGCCATCGCGGGCGTCCGAGGATAGGGGTTGGCGAGCGTCGAGTGGACCCGCGCGAAGTTGTAGTGCATGTAGTGGAGGCTGACGGCGTGCGCGAAGTTCTCGGCCTTCTTTGAGAACGCGTTGGTCAGGCGTGTGCAGCGCCTCATCCCCATTCGCATCGTCAAGTTCTGCCGCTCGACGTAGCTTGTGCTGATCTTCGCCGGGTCCGGGTCGCCGCGCTTCACGTCGATGTCGATGCCCGTGCAGACTGCAGGGCTATAGCGGCGTTCCCCGGACGGGTCACGGCCGTAGAGCTTCTGTAGGACGGCCCAGTCCACTTCGGTTCCGAATGAGAACCCGATCGCCGCCGCGTACGCCTTCAACCCATCCGTCGTGAGCTGCACATGGCTATCCCGCAGCCGGTGCTTCAAGTCCATCATGAACAGGAAGCCGTCTTCCGCGTTGCGCTGGCCCACGTACCAGCTCGGCACGAGCTTCGTGTCCGCGTCTATGGCGATCCACGTCCACACGTTGCCGTAGCCGTACTTGCCCTTGTGCTGCTCCGGCACGTTCTTCTGCTTGCTGTAGACGAAGTTCCATATCTCATCGCATTGGAGCGTCTTGCACGGCAGGTTGACGAGCGTTCGGTCTTGGTAGCTCTCGCAAGCCTCTCCGAGGTCTACGACCAGTTTCGTGATCGTGTTCTTCGCGGCCCCCGTGATCCTCACGGTGCTTCGGATACTCATGCCCTCGACCAAGCAGCCGATGACCTGCGCGCGCTTCTCTGTGCTCAAGCGATTCATCCTGACCTATTATGCTTGAGCTATCGGACGGAACCGTCGGAGGGCGGAGGACGCACCTTCGCGGCACCACAAAGGCGAAATAGGAGCACCTTCGGCATCCTTCGGGGTCTTCCGTTTGGCGATGCGCTATCCTAACCCGCATGGCCGATTTGCATATGACGGTGGACCTTGCGAACCCGCAGGATGTTCGGTCGAAGATGCCCGAGATCGAGAGCCTGCTCGCCACCGCGCGGCAGCAACTTGCCGACGTGGAGGCGCAAGTTGATCTGCTGGAGCGCCTTGTGGGGCAGCCCCCCGCATCGCAGGCTACGTCTACAACGGGTTCCGGCAAGCGCGCCCGAAGCAAGACGGCGCGGAAAGCGCGGCCCACTCGCAAAGCGGCGCCCGCCCAGGAACGGGCCGTCGAGGCGATCGAAGTGGCTGGCCGTGCTATGGGTCCGGCTGAGCTGTTCCGCTTCATGAACGAACACGCACTACCCGGCGCGAACACCGTCGAGCGTCTAGGCTCGATCTTGTGGGCCGCAGCGGGGTCCGGCCGTCTTGTGAGGACGGACGGCAAGTACGCCCCCACGGGCGGATTCCGTGCCCATCGCGCGCCCGCCGCCGCCGCGTCAAACGGGCAGATGTCCGTGTCCGCGCAACTGCCTGGACCCAATGGTTCTGGGTCGCCTACGGCAGTTCTACAGACTTCCCCCCAATCCCTATCCCAAGGAGGCGGTGGAGGGCCGAGAGAGTCGGAGGAAGATTAGGCCGCTGCCTGGGTGCCTTCCTCTGGGAATGGGTCGGGCCCGACCCATTCCCCTCTCGTGCAGCTATGTTCGACATCTAGTCTATCGGTTCCTGCGGCGCTTGACTACGCCTGCGCGGACTGTGAGTCAGCAGGCGCGCTAGCCCTGTGTCTGCCAGCGCGCCTGCGCGGCCTTCCGGGCGATCTCCGAACGCCGCTCGGCCGTGAGCTTCGCTGCACGCGCCGGACCACCCTTCTTACCGCCGTTGCGGCCGTTGACCTGCGCGGGCGTCTCCTGCGGCACCGGCTGATCGCGCTCGATGGTCGCCTGGACGACCTTGTACGCGAGCTGGTTGAAGTCAGCCACGTCCTCAATGCTACTCCGGTCAGGGGATGCCGTCCCACAAGCGTCCAGCGGGCACCTTGAACGCCTTGGCGAGGATCACAACCGTCGGGAAGCGTGGTGCCCGTGCGCCGCGCTCCATCTTCGATATCGCCGTGTAATGCAGCCCGCTGACCCTGGATAGCTCCTCTTGGGACCAGCCACGCTCGGCGCGCAGCTCCTTCATGTTCGCGGCGAAACGCTCGATCGGGCTCACGATCCCGTGAGCTTCAACCGCCCGACCTAGAAAGCCAAGAGACAGACCGTCAAGATTCGTGTAGGCTGACCCTCGACAGCGCCCCCGCACGAGCACAAATCGCCGGGGGCATGGCCGAACCTAACCGGAGGTCCGACATGCGGAATAATAGCCCGTGGGTTCTGTTCCTGCGTCTTCTTGCTAGCGGCGCCGTCCTGCTCACTATAGGCGGCTGTGCCAACAGCTCCGCGCAGGTGTCATCAACCCCCACAGCGTCTACAGAACCCACGTATGTCCAGGAGGAACATGCCGAGACAGCCTTCGAGACACGTTTCCGCTCCGAATTCATGGAGGGCAAGAACCAGGGCTATCTACGCTCTAACACGGTACGCTTCAGGACACCATGCCACAGTGACGGGAACGACAAATGGACCTGCGAAGGCTGGGGCATGGAAGCCATCGCAGGCAGCGAAAACTGCGTTCTCGTGACCGCCTCCGTGACTGCGAGCGGCGTTGAAGGCGAACTCCATGCCGAAACCGAGTCGCCACAGCAAGAAGGATTCAACGTCTGCCGAGAAGGAGCCAAAGAAGGCCAGCCACTCGGCAACCTAAACGCCGAAAGCGGCTAGCCCCGAATCAAACTGACCCACTACCAGATTGGTGGTCCCACGGCGAGCTAGCAGTGACAAACGAACGAAGGGCCAGCTACTTCACTTGGCGAGCGAAGCATATCACGCCGGGCTCACCCCGGCGTGGCTACATGCCCTGGGTTCCATATTGCCGCTGTTTGCGGGCGATTTCCTCAAGGCTCATTGCGCATCACCCCCCCACACGCAGGCACCGACAACGGCCACGAAGTCCGGTGGCTCGGCTCATAGCTGTTGAAGATGATCGTCTGCTGTTCGGGGGTCGCCGAGGACGCCGAGCCGTAACGGCCACCACCGGCAGCTTCCCAAGTTGCGGGCATCCATTGGTATGCCCCTTCATAAGGTAAGTCCACGATGTGCCAGTTTACTGTGGACGCTGACTCGGAGCCCGGTTCCCCGCTCTCTCGATTCGCTACACACAAGTCGAAGGCGCTCATCTTACCTTCAACTTGAGGCTTATGGTGATGCTTCCACCAGAGTCGTCCACAACGGACGGTCCGGCAAACATGATGATGATGATGTGTCCTATGCTCCGGCTGGCTGAATCCCAGCGTCACGATCAGTAGGGCAGAAAGAAGAATGTCTCATGGGCCTCCCGCTAGTTTGCATGGTGCCCACCAGTGCGGCACGGGCCTTCTCGGCATCATCCGCCGAGGCGAAGTCGCGAAGCCTAGCAATACCTTCAGATAGCAGTCGGGTCGAGCCGGTCCCCGAAGGGATAACCCTACCCGACCCTAACTCGACGGCGCGCTAGCGAGGCGCCCCCTAGGGCAGCCCACACCGTCGAACCTAGATGTAGCCTACCGGCGTCCCGCGTGTGCCGAAGTCTCGCAGCCATGTGTGCGTGCCTAATCCCTGAACGGGTCCATGGTATCCGGCCCAGCCATCGCTACCCCCAGCGGTCTAAGAGTATGGACGACTCGTATGCTATCCGCGTGAGCCGCAAGCACCTGATCCAACCGCTTGTAGGCTCCGGGTGCCTCATCTGCCGCCGCGCCGCGTAGCTCGATATGGCGCGCGGCAAGATCGGCCTTCGCCGCAGCCCAGTCAATCTTGCCGCCGCCTTCCGACACTGGACGCTTCACCATCTTCACCTGACCGCATTTAGGGCAGCATTCGGGTTTTTGTGTGCCCTTCGGCGCTATCCAGTCACAGTCACGGTTGCAGCACTGTAGACGCCAGCGCATTTTGCCTGCCGCCTCGTTGCGGGACATCACCCTTCCCGCGCCGTGGACGGTCGAATGCAGGAGTTCTTTCGCTGCCGGCGTGTCCAAACCTTCAAGGATCACTGAATCCTCCCCCATCGTGCTACCAACGAACCCGCGCTGTCCGGGCCATGCCGGCGTGGCGCCCTTGCGGACCACCCACACCACATTGCCGTCGTGAACCTCGCGGTAGCAGTGATTGTGGTGGTTGTGGACCGTCGCCACGGTCCAAGTTTCGAGGATGTCGTGACACACCTTCTCGACCACTACATCACGGCCCGCATAGGCGTACTCGCCTGCGAGCGTTATTGCGGACAGATACGCTTGTCCAAGCTCGGAGTCCTCGCGCAGCAGAACGGGCTCACCATCCTGCTTTTCCGGTGGCGCCTTGTCTGTGAACTTGCCGCCTTTAGCCATCGCCAGAAACCCGCTCGCGGTCTTATGGCCGAAGCCACGCGAGCCGAAATGAACGCCAACCCACAGCCAGCCGTCCTCGTCAGAGAACAAGTCAACGTAATGATTACCGCCCCCGATAGTGCCGAGTTGACTACGGGCAAGTGGCGCGAGTGCGCGTTGCGGCTCAAAGTCAGCGTTAGCGATCTTGTCGAGTACCGGATGATCTACGGGTTCGGCGTTGGGGCGCCCCATTCCAAAGCTGATCCGCGCGGCGATCTCATCCATGATGCGCGGCACGTCGATATCGTCGGCCCTGAGGTTCGTGCGCGATGCTCGGTTTCCACAACTCAAGTCGAACCCGGCGCCGGATACTGACAGGTGTTCACGATAAGCGACAACGCCGCCCACGGGCTGACTATACCCAAGGTGCCCGTCCGCCATTAGTGCCGCGCCGTACACGTCTTCTCCTTCGGCGCAGCGTTGTAGCTGCTCGATCGCGTTGGGGTCCACATCACCCCGGACGGGGAAGCCCACGGCCTTACCAGCGTGCGGCCGAGAAGTCCGCGATCAGGTTCGGGGTAGCGCTGTCGAAGCCCACCACGTCCAACATTCCGGGATCGTCCGGACTGGCGATAGTGAACCCATTAGACACCATCCCCACTACGACAAGCCGTGCATTGATGCCACTCTGACGACGATACTCCATTAGAGCCTGCGCGGGATGAACACGGCCCGCGAAAGTCTCGCTGTCGGTATATACAAGGAACGTGTCTACTTCTAGTCCCGCATGCAGTGCGTAGACCATCGGTAGCGCACAGTCCGTGCGGCCAAAGGGCATACCGTTCGTACGGCGAAGCACATCGTCTAGCCGCTCACGCGGAGAGAAGTCCAGCGGCGTGAACGTGTCTGAGAACGCCATGATCTGATGACGCGGCTCAACCGCTGCCGTAACAAGCGCCATCGCGGTAGCTCCCACTCGCGGGGTAATGCCGGGCATCGCCGCGATCGGTGGCCCAGCCATCGAGCCGGACACGTCCAACCCAAGAAGCGTCCGCTTGCCGGTAGACTCAACGTTTCCGAAGGCAGTGTAAAACGTGGCATCGAGTGCATCCACGATCTCGCGCAGTGGCTCCCACGAGTTCGTTCCCCGCGCAGAATGACCGGACGCATAGGTCACGAGCGCGCCGAGCACTGAGAGCGGGTGTACGCGAGCCTTGCGAATAGTCTCCACGTCTGCCAACTGGTCGGTCACGAGCTTCGTGTTGTCGCCCATTGGCTTGAGCACGCCGATACGTGTCATCGTCGCAAGGTTGCGGATCATGGCCGTCATCGGCATACCCGCGTTCAACAGTGCGGCCCAGACCTCCACGGAGTTCAAGTGCTCCGTGTGCAACGCCTCACGCGGGAGCGTCGAGCCATACTGTTCGATGAGCTTCGCGGTGTCGCGGGGCTTCTCCGCAGCCTGCGCAGCGTTGAACGCCTCGACGGCCTTCGGCGTCTCCTTGGTGCGAGCGCGAAGCCAGTCGAACGCGCCCGAGTCCGAGCGGGCGTGAGCGAACGTCAGCCCCGCTGGATGGCAGAGACGGAGAAGATCCAAGTGGGTCCAGTTGTCTCGCTGCCTGTACTTGACCATTTGGTATGCAAGCTGGTTCGGCTCCTTGTCCGTGTACCAGCGAGCGACACCCTTCGCCAACGCTGGCCCCCAGCCGCGCTGTGTCTCCACGAACTCGGCGAAGTGGAACAGGTGCGTTCCGGTGCGCGCAACCTCGGGGATCGCTTCGCACGCGGCCCTACGGACCTGCTCGTCCTTGTGCGCACATGCGATAGCCAGCGCGTAAAGACAGGGGTCATTCTTCGGTGCCCGACCGTCCTTGGAGATAGCGACGATCTCCGCTACGGCATCGGTCTTGTGCTCATCCAGTGCCGCCCGAACACCCTCAATGTTTGCGCGGGTCAAGTCCCGCTCCGTGGCGTAGTAGCAGCCCCCCTCGCTGCTGAGCACAAGCCAGCGCCTCAAACGGTCCATCGAGCCGATCTTCCACGCAAACCCTCCCGCGTGGTTTTCGACTTGCGTGGAGCCAGGGATAGCCTCGGACTGCGGGGTCGCCAACGGCGACGCGGCACGAGTCAGATACGACATGGGGGTGCTCCTATCGGTTGCGTTCCGGGGTGAAACGACGGGCATTGAGTGGGAGTCCGATCGGGGCGGCAACAGCCCCTGTGCCCTATCCAGATAACGGACCTAGCCCTCCGGCTCGTCGCCTCAAAAACCACATCAGATACGGAGGGCATGTGTTGCTGAGTCCGGTTTAGCGCTCTGCCGTTGAGCTACCCCGAAAGGCCGGGACTCGAACCCGGATCACTCTCTTATGAAGGAGAACAGACTCTGCTCCGGCTCCCCGCGCTGCGGAGCGTATCAGATGCGAGGGCATTTTGTGCGGATCGGATGTCTTGCCAATGAGTCCCCCGCATCCCAAGGGAGCAAAGGACCAGGAATCGAACCTGGGTAACCGATACCAGCTCCGGCTCTCCCACCCGAGCAGTTCCATCGCGCCGTCAAGATTAGCAGACTGCGGGCATTTGATTAGCCACGGAGGTATCGTCTGAAGATGATCCGTGGCCTCCGGCTCGCGGTCGAACGCGGAACGCAATCTGCGCCTGAAACTATAGCGAAGGGGCAATGGGTGCAGTTCGGGGGTTTACGGCCAAGGCCGCCCACCCCCAAATCCACCAAGCCAGAGTCCGAACTGGAGCGAGATAACCGAGCCTGCGTCGGCTCCTTCAACGAGCATCTTACATACATAGGCGCTGCTCGTCAAGCCCCTAACGACGGAAAGCCCCAGCTACCGAGCTTTTCAGCGGTGGCAGCCAGGGCTTTCCGGGTTCCTACGAGGGTGGAGAGTGGACCGCCAGGATATGGGGACCATCCACGGGGCCAGCGTATACGACCGAGCGGCGGAACGTTTCACGGCAAACGCAGCTAATCGTCAACTGGAGGGTTAGCTGGCTCGACCAGCTGGATGTCTATATCGACTCGTTGGGATGACGGGCGTCGTCGCACGCTAGCCATGATCGAAACGGCACAACTCACCTTCCTCGATGCTGTCGATGCGTATCGCTGAGGCGTCTGGAACCTCGTGGAGGATGAGTGGGAGATAGCTCGCCGGGTCGTCCATGGGGGATAGAGGCTAGCGCAGTTCTCGGTTCACCCGCTGCCCCGCAGCAAGCCAAACCCGGCATACCCGCTGATACGGTCGCCGTCCATGCACTATCGGGGTAGAACGCAATGGCCGTGAGCGGCAGTTGTGGCGAGCCAAGTCTCGGCGTAGGGTGGTGCGCTCGGCGAGCAGCTTCTTACGGTCAGGTTTAGGTTTAGGTTTCGGGCGTGGCTTAGGTTTAGGCTGAGGTTTAGGTTCAGCTAGCGGCGGATGCGCGATCACCAGGAACGAGCGGAGCACAAGCGACTGGTCAAGGTTGCGCCCTAGCGCGCGGTCAGTCCACTGCGTCCCGTCAAACCCAACGTCGATGTGTGGTGTGCCCGTGTAGTCAGCGTCCCACTCGAAGACTTGGCTCTTGCTGATACCAGCGCGTGCGAGCGCAGGCTGCACCTGTTCGTGAAACTCATACCAGTCCGAGTACAAACATGGCCGTGACCAGCCGAGCCGTTTCTCCGCCCACACCCAGCTAGGAGCTTGGTTAGGGCTCGCGTCCCCAGGCTCTATGTCGAGACAGTCAGCATGGTCGCTTGCTCTTATGGCGATCGAGACGACATGCGCGCGCGGGTAGGAGCGATGCAACGGGTTGAACGTGGGCCAGAACCCCGCCGTGTACCCTGCAAGCGCGAATGGGTTAGACGGCACTGAGGAGAGCGTGATCGTGTCGTACATCGCTGCTGTCTTTTGCGGCGCCAAGGCGAATAGCTGCACTCCTCGCGGAGCGGGCCGACCCCAACCCGACGGGTGGACAGACCCTCCAGCCGTTTGAGAAGTCGTCGGACTGACGCTCTCGGCTGGAGGAGGGGATGAGCCGCAAGCCACCAGCCCGACGATCGTAAATGCCGCTAGGGCGGCCAAGATTAGAGTTCTGCGCATGTTCTCCTCCTGCTTTGGGGTATGATTCGCGGTTCGGCAGTGGTGAAGCGGGATCACATCAGAGGCACTAGCGAAACTAGCATCGCTAGTGTTCATGCGGGTTTGTAGGTCTGCTCGCATGGTCTGTACCTCACTTCTCACGGGAATCTACCCCACCGTGTCTGTCACGTCTTTGTGACCTGCTAGAAGTTGTGGCGTCGCAGACGCTTAGGCATCGTCCGTTTGGACAGGGCCGGTTGTCCGCGATGGCCCGCGCGAATCGGCATAAGTGGACCTGACCTGGGTCGAACAGGCAACCTCCTGCGTGCAAAGCGGGTGCTCCCCCAGTTGAGCTACAGGCCCACCGGGAAGGATATCAGGCCGGTGGCTCAACAGGCGTCTGAGGCGCGACGTGTTCCCCCGCTGCGGGATGCCCGACCGCAACCGTGATGTTAGCCAGCAAACCCTGGACCTTCGCCTCAACTAGCTGCTCGATCTGCTTCAACAGTGCGGGGTCGGCCTGCGCCACAACATGAGCGACTTTCTGCACGTCTCTCGCTGCTTCATCCGCCCGTTTTTCCCACTGCTGATGGCCGTGAAGCCATGACAGCGCGCCACCCAAAGCAGCGGTAGCACCCGTAACCTCAAGTGCGATGATCTCGGGTTCAGAGACAGGCAGGCCAGGGAAGTGCTTCGCCAGCCATGCTGAGCCCACCGCGGCGACAGCGGCGAACATGGGTGCGAGTGCGGCGACGATCCTATTTGGTGCTGGCATTTTTAGCTCCTCCTGGTTTGCGTTTCGTTACCTTCGATGCGTCCGCCTTCTCGTGCTACTCGGCTACGGACTTGCCGAGCATGTCTATGCGCCCCACAACCACCTGCAAGCCGCCTGGTGTGTCTACGCTAAGTTCGTTCTTGATCTCGGCGATAGCCGCGTGAACGTCCGCGATACCGCCATCTCTCTCTGGGTCGAGTAGGTCGAGCGCCTTCTTCATGTGCTCAGCTAGCTCATCGTGGCGTTTGGCTTGTGCATCGAGCTTCCGATGCAACTCTCCGACCGCGCCCTTGTGCCAGAGCCAGCCGAGCACGGCGACGACGGCGAGGGGGAGCACGGCGACGACGTTGCCCCAGACCGCCGATTCGTAAAAGTGCTTGCCTGGTTCCGCGAAAAAGAACTCCCAGAAGTGCGCCGAGAAGATGAAGAACGTGGCGAGCATTGTGCCTCCGATCCCGCAATTTGCGCCGTGTTTCTCGCCGCGTGACTGTGACGAAGCGTGATAGGGTGTGACCAACGAAGCCCCCAAATCAACGGGAGGATCAATGACCAAGGACGAAGTGCTGCTCGCGCTCAGGTACCATGGCCCCACGACAGCGAAAGCGCTAGGCTCCCACCCGCAGACACTGAAACGGCTAGTTGTCGAAGAACTGGTGCGTATCGTCACACAGAAGCCGACGGGTGGCAAGTCCGCCAGTGTGTACGCATTGACACGCCGCGGCGCGGCGCGTGCCCGGAAGCTAGCGAAATGACTGAGCCCACAACGCAAACCCCCGAGCCGACGGGCCAGAAGCGTCCGAAGAACCCAACGTACCATGTCTTCGAGGCGGAAGACGACCAGAACTATCGTCACCTAACACACGAGCGAGCGGTACGCGCATCGAATCGTAAGGAGGCGATCAAGGAAGCCGTCAAGGCTGACGAACAGGCTAACCCCGAGATGGAAGACGCGAAGGGAGAGCGGACGTTCCTTGTGATCGCGGAGAAGGAGTTCCGTACCTTCACCCCTACTATCAGCAACAAGCCTGTCTGGAGCTTCTAAATGCGCGACTAGGACTCTGGGGTGGGCTGTTGACGCTGCACGGATTCAGTAGCTACCAGCGCGCGATCGAACACCGCCAGCTACGCCAACTCGGGGCGCGCCCACGTTACCGAGTTGCTTCGGATGCGGACAGTTTGCGAACGCGACCGTTCTGCCAACGGACACGCGCGACTCAGCCGGATAAACCGTCTCATTGACCAAGCGCGGGGAGAGTCGGCTCGCCGAAAAGGCGCATCCGGACACAATGCTGGACTCGATCGAGGCACATCTTTCTGACGCGGCTAATTGCCGAGCACCAGCAAAGACAAGAGCTACGGCCGCGTTAGTTCCCTAACCCTCACGGCACAGTCATAGCTAGGAACCAACGCATTCACGAATGCGTTGATCTCTTCACGCTGTCTCCTGACGGTCGCAAGCCCCTCAGCGCGGGGTGATGTCACCCTTCTCGCGAGTGCTTCGATACCGGTCTGTGCCGTCGCATGGCGTTCATTCGCTTCACGGCAAGTACGCTCCGTGGCTTCTATGCGGCTCTTCTTGACAGTCTGGATCGCGATATGGGCATCATGCGCGGCATGCAGGGCTACGGTAAACAACACAATTATCGCCACCGTGAGACCAACCACTAGACCAACCAAGGCCGCCACGAGATGTTTCGAGCGAACGTCCACCGGGCCGCCCTCGACAAGGATTCGCGGACTCGACATTCAATGACCTCCCGCAAGAAGGGCGCCAATGACAGCTATGCCACCCCCCAGGACCGCCGAGCTACAGGCAATGATGAGACCGTTGCGTAGAGTGCGTGAGCGCGTCAATGGCTCGACGCGTGCATCCTCGAACTGCTTGGTAACGGCGTTCAAGCTTTTAGTGTTCGCCTCTAGTTCGCGTGAGAGGGTGCGTATCTCTACACGCAGCTCTCCAACACTGTTGACCACTGGCGTGTGCTGATTGACGACGGACTGGAGATCGTCCAACCTATCGTCGTTCCAGCGGCGCAGCGGTGATACCGAACCCGGCTCCATAGAACCTCCACTGCTCGATGATTGTACACGCAACTAAAGTTAGGGCGTTTCGCTGCCGATACGCCTGAATCGACCTACTGCGCTTGATCCTCGAAACCTCGCCACTCAACACCACATGCCCAATCTGCCATGCGGCACGCGATGAGCCATGCACTGGGGGCAATGGGTTCCACACGGCGCGTGAACTGCTCCGCGTGGTCGAACTCGAAGCGGTTGACTTGCCTGCTGATCCGTGCTAAGCTTGAGCGTAAATCGGGCCGCGACGCCCTCTACCTAGCGCCCGGCCCGTTGACCGAACCCTGGAAGGGGGTCCGATATGGCACAAGATAGCAAGCAACAGGACAGGCCCTCGGAGGTCGAGCGCATCATGCAGCAGACAGGCAAGCGAGCCACGTACCCGATCACCCGCGCCGAGGCGAAGTCGGGTATGACGTTCATGTCCAGTCACGGCTACCGACTCACCATCACGGCAGTCAGGGACGACGCCCCCAATCGCATATCGAATCGCCATGTGGAAATTGTGGGGCATCTTCACGGCAATCCCGAGGCGCCAACGCGAAACGAGCGTTACCCCGCGAACTCAGTGATCTACGTTGAGTGCGGCTCTGCGGGACAGGAGGGCTGAGCCGTGATGGCTGTTGGCGACTGCGAAGTGGTGGGGATCAGCGAGATCGACGAGGACCGCTGCCTTGAGTGCGCCGCCAAGCACTATGGTCCCCTGCGCGCGGAGCGGCTACGAAGCGGCCTTGAGGACCACTCGCGCAGTTGGTGGGACGGTCCTCAGCGCTACTACCAGTGGCAGGCCGACGATGACGCCGGCGAGCGAGATTGCCAGTGCGAGCCTTTCGTGCGCGGCATAGGGGAATGCCCGCGCTGCTGCGAGACGCTGTGCGTGGACTGTGGCAAGCGCCTAGATCGCGTGCCGGCCGCACCGGAGGGTTGAGGGATGGACAGATGGAGGCCACTTGGAGTCGCCACGCCTACGCGCTCGAACGCACGCACCGGCCAGCGAATCGCCGTGACTATGACGTGGGCTGGCGGGCGGCCCGCGATTACTTCACCGAAAAGGACTACACACCCCATTCAGTACTGCGTCCCCAAACGGGAAGTGTAGTATCTGTGGTCCGCCTAGACCCAAATGGCAAACGTATAGCTGGGACGACGATGAAGATCGAGCCAATCTGGCTATCCCTCGATGACGTGAACCAAATCCTCGGGTGGGGGTCGATGGCGCAGATCCACAGCAGCCCACCGCAAGGCGACTTGGCCCCACGGCTCATAGCGTTGCAGCGAAGCCTAGCCGAGGACTATGATGACGACCCCGGTTTCACTGTCGATGGGTGAGCCGTACGGCTTTACGCTGTCGTCGCAGAAGGTCAGCGGCCTACTAGGACGGTCTCGCCATCTTGCCTCGCCGCCGATCGAGGCGCGGGGACATATGGCTGTGGCGAGAGTATCGAGTTACTGGCTTCGGTCGGCTTTGGCTGTCTAACCTCAGCGATGACCGGCATGGTGCTATCCACTGCTCTAGGTGCGCGGGCTATGCCTGAGCCATCCAGTCATGTCAAGGCGAACGTCACGCCCATCCCCAAGCCGGAGCGCAAGAAGAAAGCACCGGAGTTGAAACGCACTGCCATGACGTGTAAGCCAAGCAAACTAAAACGGACCCCGCTCGGCCACTGCACTGACGCCCAGCGCGAGCGAGTTGCCAATCAAGTCTGTGTTGTCTGCGGCAAACACTTCAACGAATGCGAGCCGATGCACTTCGTCGATCGAGCCCATCCCAAGATGAGCCAAGTGGCCGCCGACGACGAGCGCGCAGTCGTACCCGGTTGCCACTGGTGCCATATCGAAGTACACGAAGGCAAGATCGATCTACTGCCCTGTCTTGAGCCAGCGTGGAGAGATAGCCAGGAATGGGCTGCCGGCGCGGTCGGCCTTGCGTCTGCGATACGCTCAATCACGGGAGAACGCTCGGGATGACTAAGCCCCTGACAGAGTCGCAGCTTCGCGCCCTCCGAGAGGTAGCTGAGGGTCGCGTGCGCTATTACCGTGGTGAGCTTCGCTATCGTTCCACGGAGTTCCCGCCAGCAATCCGTAACGATGTTGCTATGCGACTCCGCAATGAGGGCCTAATTCGTCTTGAAAGGGGCGAGCTTGGGAAATCCTGGCAGCCGGTTGTCCTTACCGAGTCCGGCCAGATGCGTTTGGTGGCTGGCGCATGAGAATCATAGTTTGTGGTGGCCGTGACTATTCTGGCGCGGGCAATGCCGCCAAGATGCGTAGCTTTATGGCAACGCTTGATTCCGGCGTGGGCTTCGATCCGCCCACAATCGTTCACGGGGACGCACCCGGCGCCGACACGCTCGCTAAGCTCGCTGCGATTGAGGCTGGTTATCCGGTCGAGGATCAGCCGACCCTAGGAGGTTCATCCGATGAAATCAACAATGGGAAGCAACGCTCACGCGAGCGCAAAGCCGCCGCCGATGCCATAGGGATTAGAGCCTGATGCACCCGATCCTCAAGCCAGGAAAGCCCGGTATCTGTCCTGCACTGCTGTCGTATCGTGAGAATACGCGGCGCAACGCGGCAGAAGCGCGTCGGCCCCCGAGAAGGCCACGCAATGCCTGAGCCGTGGTCAGCAAACATCTCGTTGTGTACCGATCATCTGGCGTTCGTTGACACGCCCGCACCACGCGGAGGGATCAAGGTCATTGAGGCCGAGCCCGTGCTCGCCGTCGTCAAGCAGCTACGAAACGCGTTGGACTATGCACGCGAGCAGGAGGTAGGCGGACGGCATGACTGGTGCGATGACCAGCATGTTCTCGACGCACTCGAAGCCGGACGGCATCTCCTGGTAGCTAATGGTGGCGTGGCCTATGCTAAGCAGCAGATGTCCAAATGAGTGAGCTATGCGCTAACCCTCGATGCCTAAGCGCGGCGCTGGAGATTGGCGAGCAAGCTATCGACGTAACGGCGTTCCGTCCGGCAGTCGCAGGTTTGCGCGAGGCGTTGTCGCAGATTCGAGTAGTTCTCGGCATCGATGACATTCCCAAGGAGGAGAAATGAGCCAACCGGACTTCAACAGCGAGACACACCGAAATCTCGTGAAACTCGCAATCGCCGCCGCCTTTGCTGATAACGAGCCAGTAGAGAATGCCGTGGCCGTGATCCTCCGACAGTGGATGCTGCCGCCGACTCTGGATGTGAGCAAGCTGACGGCCTCCGAAAAGCGACGCTATGGGCTATCGTGAGCCAGCCACTACGTAACCTTGCTTGTAAACTATGGTCAAGCCATGAGTGGGGTGAGTGGGACCCTAGGCCATGGCAAAACCTGCTTGGCTTGAGCTACCGGGTGCGCTGGTGCCGTAAGTGTGGTGCTCGGGATATAGCGAGTTGGTTCTGATGAGCGAGAAGCTATCATCCTGCTGCAAGGCGCAGGTCCGCATCATGGGCGACGTTACGCAGTATTACGTCTGCTCGGCCTGCAAGAAAGCATGTGACACGCACCGAGAAGCCAAGGTGAGCAAATCCCCTCCCGTGACGAGCCGGTTCCTTGTCGAGCCGATCCGTGCCGACGAAGCCCATAAGGGCGACGACATCGTTATCGTAGAGTCCAGTGGCATACTCGACGGTATCCGGCCCGTGTCGATGGACAACCGCTGCCTCTCGCTTGAGGGCGTCGGGGTAGCGGAGCTATCGAATGACAGTGTGGTCCTACGGGTGGTTAGAGACACCGGACAGGAACAGGTTGACCCAGCGGTGATTGAGCGCTACCGTGAACAACCATGACAGTGGTCCGGCTCAAGGGTGGCCCGTTCGCTGGCGAGATCGTTCGCCTACCAGCAACCCGCGTGCATTACCACAACGGTGAGCGGGTACCGGAGGGCCATGTTGCCGTATATAAAGCCCGACACCAGCGGCCGAAGACCCTGCGCTTCGACGGCTTCCGCAAAGTGCTCACTGACGATCTAGCGCGCGCCGCGGTTATGCTTGATCCATGATGAGGACCCATGCCCGCACACATGTCCGCTGGTCCCTTACTGACCGCTTCTATCATGGCCGGAGCCGAGTCGAGTGCAAACAACCGCACCCATGCACGAGGGGCAAGCGGCGATGATCGTCTGGCTGCCTGTGGGATGGCTCGCCCTCAACGCGCTCATCGTCCTGCTCGGCTATCGAGCACACAGTCACCGGAGAGCGTTTGTTGTGCGCCAACAGATACGGGAAGCGACTTGGCTTGCTGGCGATAGGAGGCTAAGACGAATGCCGGATGGTGCAAATGGTGAGTACGCCCAGCTTAAGACTGGGAGGTCGAGGTTCGAGTCCTGGTAGTGGGTCAGTTTGGGATTCGTCCCCACGGGACAGGTTGCGGGGTCTAGTGTCGCTGGCAATCAGCCAAGCGGCCCCGGCGCGGATGGTAGTCCGACACCGGGGCCTTGACACGGAGGTGAAGCTCCATGCCCGACGAGAACCCTACCCCCGACGAGCCTGCGCGCGACTTCGGCAACGTCGACCCCGACCGCGACCACGACCGCGACCACGACCCGAGGACAGCCGTGCCGGTCACGACGACCACGACCACGACCACGACCGCGACCACGACCACGACCACGACCCCGACCCCGACCGCGACCACGACCGCGACCGCGACCACGACCCCGACCGCGACCACGACCGCGACCGCGACCACGACCACGACCGCGATCCCGACCACGACCACGACCCGAGGACAGCCGTGCCGGTCACGACGACCACGACCACGACCACGACCGCGATCCCGACCACGACCACGACCCCGACCCCGACCGCGACCACGACCGCGACCGCGACCACGACCCCGACCGCGACCTCGACCGCGACCGCGACCACGA